GAGACAGGGCAAAGAAACAAGTTACTTAGTTAAGAAATACTCTGCAGCATCAATGACTGTAGGCATTGATGGATAGACTTTACCACTCATAATGCCAACGATCTTACCTGATCCTGGACTAACATAAACAGAATGTGTATCAAATGAACTCTCATCATAGAGTATATCGCCCTCAGGACTAGAATGTTTAGCCGTAGGAAATAACATAACACTAGGATCAATTATACCCGATCCTCCAAGTTTAACAGCAAGATCACGAGCAGTCATAACAACACGAGCGCGCCGCTCCATACGAGTAAGTCTATGTTTCATGTTTAATCCTCCAATTCTATTGTGTAAGTATCCCCTCTCCTGAAAGGAGAGAGAGGGGATACTTAATATTTACTTGGCTTTAGCGATACGAACCTTACCAAAGTCATAGCTTACTTGTTGAGCAAAGAAAATCCTAACATTATCATTCAAAGGGAACTTAGCACGAATATCAAGTTCACCCATGATAGTATCTGATACATAAACTTCAAGTGAGAAAGTCTTTTTCTTGTCGGGCTTATAAAAGCTAACGTCCGCAAGTTTAAGACCAACACCAACCTTAGCGCCTTGAATAAAGTTAATCTTTAATTGAGTAATACCCAGGCTACGTGAACTAATTTTTGGAACCTTCCAATATCCTGCTTCAGTGTTAATATATTTGAATATGTCGTCAAGATCTCGAGCCTTAAGCTCTTTATTAAATTTAGCTTGTTCTTTGGCATTAAGCACTCTACCGGTTGTTGTGATACTGTCAATAGTATCAACATATCCTTCAAGCGGTACAGACTCATGAATTTGTACTTCAACCGAAGAAACAGCATCACTTTGATAATCACCTGTGATATCCGGATCATAGTTAAACTCATCATAGTAATCACTAAGTTCAGTAGGCTCTGATACGTCTAACACTTTGTTCTTATTAGTCTCTGGATTAAACCATTTTAGCTTATCGCCAGTCTCAATATCAAGTAACCAGAAAGCTTTAGTAATATACTTACGACCTGTATTTTCTCCAATAGCTTCAACCATAGGTGCTTCATAAGCAGGTTGTGCTACGCAAGCTTTCTTAACATATGTGACACCACGAGCTGATTTGACGGGAATAGTACGTTCGATGCTATCAATAATTTTCCATTCACCTTGGCTAAACCATTTACGTTTAACAGGTTGATCTGCTTTAGCTAAGATCACGCTACCTGATCTAGTACGAGCAGTATTAACAACTTGATCGCCATTAGAATCAAGGATTGGTTTACGAGGCATAAACTTGGTGACCCACACATATTCGTCCAGGGTATTCGACCGATCATCAGTCGCTCCCTTTGTATAAGGTTGACATAATTTAGCTGTCTTAGGGACTTCATAGAACTCATACGGCGTGAGTTCACATTCATAAACTTCGAATGAACGACCGTGGCTGAGACAATGATCATCCATAGATCCCATCTCTTCAACACCAAGGTCAAACTTAGGAGCATTTGATTCGCCATCTTCATTGACCGGCTCAACTAAATAAGTTAGTGTACCATTACGATCATGAGATTCACCAATGATTTCAACGAGCCCTCGCTTGTGCCAAGCTAAGTTGGTGGTTTCGACTTCAACTTTAGCATCTTCTTCGGCCGACTCTAAGAACAGACTTTGAACCGTTTCACCAGATATATCGCGATCTGGTAATGAGATATAAAGCTCAGCAAGTGGTACGAATTTCATAACAATTCGATATTTATCACTATCGCTTTTCTTAACACTAAATATGATCTTAACGATAACTTGATTATCCTCGATGCGATCAACACCCTTAACTGTGACATTGCCATATTTAGTATGTGTAGCTAAGATATCTTCGAAGGGTTCACGAACTCTTTCAACTTCATGAGGATGAACCACGGAACTCATGGAATAGTCCGTAACACTCTTATTAGAGTACTTAAAGAAGTCTTCACGAGTACGGTCCAGCTCTTCTTGACTAATAAATGGTAGTTCACTGTACATACGGGAAATGATCTGACTAACCAAGTTGCCTTCATCGGCTGGGCTCATGTGTTTACGAGCCTTCTTGGTTTTAGGTAATTGGGAATTGATGTAGTTTTGAATAATTGTCATAATCAACACTCCTTAAATTAATTTATAGTGAAACCCCTTCCTGCAAAGCAAGGAAGGGGTTGAACGACGAACAATTGAGTTAGATTAAGATAATGTGGTAGCCTGCTGTTTTAACGAGATAAGACTCAATAACGGCCGGCTTATCATCGGTGGCCTCTTTGGCCTCTTGATGATCAAAGCGTAGATTACCTGGATTAACTAACCAACCCATACTTTGTTTAGCATTGACTTCTTTATTACCCTTGAAGGTATAACTAGCACAATTCAATGCCGTACCAATAGGTGCCTCTTTATACATTCGGGCAGCCTCATGTTCATTACCACGAGTACATTCCATGTTAGCGGCATGAATATCACCGGATGCTGGACAACTACCATTCAGGGCACACACGAACGTCTCATCATAGATACCTTCAATACCCATACGAGTGGTACCCTTCGATGCTATGTCGGCATCTGAGTCACCCTCGTACGTGTCAGAGCCTTTTAACATCCTGACGCATTGGCAATTAAAACAGGATGTAGCCAGTGTACATTCGCTATCAATATATTGAGTTGGAGTGCCGCGCTTAGCTAAGTTCATACTTGTAATACCTGCATAAAGCCTGACTAAACCTGCTTGAATCCAACGTGTAACATTAGTACCTGCTGTATCATACCAGTTGATTAAGTTAACCCAACGCTTGCCTGATGCATCAAAGGCACCTGGAATAATAGCATAAGGCCCAGCCATTTTGTCTGACCACTGAATCTTAACTTCAGTCTTGTTATATTTAGTTCCTACTAACATAGTAGCCAATAAGGTCTTATTGGCAATCTTAGGTGAAGCATAAGTGTAGATAAAGGACTCTTTGATATTCGAATGAGTCTTACTCCCAACTTTAACTTCATACATTGGACGTAAGATGTTACCTTTGAGCTCAGAATAGACCTTAGTAACGACAGCCTTATTGCCATCTTTGCTCGTGAACTCAAATCCCTCAGGAAATAAAGCCTCAATCTTGACCAGTTGTACTTTAAGTTTAAGCATATCCATTTACAACACACCTTTCTTATTCTAATCTAATATTAAATAACCATTCCTGCAAAGCAAGGAATGGTTATTTAATATAAAGTATGAGATTTGACTAACAATTAAAACTTAAGTTTGGTTGGATCGATAATATAGACTGGTTTACCGATTGACTCAGCGTAATAAATACAATTGTATGTGCCACCCTTTTCCGCTCCATTATAGACTCCAATGATTCCTTCTGCTCGATCAACCATATACTCATTGCGCTTTTGCATTTTAGCCGCGCTGTACTGACCGGGATTACCGAGTCGATAGCCTAATATCTCATCAACATAAACTATTTCATCACACTGAGATAGTAGGTTATGATAAGCATCTCGTGAATGTTTAGGCCATTTGCAATCCTGATTTTTAAATGGTACTGCAGCTACGAGTTTGATATCAGGATATTTAAGCTTAAGATATAACACTGCGGATGCAGCAATACTGTCAGTACCTAATGCCATACCCGTAATAAATTCACGGGTGCCATTATGTTCATAAGCAGCCTTACAAACACTATAAAGCTTTTCAAAGAGTGCCTTATTACCAGGAGTATCTCCATAGCCACCCATACCTTCTGCCGTTGGTCTGTGTCCTGTGAATGCTACAATCTTCACTTGATTTGCCATTTAAGCTACCATCCTTTCGATTATATAACCCCAATGTTCAAATAGTTCAGCAATAAGACTACGATGACAATATAATTCATCTGGACAAAAACACGTAAGCTGAACGGATTTACCTTGATCTAGGCGTTCCTTAATCAGCCTGATAAGTTTCGCCATCTCGGGTTGTTTCATTTCTTCGACAAAGGCATTAACATACTCAGGCCATTTACTAGGCCATTGATTATGCTTCTTCCAATCCCAGTATTTGTAGAACAGTTCTGAACTTGGAGCCAAGCCAGGGATATGTGTAAATCCCTTAGGTACGGATTTGCAGGATCTCACAATAAATAAGTTAATATCACAACTAGGCTGACACCCTTGAATCGAACTGATCTTGAGTATTCCCTTCTTGATTGACATCTTGATCTTCACTCCATTCTATTAATACTCTGAGTAATTTAGTTAAATGCAGTTCATGAGTCTGAACAATCATTTATCTAGCTCCTTTCCAGTAACAATATTGGCAACCATGAAAACATTGATCTCTATTATCTAATAACTCTGTTTTACTGGCGGCACATAAACAATTTGATCGCTGAATGGATTTACCAAAGGCTTCTGCATTGATACCAAGAATATTATAGTCAAGTTGACTAATACAACCCTGCTTATCGGGTGTATCTTCAGCACAAGATTCAAACTCATAATGACCACGCCATAGATTAATCATTCTTATAGCTTGTTCTTGCATATAAGTTGATGCAGTAAATGAACCAGAATAAGGATCAGGTAAGCCAGCAAGTTCAAATCGAGAACGAACGTGTGGATACATATCTAGGAAAGAATATCTAACACGAGTAATCATAGTATTACTCGATGTATCAAGTGCAAAGCGAGTTAATACATCAGAAGCACGAGCAATACCCTTCTTGGTCGGTATAATAGGGTCTAATCTGAGTACAACTTGTTTTACGGGAAAACCAGCTTCTATTAAACGATGATACGTTATTAATGTTTCATTAACGTTAGGTACATTCGGTTCAACAATCGTACTACCATAACCAGTACATGTTAAGTGAAGTATGAGTTTCCTCTGATACAAAACTAGCTCATCAATAATTTGACTGGCATCCTTGGTAATAATTATGGCACCATCAACCGTACTTAATTTACGAACCCAACTCGTATCAAGACCAGCGTCGCCTCTTTCAGTAATACCGAATTTTACCATCTTAATCCCTCCAATTTCTCATAATAGTCCATAATCTAGAGCATTGTTTAATCAAGGCTGATCTACCCTCTTTAACATAAATTCGAATCATATCAGCTTGACAATTCACCGACTTACCACGAAACATATCATGAAAGTCATCAAACTCTTGAGCATACTTAACAAGTTCAGGATGCTCATCTAAATACTTAATCCATAAACTTGCATACCACTCACTTAAATAATCAGCATGTAAGTCATGGCTATTAATACAAATGTGAGTAGGCTTTTTACCCTTGGCATCACGACATGTGTGAGGCACTTCAGGAAATCTCTTAACCAATTGATAGTGATCTTCGATTGAAGCCATGATACCAAAGGCCTTAACTCGTGCATAAAAAGCAGAGAATCGTTTATCACCCTTACTAGAGCATTCTAAGATCTTTTTCTGACCAGATAAAACTAAGACATTGTAACGATTGCGATCAACCGGCATAGCTTTATTGAGTTTGCAGACAATAGCATCTGGTATAATCGTATCGATTAAATGACTAACAATAGTCCAATCACCACCACCAAGGCCACAGCCCATTTTAAAAGGTATATAAACTTGTAAGTTATTATTATGAGCAAACTTATCAAGTTCAATAAAACCCTTTTGTAAAGCCTCATAACTGGTGTATTGCTTACCGTCACGACCATATCCATCTTGACCAATTAAATTAGCAACAAAGAACTTATTTTGAATCTCCCAATGACCAAAGACGGTACCCATATCTAATAAATTTCTTAGATGTCTCTTCATATAGAGCTCATAAGCTTTAGGGTAAGCCTCACGAATGTCTTTCGCAATACCACTTCTCATGACCCCTCTGTTGTTGACTTGATGAACAATAAGACCTTCTTTAATATCAAGTAAGGACTTACTAATGATCTGCATATTAATCATCCTTTCTTAATTAAGGCATACTTGATCTTCCAATCAATCTCGAGTAATTCAAGACGACGCATATCAAAGCGTTTAATACAACGATCTTCAATAATATAAACGTCCTTACCACATTGGCGAGCTACTGATATTTCTTCATAAACACCACGACCAACATGTCCCTTATAAGCACTAAAGACTAAACAATGAATTTGTTTACTACGGATAATGCGATAACATTCTTCCATACACTCTTGTCCAGAGACTTTACCAATAGCCTGAAGTGTATCATTATTAGGATTATAAACTCGATTCCACCAATGCTTCCATCCATGAATTAATGTGAGTTCAATACATTCTTCAGTAGAATCATACTTAAGTAGTGAGTGTGCATAATAAATTGCCACTTAACGTTCCTCCCTTCCATAAACCTTTTGACCTAAAACATCTGAACACCAAGTAATGAAGTCTTCTTCATGTTCGATTTTATGAAAAATAATATTAAACACCATCATTGCACGGCTATTAGGGCCATCGAAATAACTAATCTCACCAATTGTCCACATACTAAAACCATGAATAATATGATAATAAAGTTTATCAACATCAGTATAAGTTAGATTACCAAAGATATATTTAATACCAGAACGATCAATATAAATCATAAATTCACCTCTTATATTAGTACATACAATGCGTTTAAAAGAAACGCATTGTATGTACGATGAGTACTAAACTGCGAGTATGAGTTTTTCTGCAGGCCTCGTGCATAAAGTGTATAACCATTCTTTATTATATCCGTGTATACCAGCCTCATTACCTTTGAATGTCTCATTAATGCCAAATACCTTATCCCACTCTGAACCTTGAGCTTTATGAGTCGTTATGGCGTATCCATAATTAAAACTATCAAGCATATCTTTTTCTTGTCTAGTAAGTGATTGATAATCAACATACTTACCGTGAATCTCTTCTTGCATAGAATAAACATTGACATGATCGTTAAGAAAATCAGGTCTGAAGTCATAGTTGAAATACTTATTAATTGATTTAACATTATCAATAAAACCAACCATACCATTGACCAAGGCATAATCTTCAATACCACGATTCCAGTTATTTCTGAGACAAATTAGTTTATCTCCGTTCACCGGATCTTGACTCTTAATACCAAGTAAATCACGAATATTACCATTATATCTATGTCGCGTTGCATTTAAACCACATAATACTTGATCAGCATTAATTAAACTTGAAGAATACTTCATGATTTGTGACTTAGGTATAATTAATACACCTTCACCATACTTACCAATGTTAATCTTCTCATCATTTCGTATCTGTGTTGCTAATGCAATAATAGGATTACCTTCAGCCTGGCGTTGTATTTCAGTGAGTACAAAATCTGGACGATACTTAAGTCTATTGTACATTTCACGGTCTGCCTCACCAATAGGTGGCAATTGACCATGATCACCGATGAATAAAATCTTAATCTTAAGTGTACGTAAAATTCTAAGTAATTCCTTAGTAATCATACTGGCCTCATCAACGATGATTAATTTAACACCAACAAAGTGTTCTGCTGTTTTAGGGTGAAACGTTACTTTACCACTACGAGGATCTTTCTTGGCATAATATAATGTCTTGTGTAGTGTATAACAGGTATATTTACCACCAGCCTTACGAGTGACAACTAAACTAGCCTTACCCATGAATGTAGCAAAGATTACCTCACCAGAATCGGGATTTAAATTAAGCACATCAATAATGTGTTCAATCATAAAGCTCTTACCAGTACCGGCCCAACCTGCTAATACGAACTCTAAAATATCTTCTTTAGGAAACCATTCTTTGATTAGTTTAGAACATTGAATTTGTTGACCACGAGGTGATTTACTCATTAAACCCACACTCCTTATTTAATATAGTGAGATGTTTATGGCACATCTCACTGAAGCCATGAATAATAGGCTAATGGCTCTGAGCCATTAGGTGTCGGTTTGCTCGACACCTATTTAGTTAAATATATGACCACACTTAGAACAACAAAGTCCACGCTTAACAATAGTAAAGCCATAGTGATATTTAAGACACCCAGGGCACCAAGTCATGAATTACACCTCCAATACAAATGATAATTGAACATACTCTGAATAATCTCTATGATTCTCGCAAGTAGAATCTAAGCACTTAGAACACACACCATTGCAAGGAATGTTATACTCACTACATTCATTACAATCAACAGGACAAATGTCATCTACCTGGTTATTACATTTCATACGCTGATCAAACATTAGTAACCCACCTCTCTATCGTGACGATCCCACCATAACATAATGGCCATAATAAAGTCATGATCATTAGTTAATACAACTAATGCACGCCGGTCATTTGCCGGATTAATAAAGAAGTAATAATCAACACCAAACATGAAGTTAGAGACATTAGACTGCTTGAGCCACCTCTCAAAAAGCAATTGCTCATCTATAAAAACATTACTAATCATGAGTGAACGCTTAGTAGAATCAACATAGATACGCACTTAATCACCTCTTAGTAATTCTCATCAATGAGTATATCTTCTAGGTTATAACCATCAATAAAGTCTTTAATGGCTTGACGCATATCATTAAAACCAGAGATAATAACCAAGGCATATAAACTACTTGGCTCATTATAAAAACAATGTAAATTAGCCTCTCTATTAAAGGCATAGTTCCTAGCAATAGCAGAAATAAACTTAATCAAGGCACACTTCTCTTCATAGGTAACATTAGCTATTAACAAAGCTTGTTCTCCCCATGAACCACGATCATCATCAAAGTATTTAATTTGAATCACCTCCCTTATAACCCTTACATTGACCACCAATCATTTCTAAAGTAGCTTCACTTAATGAGTCATAGCTATCTAATAGATCTTCACAATAATGACAGACACCATAGCTATCGACATCAAGCTTTAACTTACAATCACTAACACAAATACGGCATTGACAAGAATAACAATTCTTATGAATAGGAGACATAATCTTACGATAGCCTAATCTCTTCATTAATGAATCAGACCAAGCCTTAGGCATGAGTATAAGAACTAACATGCCAAAACTAATAGCAGCAGATACTTGAAATAAAATAAGCATGACTCACGCTCCTTATAATATAGTAATACTAACAAGACAATTACCTTGATAAGTATTCTGCTTAGGATTCCATAAAGGATCATTATTCCAATTGTGCTGAGTAGCATATAATTCAATAGCATGAGTTATATTAGTAGCTTCAATAGAACTAACCATCATAACATCATCTGAATCAAGCATTAAACCAATAGTGAACTTAGATAAACTAGGCTCAAGCTTTAGACAAACAAACTTAGCAATCGTATCAACAGTACCACAGTTAGAACAAGTATGAGTAGTATAGAAGAAATCAGGACCCTTAAAAACATAATCACCAATGATATGATAACACTTAGGACATATAAGATATAAATCCATTACTTAAACACTCCCTTCATTAATACATTTAGTATGAACTAAGATACTGGTGTCAGTATATTTAACACCGTTCTTATAACATTTAAACATATAGTGAGCACGTCCTAAGATGTATTCACCACAAACATCACAAATAGGTAATTGAGGTTTAGTTTCTAAACTAGACTTACAGATACAGGGATTAGCACCACAAGCTTGACATAGATTATTATCTCTACGATAACGAACCATTTGTTTAAACTTAGGACTCATAGACATTGGATCACAACCTAAAGAACAACAATGCTTACACATATCTTCAGATCGATAACCATCTAACTTAGTACCTCTAGGCTTACGAACCTTCATAGTAATTAATCACGCTCCTTATAACTAATATCAGGACGATAAGGTAATCCTTGATTCATTTCACGTACAATGATCTTAGCACGCCACTTCTCAACATTAGCAGCAATACAGATATGCTCAGTACCACACATCTCAGACCGATCATAGATACGACCATCCTTATAATAATAACGATCCATTAATTCACCTCCTTAATTACATAATGTAATATATAGTTAGTATATACCCTGAACCTAATATCTACTCATATAGACTATTAATGTTAGGTGTGTAGGTATATCTTGCGAAGCTTAGATATACCTACACACCGTATGGGCTCTGGACTGCGGGCTTGTATGAGTACGTATGTGTAACGGTAATTCACCATGTATTTGTAACACCGTATGACCCGTTTATTACCCTTTAGGCTATCGTTGGGCTTCTCCAGGGGCTGGGCAATTAGAGAAAGAGCGCAATTACAGCGACTCTAGAGCATCAAAACAAGGCATATACTACTGATCATACGGCAATCTAGTTATAAAGCATTGTTACGGGATACTAATCAATCACTAAACAATAACAAACACTGTGAATCTAATGGGCCTTATTTGGGCTGGTCATAGCGCCAGCCTATGGCTGGCGCTAGGCAGTGTTACGAATCTAGGCAGTTAACTTAAAGCACTCAAGATTTGCTCTGTTTTCCCTAGGGCCGTGACACCGATGTTTTGGATTTCTGAGGCTTGACCATAGGCTGGATTTATGACGAGGCATGAAATGGATTTCTTATGTTTAGCCGTAAGGCGGGGAATGGCTTAGACCAAGGTGTCCTCTTCTTGGAATTCCGTAACGACCGTGCTCTCAGGTGCTTGATTTACAAGGGCTTCTTTGGCAGCCTTATTACGAGCACGAGTAGCAGCAGCTTTCTGTTGTGGTGTGAGTTCAGGAGCAGCTTGCGCTGCTCCTTCTTGTGCTTCATCATTAGCAGGCTCATCAACAGGAGCATCAGCAACATTAGGATCAATATCATCAGGGGTTCCGCTCGCTACGCTCGCGGCAGGCGTACCTCCACCGACACAATCAGGGCAGAGTTTAACTTTGTTCTTGATAACAACCTTCTTACCTATTAAAGAGCAACCACAGCTACCGCAGACAGGACCATCACTTGGTGCGTTAATCTCAGGCTTGGTCTCTGTTACTACAGGCTTAGGAGCGATCTTAGTGTCAGGCGCTAAGGCCTTGATAGCAGTAACAGTACGTGTGACACCAGGACCAGCGTACTTAGCTAATCTAGTAATCAGTGATTCTTTCGTTACTTTGTTCTTACCCTTAGGTGATACAAGTGCGAGATCAGCACCAATAAACTCTACTGTCAACACAATACCTTCAGCTTTAAAGTTGACACTCTCATGAATGACATCAGCAGTACGCACTTTCTTGTGAGACATGAACTGTACATCTTGTTTAGCAGTTGCCGTCACTTTGGGGTGTACTGTGATTGGTTTACTAGGAGCAGCACTGTTCTTGCTATCGGCCAGGATCTTATTAACACTAGCATCAATAACGGCCTGCATCTCAGGTGTAATACCATTGACACTGATAGCTTCAGTATTAGGTGTGATAGTCACCGGTGCCATAGGCGCAAACTTAGTGGTAACCATATTCACGACCGGTGATGCCCAGTTGTCTTGCACACTATGTGCTATGGTCGATACGCCAATGACAGTCTCTGTAGTAACGTTGATCAGCAGGGCACCAACACAATCAATAGCACCAGCACCGTCTGCCTTAGTTAAAGAAGCAAGAACACCAGACAGTGTATTACCAATGTGACCAACAGTGTTAGTAACTACTTTGACACTAGCACTCAATGTGTCGGATACTGGAGTTGTGATACCGGTGTTGTTTACGTTTAATAAGTTTGTCATAATAGTCTCCTTTATACTATGCCTGCCATGATAGGTCAGGTCTTACTAGTCATGATTAACGATTAGCTTTGTGATTGCGTTCGATAATACGCTGCATGATTTTAGAATCTTCATCTTCCCAAATAGCTGGTTCAGCAACAACTGGACGCAGTTTAGAGACAATCTTGCCATACGTGATAACACCCTGTTTAACTTGGCCAATAATCATAAGTTTCTTAGACATAAAAGTTCACTTCCTTTCTCGACAGTAGTTCAATAGTCACTAGTCTTAATCAGTGACAAGGGTAACCCTCCGACTTGAAGTTCACCAACCAGTAGTCAGACTACGCCCCATTGATGATAAGAGCGCAACAGTCCTCCGGCTCATGAATTCGCCTATCCACTGTAAGGTATTGACCTCATAGTAGAAGTGATTGTAATTAAATACAGCCAGCATCACTGACTCACTTACTAATAGGTCATCCATTAGCATGTGGAAGGCTTCCTGAGCCATCAACGGATATAGGATTAATAAACTCCAGATTAACATGTCTGTTCCCCTTTCGGAGAAGACACGCACCTGGCCACCTCCAGCCTCTATGGGCCGAGTTCAAGGGCCATCTCATAACTGGTCCTCAATCCAGTCCACATAGGACCGGTAGACCGATAGGCATTAAAACCTATCACGCTCATCCCTTGGTAGGATGGGCATTAAACTATAGCCTCTACGACTAATAGTCCTTTCGTCTAGCAGCACATGATGACATCTTCCCTTATAACACTTAAACTACGATTAAAATCTAGAACACATGACCGCTAGACTAAGGATCACCGGTGTCAAGCAATATGCCTCACCTCCCCTCATGTCATGTGTGATACCTAACTACGGGCCAACACCACCTCCTTTCACATAATAGATAAGACTTAAATGGCATCACCTCCTTCGTTACTAATCTTGAAGTTAAACGCCAATTGTTCTCGACCATACTCAATAGGTACCTTGGCAACCATTTGAATCATCTTAATAACACAACTAGGATCATGAAAGGTAGCAGGAAAGACGTTAACAGCAAGCACATGTTTATTACCATAAATGTCATACCCGTACAACGTACCAACTATAGGCTCACGCTTAGGAAGCCGCAAGAACACCTTGTATCCTAATCCTTTTTCGTTATAGCAATAGTAAGGAATAACAAAGTGTTTATCCGATTCCCAAATAGCATTGAGATCCATAGCCCAGGTATACTTTAGTTTAAACGGCTTACCGACATAGAGCTTACGTATCTTTCTGAGAATCTTACTTGCAAAGGTCTTTGTTGTTTCTAGATTTACATCATCACAATTAATAAACATGTTGTACACACCTTTCTTTATTACTGATCTACTGATCTAGCTTGTGCTGCAAAGTAAACAAGCTCGCCTTCGTGTAGTACGTAGTATGCTTTGATTGTCATAAGCTTGCAATGGGTAATCTTAATCTTGATTGTATTGCCCTCTACATGCATAGCACGCATAGCATCAACCTGTATAGTACCGTTCTTAAACAGACGATCATGGATAGCTATAAGATCCTCACGATTTAACATACATATCACCTCCCTTCATTTAATGTATCTATCATTAAGAGCACAGCGCTCTATAGAGTACACTGTCACTAGTACTCTAACAGCACTACTCATCTCTCCTTATGGCACATAGATACCTAATAATAGAACAACGATTATCAATAAAGCTTGTCATGATAGTAATAGTGTGTTGATCAGTAGCACCTTGCGCCTTCATGCGTCGTATGCACTTAAGTGATTCAGCAATGATCTCACCTACCTCGGTATCTGTGATGTGTTGCATAGTAAGGCCTTGGTCAATAAGCTTACGTTCAATGATACCCTTGATGATAATAGCAGCCTGCATTTGTTTATCAGACATAGTAATCATCCTCCTTATTTCTTAATAGTTTTATAGATAGGCATGGATTTAAGTGGTTGAAGCTTTTCTTCTTCGATTAACTTAGCAATGGCTTGTTGCAATAGTTCTTGAAACTTTAATTGTCTCTTGGTCATGATGCAGTCCTCCTTCCTTACATACAACCAGTGGGGTACGTTTCGCACTAAGTTGCTTTAAATATGAGTCCTACCACCGATACAATTTATATCTCAGATGACAGTGCTCTCAAGATTTCCATCAATTCCCAAATCCCCACATATACCTATGTCAAAAATCCACCCTTATAAGCGGCATCATGTTACAAATATAAAGAAATTGATCGTTGATATATGATAGGAGGGATGTACATGCGAGTTGGAGATAAGCTATACCTGGACGCGCCAGGTACTACGTACCTGGGCGAGATACATAGTCTCACGTTAACGACCGGCAGGACGGATTTATGTAAATGGAACGCTTGTGTTCGGACTGAACTTGATATAGCTCTTATGAACGATCACTCTGTTTATGATTCGAGTGGTAATGACATCGGTCTTATTAGATCTATTATGAAGTCGAATCCCTTCTCCACTACGGGCGTTAGTATAACGGGTTATGTATGTTCCGTTATTGGACAAGGGCCTAATATTGTGGATCATACTAAGCTTGCTAAGTTAGAACGGCGCTTAGAGCATTTGCAGGCTTATGTCAATTTAATCAATGACAGAATTGAGAGGAGTAATTAGTATGGCAACAGCAAGTATGAGTTTATTGAACGTTACAGCTTATCTTAATGGTAAGGAATTAGGTATAATTACAAACTACACTATGAATCGAGGCACAATGGAAACGACTTACTTTATCGAGGGGCCACATACGGCTTCATTTACCTCTCTCGATCTAGATTGTGATGTCATGGCTCGTAGTCATGTGATCGGAAAGATTACTAAGTATCAGTTAAATCCTCATGGCGGAGCAAGTATTAAAGTAGAGGGCGGGGCTCGCGATTTCCTTAAGGCTTCGAATAATCTTTCTAGTGTAATACAACCCTGGCATACTTATGATCAAGCAGTATCTGCAGTAAGTGACGCAGTTATGACAACGACAACTGCTTCGAGCGTTGGTCAACACGCTATATCGGATTATTCTTACTATAAAACGGAAGATGAAGAGAATGAGCGGATGACTAAACTTGAACACAGACTTGAAACGCTGGAACGTTATTGTCTGATGCTCGAATTAGCAATAAAACAGGCAGGGATAATACTCCCAATGAATCTATTAGACGGAGATGAGTAACAATGATTCCATTAATGGTCAATGAAGTACGCAAATTAAGTCAAGACGAAGGGCTCTTTGACGATGAGATCGCCGAGATACTAGGATTTAGTAGAGCGACCGTCAACAGAGCCCGACATAGTCACGGAATACCTAAGGCTAACTTAGATAATAGGACAGACAAACATTATGAATGCATACGATGCGGAATTATTACCTGGATTAATCGTAAAGATCATATGCGACGTATCTGTCCTGAGTGTCGTGGTAAGAAAGTTAAGGTTAGAGAGCTTAGTCTTACTGCTTTACAAGCGCAGGAATATATTAGAAATAAAGTCCTGCCAAAAACTGTCGAAGAGTTACAATAGGCCGTATTTACTGGGATTATATATTAATGAGTGGACATAATTCGCTCATGCGGGGAGGGAACTGCAAGGGGCTGATACCATGTTTGCAGTTTTTCTTCTAGGTGCGGCGTTCGGACTGTCATCAATGAGCGCCATAGAGACCATACTTTACATTCGTCGTCATGGTCTCAAGGATTATAGACTCATAACTGGCATGATCGTAGATGTCTGTGTCATTGCATTGAGTCTAGATCTATTAAATTACGTATAAATTATGTCGGAATCCTGGAGCGATGTAGTTAGGATTGGCGCGGACCAGCGATGTCCGACAAGGGGAGTTAAATATGAGCATTGCAAATCTTGCTTTACCTAGTGTTTGGAACGTTAACGTACAAAACGTCAATGATGCCAGTGTAATGATCAGATTAGATCATGGTATGTATGCTGGTATACCGATTATTTGCAAGGGACCAAAGTGTCCTTTTGCTTTAACATGTATGATTCCTGTTACTAACCAACAAGTGGGCGATCGCTGCCCGGTTGAGATTGCAGCGATTGTTAATCGATTCCAAAAGTATTGTACTGAATTCGGAATTGATCCTAGCGATGATCGACAGACCGTCGATCTTGGATTCGTTAAGGATTTAATTGACATTGAAGTCATGATGCTTAGAGCAGATCAGAAAATGGCCATCGATGCGGACTTTATTGAGTCGGTTGTGGCTGCTATTGGTCCGGACGGCAAGGCTTATTATAAGAATGAATTAAGTAAATCCTTAGAACTTAAGGATAAACTTCGTATGAGTAGACAAAAGATCCTAGAGAAGATGAATAGTACACGCAAGGATAAAGAATCAAGCCTTAAAGGTGCTTTCGACGCTTCAACGAATGCTGCAAACCTTATGGCTAAGGTTAAGGAACTCCAAAAAGATGGATTCCTAAGTAACGTTGTCGATATCACAAATATCGAAATGGTTGAAGAAGGTGAGTAAGCGTGGGATTAGTAAATAACCAGTCGGTTCAAGTTGCCGGGACTTTATTTGGAAATCTTATACGAGGTCTTGGTACGATACCAGGAGGTAAGTCAGCAAAACGAGGATTAGATAATTTAGCCAGTAAATATGAAGATAACATTAAGAAAGCTGCTCAACTAACATCGAAACAAGGTAGAGAAGCCGATCGAGTTTTACCAGAAGCTGAACACCTTTATAAAAGGGACGCTACTATTGATAAAATACGAGATAGTCGTATTGCTAAGTACGGTGATGAAATAAATTGGAGAAAAGCCGATCCAAGGGGATATGACAAAGTTAATGGGCTTTATGAGAAAAATAAAGCTAAATTTGATAATGTCATGGCACCTAGTAGTGCTATTGATAAAGAGATTTCTGAATCTGGCACGGGATTTTGGGGTCAAGCAAAAGTAGTTGGCGGTGCTGCCAAGCATTATATGACATCAGGACCATTAACTGAAATAATGGCTAAACATGCAGTATTAGCATCTCCTGGTATACTTGGTGTAGGATATCGTTATGCAACCGGTGGAACTATGGCGCGAACGGCCGACGGTCAATCGGATATCGCCGGCATACCATTCTTTTAAGGTGGTGAGTTAAATGGGATTATTAGATAATGCGTTGAAGGCAGCCGAACGAGGACTTACGAAAACCTTTGTAGAACCTGGTATGATTGCAAATCGTTCAATCGAATCTAGATTAACAGATCGAATTGCAGGAAAAACCGATAACAGAGTTAAAAGGCTTCTAACGCCTAATTCAAAAACGGCCGGACCCGTACCATTACAAGAGGGCATGCAAGATACTTCATTAGGTGATTATGTTTTTGGTACTGGTGGAGCAATTAAAGATGCTGCTAAGGAATATTTCTGGAAGGGTACTGACGGTAGAGGTCTTACTGGAACACAGCGAGCGGCTCGTATTGGCGCAGGATGGATGGTAGGATCGAATGTAGCGCGATTAGCAAGTGGAGGAACTCCTTTTACGAATTCTAATGGTGAATCGGATATTGCCGGATTGCCATTTTAATGGTGGTGAAATAAATGGCAAATCCCTTAATGTTCTTATCTAAATTAGCTGATAAATATAAGGGACTTAAAGAAGGATACAAATTTGCTAAAGGCCTAGATAAGACTGTAAAAGGTGTCGGTGAGTCAGTCATTAACCCTGGCGGCACTTTAATGAATGAAACCATGGATGTTATGTGGATGCCTGGGTCCTTTATTTCCGGTTTATTCGAAGGAGCACGCAAGGGAACCTTCTTTAAAGAACTTGGTGAAGCTCGTAAATTAGGTGGAATCCGAGAAATGCAAAAGTTTGCCAGAGAACGAGCGCAAACATGGAATCCATGGAGTATCGGGCCTTTAAGTACTTTGACTAAGGCAGCGGGTTTTGCGACGAGTATGGGCGTAAAGACCGTCGTGTCGCCTATTAAGTTAGTCACGCCAGTTCTCAATATTGCAGGAGGAGCGGCTTTTCGTGGTGGGGTCGCCGCCACGGAGCACGTCATAAAGCAAATACCAGGAGCCATTGACTTAGTTGGTGGATCGATACTTCAAACAGCACGGGTCGCCAATAGGGTTTCGAATAGCCGTAGTGGCAAAGCAGTATTAGGTTATGGTGCTTTAGCTGGTTTTGGTACTTATGGAGTATTAAGTACCGCTAGAGAACAAAACTTACCTCAGAAAGATCCTTATATGATCAATCCTTACGTAACGCCAGGCCTTGAAGACGATTCTCGGTTTGCACCGAAATTGATTGACAAGAAAGAAAAGAAAGATAATAGTTTGTCTAAAACTGCTATGATGCAAGTTGACGATGTTGCGATAGCTGCAACTCGTAGCAGTAGGATAGACTCATTAGGAGCAACGGGCGATTTAGTCTTTGCCTTGCATAATCGTCGATGAGGTGAAATAAATGGCAACACAACAAACAACACGTTCTGGAGTTAGAAAGCATTCTAGTGGTATAGGTGTTGCAGCCTTCGGCGGAGGAATTGAATTCGCCATACGTAAGATGGATGGCGAAAGTACTTCAAAGGCCGCTGGTCACGCAGCACTTGAAGCCCTTAAATGGTATGCTTTTGCTCCTATTATGGAAGTTAAAATGGGTCTTGATTTTATTGGTGCAGGAATGGACATGCTCGGAGTACCAACGCCTATTAAAATGATGGAATTAGGTAAGAAGAATTTAGAGCGTTTAACAACTAATCCAGGTGAAGCAAGATTTGGTTCTCGTAATTTTCAAGAGACGGAACAAAGTCATACATTAAGACAGCGTAATATGCAAGCGATTCAAGAGAGTCGCCTAAATGCCCGTAGTGTTTTAGGAAACGAAGCACGAATGTTACATAGATAATCGACTTAACCAGGTCGTTATAATACCTAGGCAGGTGATGCCATGACTCTGACACCGGAAGAACTACAACTCTATAGTGTGCTACAAAATCCAGTCCTATGGGCTCAAGCCGAGTTGAACTGGACAGCACGGGATTATCAGATTGATCCACTTAATATGATGTGTACAAAGCCTCTAGTCGTCTTACGTCTTGGTAGGCGTCTAGGAAAAACAGAGAAACTAGCGGTTGCAATCCTTTGGCATTCTCAAACACAGATTAATAAGGGACCTAATAACCAATACGATATCTTGATTATTACGCCATACGAAACTCAGATCGATCTTATCTTCAAGCGGCTCCATGAATTAATTGATATCTCTACAACCTTAAAAGGTACCATTAAACGCGATGTTTATCACTGTATCGAGTTTCATAATGGAACGTGTATCAAAGGATTAACGGCCGGATCGAAATCAGGAACCGGCGCTAATAATACCCGTGGTCAGCATGCTGATGTGCTTATTTTAGACGAAGTTGATTATATGGGTGAAGACGATATCACGAATATCATCAACATCCGAAATGAAGCACCTGAACGTATTAAGATCATTGCAACATCAACCCCCTCGGGTCGTCGCGGTAGTTACTATAAATGGTGCCAAGATGCGACGTATAGTTATACACCAATGACGACGGATGTCCAAGAAATACTTAATGGAACACCTTTCAAGTATAAGGGTACTAAGAAAAGGGGAAATGGTTGGTCACATTTCCATGCTCCATCAACTGTTAACAAAGAGCTCCTAAAAATCAACCCAGAGACCAATAGAACGTATTTCGAAGATATAGAAGACGAATTAACAGAACTCAGATTCCAACAAGAGGTTATGGCAGAATTTGGTGAAGAAGCTGTTGGGGTCTTCCAAAACCGTTTCATTGATAAAGCGAAAGCCAAAGGTGTAGAACTTAATATCCGGTATCGCGATAAAGATGATCCTACGATAACGCCTAAACGCGGACCCCGTATCCTCGGGGTAGATTGGGATAAGTATGGAGCAGAGTCTACTATTCTTGGTGTTGAATTTGACGAATCTCGTGGTTTATTCGTTCCAATTGTGAGAGTGTCAATTCCAAGAACAGAATTCACCTTAACTAATGCGGTTGACAAGATAATAGAACTTAATGACGAGTTCAAATGGGACTGGATCGTTTTGGACCGCGGCTACGGAGAAACTCAAGTAGAGTTATTAAAACTTTATGGCAAAAAGAACCCAGCATCGGGTCTTGCTCGAAAGATTATCCCGATTAGTTTCTCAGATAAGATTGTTGTCAGGGATCCTATTACGAGAACAAAGATCAAGAAAGACATTAAGCCCTTTATGGTTAACAATGCAGTTGTCGCTTTTGAGAAGCAGCAAGTTGCCTTAAATCCGACGGATAAGTTATTTATTAAACAACTCGAAGATTATCACGTTGTTTCACTTGGTTCAGAAGGTCGCCCGAAATATACGGATGTTAACGAGCATATTATCGATGCTTTTTGTCTGTGTATTCATGGTTTTACGACTAAGTATTCTGAGATGCTTAAGGTCTCTCATACTAATCGGATTGTTGGTGTTAATGCCTTAGATGGTACTCAAAATCGGCAAACGTCCGATCCTACTAAGGATCGAGACATTGAACCACCACCTCGTAAAATTCCCATGATACATGGTAGCGTTTATGGTGTTGAAATGAGACGCGGTGGTAGAGGACAACGAGGAGGCGCTCCATCTCGCAAATCCTTTTAATCTAAAGTTACTTGCACTTAAAGCAAGCTAAGATTCGGTGATCTAGCGGGAAAGTTAGCTTCGTGCATTCCCGCTCACCTATAAGGCGGCGTGGCTGCCGCCATGATCACTCTTCTAGTGTTGTCCGCTTTCCTCTCGGTACGACACTCCTTACTCTTCTTCTAGGCCGGAGTACTATCCCTCCCCTTAGTATCTCCGGCCATTCTTTAAGGAGGTTTTAAATGAATGATTTAGAGCGACAACAATTAGAGTATTCTCCCAGGCTAGAATTCACAAAACGTCTACTTGCTATTATATCGGATACCGATGTAACAGAATCTGATATTGTGAACTTGCCACAGGCGTTATTAGATACTGTGTCGTTGCCCGCTGCGGATGTCTTACAAAATCTCGCAGATACCTCTAAAGCTTTAGATGATCTGATCGATCAATTAGGTCAGTGCCTTGATGGTCGTCTCGATAGTGGTATTTCTATTGCGGATTATAGATTAGCCAGGGAAAACGACAATTATGAGATACGAGATCAATTCGAAGACCATTACAACAATAGCCCGGAAGCCAGCACTGCTGGTGAGGCACTAATCTATTTATTAGATGTTAAATCTAATTTAGACACGCATAAGGCTTATGTTAGTAATACGTTCTATAACGGGAAGGCTCAATTCGATAATATCGACAAGCACAGAGACGATGAACAAAAAGAGATAAATAAACTTGTATCTCTAGAGATAAAGAAACCAGGAGCTCAAGATTATACATCACTTAAGATACAACATAATTTACTGGACGCATCGAACGATCGAATTAATAATGTCTCAAGTTTTGTTGGTAATATCAAACAAGTTCTAACAAGCGGTATTAATCAGCAATTTAAAGACGTTACTTCCGTTGTAAGAACTATGGCTCTTGGCGGGCCTGATAATATAGGTCATGTTTCTGATATTACAGAATTTCGATTTAAACAATTAGCCTTTATTTCAGATGATAACCAAAACCGGTCAAAGCGGCTAAATACCGAGTCTATGCGGGCAATGATTGATAGTGATATGAAAATCTTATCAAATCTTAAAACTACAACTTCAAGTTCCCTAATTAACTGGTTTTCAAATACAAGTACGAAGAACGACACACTACCTATTACAAAGTTATTCAGTGATGCAATTTCTGGTCTGGAGTTAGTCGAGACGAGTTACCAGACGCGAATGGCAGATCTAAGTAAAACCAATGCCTTAGAAAAGATGCAACTAGACGATATCGCTGCTTCATTGGAACAAAAGAAAGAAGCTCGACAAGTTTATAGTCTTACTAAGGCCATGCTCGATCAGTTTGATTTCAAGGATTCTAATATTGATAAACAAGTGAAACGTTTTATTGACAACAACAGTTTAGACACACCTGGGAAGATTTGCGAGTGAGGTGATTGTTATGTTGTTTACTTGTCCAATTTGTAAAGAAGAATTACATGCTGTCTTCTTTGGAGATGATGTTCATCGTTTGCGCTGTCTTAAATGTGATCAACTCTATGATTCCTTTGAGTTACTGGTGAGCATGTTTAGCGGTCCTAAAAACTAGGACTGCCGTAAGTTAGGTTAAGAGACCTGACAGGGTGAAACACACCCAATCTCCTATTTAGGGGTTGATCTATTATGGCATTTGTTAAAATTCGTGGTGCTCAGATTCAGGGTAGTGCAATTAAAGATAGTCATATTGCTGCTGACGCTGCCATTGCGGAAAACAAATTATCCATCGATTTCAATGCACACACCGAGACCTTAGCTAATAAAAAGGTTCTCTATAAGGTGCAACTCAATGACATTCAAGTAGCAGCCGGTGTTAGTGCACTTGAATTCGTCAACGTTGAGGGTCGTTACAAGTTTAACGACGGAGTACAAGATTTCTTTATTGATGGTCTTCCTGTGACATCGAATGGCACTAGTCAAGGTGTTATTACAGATGCTCCAAACAACAAATTCATTATGCGCGATGGAGTAACAGAAGATACTCCATTAAGGGACGTTGATGGTAATATCATCTTCGGTCGCATTACGTACGTTGTTGAAACTGACAAGTATGTCTTAACCTTTGACAACGATGGTGTTGTCGAAACTCCATACACAATGGTCGTTCCCGTCACTGTTGACCTCTTTTATCTTAAGCGCGGTAGTCTGCTTGATATGCCAGAAGATTTCGCAGTAACTGAGGGTGGGTCATTTGTCGAAGGAGCTATGGATGTTACGGCTACGTTTAATCTTGAACAACTCGCTAAGGACATTTATGGCGGCGCTTGGGCTCTTGATAATGACGGAGTAGGTAATCTTACAACCTCTTTGGCTACTCAAATTGCTGATGAGATTATCGCTCGCGGAGTTGCTGTTGATGCTGTTCAAGATGCACTGGACACTGAGGTATCGACTCGTTCGTTAGCGAACACTGCACTTCAAGAAGCACTGACTGCTGAAGCAGGTACTCGTGCGACGGCCGATACCGCATTAAGCGATCGTATTGCTGATCTTGAAACTGGTGGTGGCGCTGAAGTTACCGATACTCATACTCGTGATGCGGCTACTGTTAATGGCGTCTTTGCTATTGATACTTTCGTAGATCTCGAAGAGCGCTTAGACGACATTGAATCTACAGTCGATGCTAAGGTTAAGCTTTTACTTGACGCAGATACTTCCGGAGCAACAGCCTTAAGTGATGCGGTGGCTCAAGAAGTTATCGATCGCAATGCTGCAGTCACCGTTGAGCATGATCGTGCCGTAGCCGCTGAGGGCGTATTAACAACTGCTGTCAGTGATGAGGTTACTCGGGCTACTGCTGCCGAGGGTGTTCTGACCGATGCACTCGATGCGGAAGTTATCCGTGCCGGACTTGCCGAAGTAGCTAACGCTGACGCTATTGCTGCCGAAGTTACTCGTGCCGGACTCGCCGAGGTTGCTAATGCTGATGCAATCGCTGCTGAAGTGACTCGCGCTGGACTTGCAGAAGTTGCTTTGGCTGGTCGCGCTACGGCTCTTGAGACAGAAATTACTGCCGCTCGCGGTTCTGCTGTGGATCTCGATACTCGCTTGGATCGTGCCTTAAATGAAGATGGTACTCTTAAACAAGGTACCAAAATCCATGCTCATACCAAACAGGTCTTCTCTGCTGTTGGTGGAGAACAGATTGTCAATCTAACTGGAGGTAAAACGTTCCAAGTAGGAGATGATAGTCTCGATGTTTTCGTCAACGGTGTATTGCAAGCTAAAGGTTTGCATTATGCTGAGCTGGCAGATGGAACAGGCGTGGACTTCAGTCCCGAAGTCCTTGCTGTCGGGGATGTTGTAATCTTTAAGTTCATCAATAACAACGCTGAGTAATTAATAAAGGAGAGAGATTAATCTCTCTCCTTTAAGGGGAGATTATAATGCCACTACAACAAATCCCAGGAAAAGAGATTAAAGACCGAGGAATTACTTCAGATGATATTGATGATTTAGCCATCGAATCTCGTCATATTAAACCTAAATCAATCTTACCAGAACAATTGGATTTACAAACAATGTCTGGTTTCTCTGTTTACAAAGCGACAACAATTCAAGCTATTAACACAAACACATGGACTAAGGTAACATTTAATACAGAAATTTATGACATGTTAAACGAATTTAACTTAAGTCAATCGCGTTTCGTTGCTTTGAGCGATGGAACATATACCTTTAGTTTATCCATCGAATGGTCATCGGACGCTCCTGCCAATAGAGTGCGTGCTAGTCTTTATGTTAATGGATCGAGTAAGGCCCAGGTTTTTGATCAAACAGCATCATCAAAAATAACCGTTACAACCCATGCTTCGTCTGGTACGGCAACTATAAAGCTTAAAGCAGGCGATTACGTTGAAGTCTATTGTTATACAAGTGATGGAACCGATGTTACCTACGGACCTGATTTAACTTACTTTAATGGAATTAAGACCTCGTAAGGAGAATGACAATTATGAATTTAGCACGAGCCTTAATTTATCTATTTCCTAATACTTGTATGATGAAAGACATTCTTGTTCGAGACGATGGAGAGGGAGCCTACATAGATCAATGGAATATATCAGATCCACAACCAACACAAGAGCAACTTGATCAAGCATGGATTGAAGTGGTTCGTAAAGATAAACTTAATGAACTTGACGAAGCTTGTGAAAACGATATCTTATCCGGATTCATAGCATCGAATGGTCATCATTATGGTTTTAGTTATAAGGATCAAATTAACTTCAATGAACAGGACGCTATCTTAACGAGAAATCCTTCTATTGATACAATTTACTGGAAGACAGATGACATTGGCCCTATTCCGCATACTCGTGAAGAATGGTATGCGGTAGTTGACGATGTTGCTGTAAGTAAGCTTGGTAAAATTGCACGTTATTGGCAACTCAAAGTTTACGTTTTATCTCTCAACTCTGAGAGTGAAATAAATGCAATTCACTGGTAATCTATAATGCTTTAGAGAGGAGGGGAGAGTATGGCTAAGTTATCAATTCCTGAAGAAGTTAAAATCAAATGTTGCTATTGTTTTATTAAAGATACCTGCGTACGTAGATGCGAGAAGGAACTTTATGAGATCAAAGGATGGATGACAAAATGCATCCTAACCCCTAACCGGCCTGGTAAAAAACGTAAGGTTAAAATCTAATACGAATGGAGTGTTTACATATGAGCAAAGAATCGGATTATGAAAATGTTATGTATGGTCTTGTTGGATTACGTCCATCAAAACCTAATCCCAACACCGTTAAAACTCCTAAAACAAAATAAGAGGTGATTTAAATGCCTAAGATATGTATTGACCCAGGTCATAATAAGTCTGGTATTGATACAGGTGCTCAGGGTTGTGGTCTTTTTGAGCAGGACCTAACACTCGATATTGGACTACGTCTTAAGCCTCTTCTTGAGGCTAACGGTATTGAAGTTGTTATGACAAGAACTGGTGAAAAAGTTCCTGGGAATTATAGTTCTGTATCGGGATCATTAAAAGCACGATGTGATATTGCTAATAATGCAAATGTTGATCTCTATGTATCAATTCACATTAACGCAGGCGGCGGCACTGGGTCTGAAGTTTGGGTTGTTTCTACGGGCGGCCGCGCAGAGAAATTAGCTAAATCCGTCTTATCTCGATTAGTCTCTCAATGTGGTTGGTCAAACCGCGGAGTTAAAACTGCGAATGATTACGTGTTAAAATACACAAACGCTCCAGCCATCTTGACTGAAAGTGGATTTATCGATACACCAAGTGATGCTCGTAAATTAAGTGATCCTAATTTTCGTCAGGCTATCGCGGTTGGCCATGCTCAAGGAATTTGTGATTATCTGGGTATCACTTATAATGAATCGCGACCCGTGCCAGTACCAACTCCAGTAACGGAGGTGAATAAAGTGGGAACGATTGTTATCTATGAATATGCCGTCGATGTCCATTCTGCTTATTATATGGCATACGTTACCAGTGGAATTAGTATTGCCCTGGAGAGTGTAACTAAGGCAGATTTAGATGTTGCGACTCGCATTATCACAGTTGGAGGAACGGTAGGTCAATATCTCCTTAATGGTAGTCAAATTAAATCGGACAAGCATTTGTCCGGAACGGACCGTGTTGATACAGCACTTCAAGTATTAACTTATATCCATAACGGAGGTAGGTAATATGTATGAAATACTTACCCATATACTTGTTCAACTAAATGGAGCATGGGGCGCTATTCTCGGTGGTACGATTATTGCCGGTATTCGCGCCTTTGCGATATCTAAGGCTAAAGAGATCTCCCTGAAGTTTATGCTTCGGGTTGCTAAGCAAGCTGAAGAGTTAGCCTTCGAGACAGGTCTTGAAGCGATGAAATTCGTCGTGGATAAATCCTATGATCATTTACCTAAATGGATACGTTTCGTTGTTTCGAAACAAACCATGGATGGTTTAGCTAATAATATCTATAAAGACGCTAAGTCAAAAGCCGATGTTGAAGTTCAAAAGAGAATCGATGAACGATTACATGCTGCTAAACAAATCGTCAAAGAGGCCGGACTCACAATCGTCGAGCCTGTTGTTAATGATTTACCCGGTCCTTCCGAAGCGCCCGCTGGTTATTAGTTACAGATAACATTCATTTTGTAATATTTATTTTAACTCATTATCTAAATGCTACAAAATGACCATTCTTCCCTGTTTATATATGAATAGAGAGTCTTAATGGGAGGTGTTATATTGTGAGTATTTCAACGGATATGTTAATTTCTATCTTAACGAATCTTATCGGTTTGGCCTTTGTTACAGAGGCAACGGTTGAGATCTTAAAGAACATTTTTAGTATTACTGATGACAGAATTAAGTTTGGCATTTCTGTCATTGTCGGTATCGTAACGTCACTTGCTACGAACTTTGATTTGCTCGGCGGAAACGGTGTTCAATATTATGCCGGAATCCTGCTTGCAGGAATATTAGTTAGTCGAGGCGGTAACTACCTACATGAAATCGTTAAGATTCTTCAAAGTCTCTCAAGTGCCAATATGGCAAAAGCCCAACACGTCAATAAGTAATTAGTAGTCCAATAAAGCGAGGTGATGAAGTGGGTGTTAGATCCATGATTCAAACCTGGCTCGGAATAAGTGAAGCTCCTGTTAGCACACCTAGTAAGGGCGGTGGTGCGAAACGTGATCCTAAACAGTCCATCATCAAGAAACTTGCTTTAGTTACGGGTGGCGCTAATGGGAGAGACTTTTCTGGTCCAGAGTTTGACTTGAACTTAATAAGTAAAGCTTATAATACGGAATCTTATGTTCGTGTTGCGTGTGATAAATACATAGAGCTTATGTTTAAAGCTGGATGGGATCTTACGGGAAACAACGCAGATGCTATCGATTACATACGAACACGATTTAAGTTAATTGCCGAATCAACTCAGATTCCAACAGAGCAACTCTTTATCGAAATCGCTGAAGATGTCGTTAAGTATTCTAATACGGTCATTGTTAAGGCGCGAGTTAAAAATGGACAACCACTACCTCAAGGCATTGCTATCCAGGGGGTTGCCGGTGGAATGCCGGTAGCCGGATACTTTCCACTAAATATGCTTACGGTTAGTGTCAATCGTGACCAGTTTGGCACCGTTAAGGCATGGCAACAAGAAGCTCAAGGAGGTCAAGGTAAGCCGGTTAAATTTAAGCCTGAAGATGTCATCCATATGTATTATCGACGTGAGAAAGGTTATGCCTTTGGGCAGAGTTTTCTGTTTCCGGTATTAGATGATATCAGAGCCTTACGTCAGGCAGAAGAGAATATCCTACGTATGATTTATCGGAACCTTTACCCCTTTCATCACATTCAAGTAGGTACTCAAGAAGAACCTGCCGATGATCCAGAAGTTGATGATGTGAAGCTCGCCATTGAAAGTATGGAACTTGAAGGAGGACTTATTACCTCTGAAAGAGTCAATATCAAGGCGATTGCATCAGATCAGATTATCGATGCTCAACCGTATCTTAAACACTTTGAGTCGCGGGTTTTCTCTGGTCTTGGTGTTCCTGAAACACTCTTCGGACGTGGAGGGGCTGCGAATCGTGGTACATCAGACAACATGACGACTGACTTTATTGATAGGGTCAAGGCCATGCAGACGATTATTGCAGCTTTCACAAATGAGTCTATGATTAAGGAACTCTTAATGGAAGGCGGCTACGATCCGGTTTTAAATCCGGACGATGACGTTCGGTTTGTCTTTAAAGAAATCGATCTTGATGCTCAGATCAAATTCGAGAATCAAGCCGTTTACCTTTATGAACATAATTCAATTGATCAAAACGAAATGCGCGTACGCCTTGGTTTCGATCCAATACTCGATGAATCTTTCATGTTCTTAAACATGGTAACAATCCCAACAGTTGAAGCCACGGCCGCTGCTAAAGCCGCAGTCGCACCAGCAACATCAACAAGTCCGGCTGCTAAAAAGAATGCTCCTAAGCCTAAAACAAGACCTGGTTCTAAATCACCGAAGAAACCTGTGAAGAAGAAACAAAAGACCGCTTATGAGACAGCTATGGAAAACGAGTATACGCTTCTTAGCGAAGGCTTAAAAATCATTGCTAAGAACTACTTTGATTACCTTGATAATCCTAGCTCAGATAAACGTAACAACGCTGCACTTCTTAAGGACGTTACGCTTACTGTTAAACATACAGAACAACGGTTAAATGATGTCACAATTGAATTTAATGGAGCAATTACTTCAACAACACAGATTAGTATCAAGAGAATGTTAGCACAGATTCATGATACTACGATTAAATTGCTAGTTGAAACACAAGGTTCTAATAAACTGAATGAAGCATCAGAAACTATTAGTTCATTATTTAGGGTTATGGAAAATCGTTTAACTGACATTATTGGTATCAATGGTTCAAATAAGGAGGTGGACGAGTTTGAGCAAACCCTTTGAGCTTAAAGAAGGACGCTTCTGTTTAACAGAAGTCCTAGAGATTAAGCAAATGCTCAACGAATCCGGTAATCCTAGTGCTCTAACGGATGCTGCTAAAAGCGGAACAAGCGAGAACCCTAAGAAGTTACTCGTGACCGTCGAAGCGATTCACGCTAAGATGACTAAGAATAACACGATGTATCCTGCTAATCGACTAGAATCTAGCGCCGGTACTTGGACTGATATCTATGACAAGCCGGTTCTTAAGAATCATAGTAGTTATACAGAGCCTCTTGGCAGGGTAAAGAGTTCTAACTTTACCGATTCGAAACTCATAGATGGTGTTAAATGTATTGCTCTCGATTTGCTTATCACCGACTCGGACGCAATTCAAAAAGTCCTTGATGGTCGATATAAAACCCTTTCTATTGGTGCTACAACTAATGAAGCAAGATGTTCAATCTGCGGTAAAAACGTCGTTGAAGAGTATTGCGGTCACTGGAAGGGTAATACCTACGAAGGTCAAAAGTGTTATTACATTATCGGAGAAATGGAATTTGATGAAATTAGCTTTGTCAACATGCCAGCCGATGTGCATTCGCAAGTTATTGGCCATAAAGTTCAAGATTCCGTTAAGGATAGTCAAACTGAAGAAGGGAGGATAATCTTGGTGACTGATGAAACTGTAATCGATCCAACCATCTTAGACCAAGTTACGGCTTTAGCTACTCCGCCAGTAATTCCTGTAGTTGCAGAGGGTGTTCCTGAAGTACCACCTGTCATTCCGGTAGTAACTGATGTTCCACCTGTAGTTCCTGCAGTAACAACTGAAGAAATTACTCCGGAGCTAGTAGCTAGTCTTCAAGAACAGATTACTGTTCTTGAAGCTAAACTTGCCACTGCAACACAAGAACATGAAGTAAGTCGCCAGAGTCTTACCCAGACTCAGGCTGATGTAACTCGACTTACTGACGAGTTACGTGTTGCAAGTGAAGAAAGCGCTTCGATGCTTAAACAAAACGTTAGTCTAGCTACATATTCACATCGGCTACTTGCTGAACGAGTTGTAGATCTAAAGATTCATTTAGGTAAAGAAGCCAACGATAAACGTGACGACCTCATTGCAAACCATATCAAAGAGAATGCGCAAGCACTCAATGACGGTCTAACAGTCTTGCTTACTGAACAACCTGTACGCGTTATTCAACCTGTTACTCTGGCGGATGCCGCCGGTCAATCGACGCTTGAATCCACAACCGCTAAACCTCAAGTTCCGCATATTCCAACACTTGAAGAGTATGCAAATACGGTTGTATCTTATCTGACCAAAACGGTCTAAATGTAAGGAGGTAAATCCATGGCTCTTTTTGAGGGTGCAAAATTACGCAATCAAATGCCTAGTAATACTAAACTCGTAGTATCCGGTGGTGATTCACCGGCTGAAAAATGGTTAGTCAAAGAAGGACTACCAACACTTATGACTTATCCATATTATGGCTGGTATGGCGCACTGCAGGATGTCGTAATTTCTAAAGGACTAATGATCGCTGCAACTGGTAAAACCGGTAAGGATTATGATACCGGGCGTCAGATTCCTGAGATTACAATTGCTGATGGAATTCTGCCAACAATCGGCATGACTCCATTTAGTTTGATCCGTCGAGTAGAGGACCGCTTCTATGATAATCAGCCCACAATTATCACTCGCGAGTACGTAGAGCTTCCGCTCTTTACAAATGCTCCGAACTCCAAAGTCGAACTTCCTGAAGTTCCCTGGGGTTTTGCCGTAGGGAACATCAAAGCCGGAGACCGTCTGCGCTGCATTAAGGCGACAGACCTTGGTGGTGCTGGTGAATTTTCTCTTGGTCGCGTTATGAAATGGGATCCTGCTACTGACTTGCCTCAAGACATTATCGGTCAAGTTCTTGGTATTGAAGACGAAGGATCGCCAAAGAGCTGGTTAGAATGGGCTATGTGGAATGAATCCGCCAAGCAACAAGACGATGTCTTTATTAATAAGCTTGGTTATTCTGCTCCAAGTGAAGCAGGTTATCCGTTTGATCCAGACTTGGTTGACGGATACCGTAATGGAACTAATGATATGACGGGCTATTGGTCCGACATGACAACGACTCAAACCGGTGTCAAGGGCATCAATGATGGCGCTCATATGTCAAATACCTTATTTACAGATCGCGAGATGGCCGAAATCCCAGTAGGTGTTCTAGTTGGTTCGCTCTTCACCTTTGTTGCTCCGCAGAAAAACCTTATTGAAGGCTCTGTTATTATTAAGGTTGGTGGCGTTGACGTTACGGCCGCTTGCACGATTAATCATCTTAAGGGTTTTATCGGTTATACTGCTGATGCAGTTAACAGAGGTACTGTAACCATTACCTATAAAGCGAAGCAATATGGTACACCATCAAGCTGGAACTTCGACGGCGCGGTCGGTGCAATCAGACTGTTGCTTAAATTCTAATGTCATTACTGACATTGTCTAATAAGGAGGACATAATTAATGCCTACACTTACCGAACAAGAGATTAAAGACTATAAATTAAATGAGAGCGAGCTGAAAATGCTCGAAGGTTTTAAGATCGCTATGGCCGGAGAAGAAGCCCCTGCTGGAACGTTAGCTATGAAGGAATTCTTGGCAAGTCCATCGGCTTCTGTACTTATTCCTAAGGTCATTATCGGTGCTATGCGCGAAGCGGCTGAACCCCTCTATATCGCTTCTAAGATGCTTAAGAAAGTCCGTCTTCAAACGGGTCAATCTATGGTGTTCCCAAGTATTGGTATTATGAGAGCTTACGACGTTGGGGAAGGTCAAGAAATTCCCGAAGACACCATCGACTGGCAGACCCACGAAGTACCGGAAATCCGCGTAGGAAAATCCGGTGTTCGCGTGCGAGTTTCGAGTGAAATGGTTGCTGACTCTCAATGGGATATCGTCTCTATGTTGATTGAGCAAGCTGGTCGCGCAATGGCTCGCCATAAAGAGCAAAAGTGTTTCAATGCTTTCTCTAAACATGGTCACACTGTGTTTGACAATGCCGATCCTCGTGCGGCTGCTAAAACAACCGGTCTCGATTATAATGGCGTAGCCAACGGAACCATGAGTGCTGAGGACTTCCTTGACATGGCAATCATCATCATGAATAACGAGTTTACACCAGGAGACATCCTGATGCATCCGCTTTCATGGAGTGCTTTCGCTAAGACTGAACTCGCGAATATGGTTGCTGCCAATCCTTATACAACCTTCCCTGCCAAGGGCGCTCCGGCATCTATGGCTATGGGACCTTCCTCGATTCAAGGTCGTTTGCCGTTTAGTTTTAACGTTCAACTGTCTCCGTTTATTCCGGTTGACAAAAAGAACAAGACTTATGACATGTACTTTGTTGATAAAAACAACATTGGTGTCCTGCTTGTTCGTGACGAACTCAAAACCGAGCAATTCGACGAGCCTGCTCGGGATATCCATAACGTAAAATGCGTTGAACGCTATGGCGTGGGTGTACTCTATCAAGGTCGCGCTGTGGCCGTTGCTAAGAACATTTCCATGAACAAAGCCTTCAATATTCCGATTCGTGTCAAAAATATCTAATTGTTTGGAAGGTTGGGTGAAACATGGCGAAGCATCAAGTTTGCCTGGCACCTGGTCGCAGTTTATTCTTTATACCAGAGATTGGTCTTGACTTAACCCCGTGGCGTCCGATGGGATTCGTTCCTGACGACGCCACGGAATCGGTTTTAAGAATGATCAAAAACTCGTTAGAGAGTAAGGACTTAATCGATGTCAAAGGGACATTGACGAGAGTCTTAGCTGGCGAAAAGATTGTCGAGGTTGAAAAGACTGAGAAGGCCGTAAGGCCTGTAAAACTTCCGAAGGCTCCTCAAGAGGATAAAGAGCCTGAGAAAGAACTCGAACAAGATCCTGAGAAGGAACCTAAAACTACTCAAGATAAAGAGTAATAAGCTTAGGACGAGGCTTAAGCCTCGTCCTATTTAAGGTTGGTGATCATCTGTGTACATAGGCCCATTACAAATCACTAAAACAATACCGGCCAATAACGCTGCGAATATTCTTACATATAGGCCTGTTCTAATTTATTTCAGCAGTTATATTGATGTCAATACGCTTGATATGGGAATCTTAGTGACAACAAGTATTGGAACCCATGTTGATCACACGGTGACTCTCAATCGAGAAGAGAAATGCTTAGAAATCATACCGATCTCTAAGGCATGGGATTCTAACACGACGTACTTTATTACGGTTGTTGGGCAAAACGATATGAGTGATTTAGCCCAAAATTGTATTAAAGATGTTTCTGGAGCACCTCTCTTTGGCTCAATGAAACTAACCTTTACAACGATTATTATTGAGCTTCTTAAAGCTCCTGTAATTATTAGTCCAATTGATAAAACGATTTATCTAAGTATGCCGGGATTCTCATGGGAATCAGTTAGTGAAAATCCACATCAAATCTATGAAGTAATGATTAGTTACAGTAACACATTTGAACCTTTAATTTGGTCAAATGATAAGATCGAAAGCACCGGACCCATTAGTCCTAATATAGAATTCTCAGACGGTATAATTTACTGGCGTGTTCGAGCAATTGATGGTCAGTGGTCAGATATTCAACAATTTAATCTATCAATCTATGGTAAGGCTACAATCTCAGAGGAAGATACGCTTAGCTATGATGCGGGTACCTATGACTTCTCGTCTAATGATGAGGAATACACCGAAGTATTAGATACGTATCCTGAAAGGGATTTTAGCAATGTATCAACTTATTTAAAGGTTATTACGTTACAAGTTACCGGGACTGTACTAGTAGATGATATCGATCCGGAGAGCTTTATTATCAAGGGAGAAGCTGTTGATGGTGATGATGTTAATGATCACGGTTATATAACTCCTGAAAAGATTGAAGCGCTACCGCAGCCCGATGGAACAACACTAGTCGTGTTTACCTTACCTGATTTACCGGTGGTGAAATAAATGGCATTTTCAGTTAATTATAATGTTGGTGGTAAGGTCGATGAAGTCGATGTTGTCAATGAGGTTAAGAATCTTAAAGGCGGCAAGCTCGATCAAGTTGTATATATCGATGAAATTGGAAAGATCCATATACCAGGATTTCCAACGCTTGGAGTACCCTTTACTAAAGGATTAAAGATTAACATACCCGCAACGATGACCACACACACGATTGAATATGTGCCGACTGTCGATATGGAGCTATCGGGAGTTATCATTGCTTGTAGTGGCTATGCAGATGATGATTATTGGGAGTTAATAATTAACGGCGTAACGTACTACGAAACCATTTATACTAAAGAACTGCCAGAGATGAGCCCACAATCTGGTGTTATTCCAGTAGCTGCTAATACGGCAATCGCTATAAGTTTTCATAATGATAGCGGAACCAGTAAAACTGTGTGGTTCAATTTAAAATTCTTTAAGTAAAGGAGATAGTTTAATGGCATGGATTGAAGGAATAACAAACAGCGAGCGTATACTTAAGGATTTAATGAATGTTTTCTGTACTGCTAATAAGAATGTCGACGGCGATGTTGATCCGGCTAAGAACTGGGAATTAATCTACCCAGCAAGTCTTGATCTAATTACTAATCGTGCTGTCGTTAGAACAACGACAACTCCTGCTCAAGCCGGAGTGCCTAATCCTTATGGTATCGATAATAATGATGAAGAATCATTAAGCATGTATGTAGAGTTTTATATGCCGGAAGTTGTTCTTAATGTAGAAACTGGCATATGGTCAGGCTATAAAAACTACTACTATTTTGAATGTCGAATGTTCGATGTTATGGACGAAGTAACATTTAAACCTAAGGCTAATATTTACGACGCTAAAGGCAATGTTGCAACATATAATTCCCATTGTTCCGAATGGGCCCGGTTTAGCTGGTATCGCGACTATACTGAACAATTAAAGGACTCGCTCGATACCGATGGTGGAACCAGTAATATCGAAGAAGGACTTATTTATGATAAGATTCCCAATCTTGGAGTCTTTGGCACGGTAGGTATTGAGTTTTATTGTTCGGTTGACAACGATAAAATCGCAATGGTTCTCGTTGGAGATCCAACGGTAGACTTTGATAATTACTTAATCAGTTTTGGTTATATTGGCAAAATCGAAAGCTTTGAAGGTTCTATTAATGATACGGCTGGGAACTTTGCTTTAACTGTTAGTTCTTCGGTAATTCCTTGTTGGATTCAACGAACGGATTCAGATTCAGCGATTACGGATCCCGTTACAATGGAGTTTCCCGTAGAGTTGACCGTTACACAACCTACAATAGTGATTCCAGAAGGACAAACTCAATTGTATGATTCGCGAGTTGAGCGTATTCATAAAGTGTCCTTTAAGTTCCTGCCCTACAACGATAGAAGCGTTGGCGATCCTCTTCTAATGCAAGAGCTTGTTGTAACGTATATAGAAAACTTTGATCATTTAACTTCTCGATTAGGTACTTATAATCAACAAACCGGCGTTACATCATACACAACCTACGAGTCTTATAACTGCAGGAAAACGGATAAGGATCAATTTAAAGTTGAATTCGCAAATATCCCGCCGACCGCAACTCGTGTTAAGGTTTTTATGAAAAAGATCGTAACTTGGGCCTTAGACGGCAATGGGTCTAGTGTACCGGCGGCCGACGCAGTCGATACTAATTGGTATTTTGTTGAAGATGTTGCTAAAGATATATTGTTATTACAGGGCTATATACCAAGGACGCTGACCAGTGATCATAGTATTACTCCGCCAGTTACTCAATACGTTAAGACTGAACTTGGAGTTGTTAGAGATCCGTATTATGGTTCGATTACTAATATTGTTTATCCAACAACTTGGGGTTTAAGAACGGCTACTGGCGTATCGGATATTTCAATGTATCAGTCTCGTAACTGTGCTTATTTTCAGCAACACTTTCTGGCCTTTATTACTCCGGAACAAACGATGCAGAAAGATGCTTTTAATCCAAGCCGATGGACTGGAAAGTTTCATATGTCACCTGCTTACGTCGTACAAGGGTATGATGGATATCGAGGGATGTTAAAGAACGTTGTGGTTGTTGACGATTCTTCAATTATTCATTTAGATAAGTTGATCGTTAACAAAGACTCTGTAGATCCTCTGCTTCCAGAGGAAACGTACCGATATTTCAAAGTTAACGCTCCCTTTAGTTGTTTAACAAACTCACCAAACTTCCATTATGGAATTGCTATTAAGGAGGTGTAATATATGGCATGGGCTGAAGGTTTAACAAATTCTAGTCGATTCCTAAGGGATATTGCAAACATATTTTGTACAGCAAACAAAGACGAATCGGGATTAGTTGATGAAGCTAGAAATTGGTCATTAGTTTATCCTACGCCGTATAATACGGCCAACATGTTTGATGAGGTTCTTGTTGCTGATGATACCAATCTTATATTTTCTACGTCTGAACAGGACTTAATTGACAACAATAGTTTTGTTCTAAAATATCTAGATGGTACCGAAGTTGATAGTGTCGAGTATACTGTAAACTTCTTACTGGGTGAAATCTCTTTTGTCGTTCCGAAATTAGACAGCTTAATGGCTAGTTATGATTACAAAACAAGTAACAAGCTACAGACCGGCTTAGGAAAGATAACAGATCGAATTGTTTTAAAGACCGTAACGACCAAGATTATTCCTGAACCGATGGAAGATCCCTATGGTACAAATACCAGTTCCCAGGTTGATCAAATAACAATGTACTGGGAAATCGTTAAACCCAAATTCGTAACGAATCTTGAAACTGGCGTAGAAACGACCTACGAAAATCATTATTATGTACAAACTCGTATCTTTGATGTTTGGGATAGTATAACGGAACAATATAAAGAGAATGATTTTGACGACGTAAGTGGTAATATCATTAACTTTAACTCCCACGTTTCCGAATGGTCCCAGTTTAGTTGGTATCGCGATTTCGAGGAGCAGTTGAACGACGCTCTAGATGAAGACGGCGGAACTACGAATATTGAAGATGGGTTGACGTATGCTAAGATTCCCTACGTTGGTATTTTTGAGAATCTTACGATTCAGTTTTATATCTCAGTCGACAACGACCATGCCGCAATGGTGCTCATAGGCGATCCAACGTTAAACTATGATAACTATCTTATTAGTTTTGGTTACGTGGGCAAGATTAGTAATTTTAAGGACTCCTCAAACGATACGGCTGGGAACTTTGCCTTAACTACTGGATCTTCAAGTGTCCCGTGTATTCCAAATGGAGTAACAAGAGACCCACTGTACGGCAATATTATAGATATCAAATACTCAGATTTCTGGGGTGAGTATACGGCTACCGGCGTATCAGATATCTCAATGTACAAAACTCGCAATGATACGTTTTATCAACGACATTATGTCTCATTTATAACAACGTCTGAAGATATGGATAAGGATCGGTTTAATCCAAGTCGTTGGACAAACAAGTTTCATCTTTCACCCGCTTACGTTGTGCATGGTTATGATGGATATCGAGGCTGGCTGACTGACGTCGTCGTGGTAGACAATACCTCTATTATTCATCTTGACAAATTAGTTATTAATAAAGGTTCGGTCGATCCCGAAAAGCCGGAAGAAACCTATCGATACTTTAAGATTAATGCTCCATTCAGCTTCTTGACTAATACTCCTAATTTCCATTGTGGTATTGGTATCAAAGAGGCCTGATAAGGATGTGATATCATGCCGCAGGAATATTCTTTCTCATTCAATATGAAAAAGGTGGAGAATAGTTATTCGTTTAAATTTCAGACTCGGTCTGAAAGAAGCTACGGTTTTCTATTCGATCCTTATCAGACATTTCAAGCACAAACGGAATCCTCTCTACCGGCCATTAGAGAAAATATAGATACGATTCAGATGGCTGAGTTTATTACGGCGAAGCGCCGTAATATCGTGTCTACTATTAATAGATTAATGGCCTTTATTAAACCCGAATCAGAAGTTTTCATGAACAATTCTATGTTGCTTGAAAAACCACTATCGATAGGTCACTTTAATAGTTCTTTACTACTTCAAAAGCCTAAATACCTTACTTATCTTAGTAACTCTCTACTAGCTAAGGAAAATGCTCGAGATATAGTGACGAATAAGATCGTAGAGTTTAATCCTAAACCAAGGGAAACGCTGCTGGCGTTAACGCCAGCAGCGAGTAAGTCCTCTTTTGATAGTAAAATGAACAACGTCATACTGATTAATAGCAATGTACGTATAGGTGATATGTCTAGAAATGTCATCACGTTTCGTGAAACAAGACCATGTGATTTAAACGAAACCATCATTTCATTTGGCAAGGGTACTATTAGTTTTGGAATTCTTAATAATGTCATCAATACCGAAAAGATCCATGAAGCTCGTTATACGGAGTTTGGTGACGTTATTATATCTGAGAAGCTTTATGAGGCTATTACTTCGAATCTTCATGCATCGATTAAGATCGCAAGACCAAGCGCTCTTTACGACGCAGGCTTAATTAACACACTCAAAGCAGTAAAGTTACGTCGTGAAATTGATGCGGCACTGTTTAGTAATCTTACTCTAGATCGCTTAATGATTTATCATGATGCTGTAGGTTTAAGTCTTACACACTTTCTTAGAAAAAGTCGTGAACATGTATCTAATAAGACCGATCTTTCTAATGGTTTTAGAGTTTATAGGAATGATTCCGGTATACCGGAATCAGAAACGATGACTCGCATGAATGTCGATAAGCGTGCAGATCTTTATGGTGACTCACATGCTAATCGAATTGATAACTACGGCGCTTTATCGACGAAATGGACTCACGGATTTCGAACGAATGTCCACCATGAATCCACAGTATCTTATGACAACTTTGTTAAATCCTTTAGAAAAACAAAGGGATACAAACTCATGGATAAGATATTCGAAGGTAAAAACACAAGAGAGCCTTTGATATTTTATATGGTTGCTATTTCAAATATATCAAAAGATAGTAATCCAGCGATCATAAATACTCGTGAAGCGAATGCAGTTAAAGGCTATCTTGAGTCTATTATCTATGATAGTTATACTATCGAAAAGCAAGTTCGAGTTAGTTTAATTGAACAATTAAAACGATCAGATAAGAGACGTAAAATTCTAGTACTTCATGAGACCGTCTTTAGTCATAATGAGATCTTGAAGGCCTGTCTCAATAAAGCCCTTATAATTGATAGGCCTATTATCAGAGATGTCATTTTACGGGATATTATTCAGACTCTCCAAGACAAGCGTGATGTTCTTAAGCAAGAAACCATCGATATTCTACCAAACATTCGACAAACGGTCTTTTCAAAAACTATTGATACTATTCCAATTATACGTCCAGGCAGAGAGACTAAGACTCTAGACATTATCCCGGCACCGCGTTTAGTTGAAGAGTCTAAAACACTTGATGTTAATAAGGCAGATTCAATTATTGAGCCGAGTGAGACACTGCTTGGTTGGAACTATGATGGAGATAATCGACCGGTAAGTTTCAATAGCACGATTGATGGTACATGGAATATAGGATTTGATGATCTATGGAAACTATTAATCGATGATGATCGCCTTGATTATATGATCATGCCGCAGAGTGATTATGATTATGCTAAACTTAAAGATCAAGTTTATGACGTTAATGGGGTTCCATATAATCCATTAAGCCCACCAAACGTTGCCGATGTCTATGTTAATCATATGCTTAACCATCCAGTCGACATGCCTGGTGATTTCGCAAAACAGGAATTATGGGTTAACAATTACTATCTTCGAGATATCACAATCGTTGGTGCGGTTTATCTTTACCGTTATATTAATAAATTCGCTGGTATGAGCGCCGGCGAAGGTGTTAATAGTGTTCTTAACTATATGCATGATTACATCTATAACTCCGAGGGAATAAAGAATAACCCTGGTTATCATAGGGCATTACGATTTGCTAGGTGGTATGGAGAACGCTGTATCATGAAATATGGTAAGTGGCTACTTGTTAGGGATTATGGAAGTTGGATGGACAATTTTGCTGTTGGAGATTTCAATTGTGACTACGCCTTAAATACTTGGGACAACGTTACATTTGATAATTCTATTCTAACATTAGGCGGCGATAACTTCTTAACTCTTAGTTTAACAAATTACATCGACGGGACGTTTAGTTTTAGTACAATGCTTACGGATGGTACATTAACGGTATCAATTAATAATCAACTTATTGAAACAATAACACCCGATACAAGTAAGCGTTATGAGTTCAATGTACCTATGGGTACTCATGCTATCGTATTTCACTATGTTGGATCTTCGTGTAAATTATCCGGTTTAGTCTTGACGGGTGCTCGGTTTATCGGAGCCTATACAAAACAACAAGATAATTCGAATGATCTTAAGGGAATTGTGGCAGCGCGTGAGTTAATAACGTATCTAATACGTTATCATATGGATCACTGGCATCAAAAATCTAAAGGTGATAATCGCATCAAACAACGCAAGATGTGGATCAGATAATTATTAAGGGGGAATAAACATGGCTTTAGTTGAATATTGGGTAATGCGTCGACCAAGAAATCCATTTAGTCATTTGACAATGTATGCTACGGATGATACAGCATCACAATGTCTTTTCTATCATAATCCTACTCCGCCTACTACCGGGGCACCATTTGCTTATAATAATCCTCTTGTTGTTGAGCCAATCAAAGGTCAACCGTGGATCATACATTCAATCCATGGATCTATTCAGGACGCTGTTGCATCATTGAAACTTTCGGTTTCCTATATAGGTGACGAGAACACAAGAATTGTTAAGGTTATTAATCATAGGATGGAATTAGTTTTGAAGTAATTAGTGGGGTGAGTCAAATGGCTATTATTAATCGAGTGGAAAGCGGACTCATCTTTGAAGATAATTTCTCCGATCCGTCGCTAAGCTCTAACTGGTTAATGTCGCCAAGTGATACAAGTCGTTACAGTACGACAGAAATATCAGGGTATCTCCGTTTAAAGCACGGAGACCCTGATATTTATGCCCTACTTCCTATGCCTGATGGCGACTTTGTTTTCGAAATTGCCAATAACTATTTTCCAACAATTGAATCCGATATGGGTGGAATTGTAGCATACCAAGGAGAATCGCAAAAGGTAGAACTTCTAGAGTACTTTGATAAATATCAACAGACCTCTATAAATTATACTCATATGCGTATAAAAAGATCTCAGGGTCGTTACGAAGGCTACGGATCTAGTGATGGCGGCAACACTTGGAAATTAATTGGCTCCGGAGTATCCCCTGGACTTACAATGATCGGAGTAGAACTTCAAGGCAAAAATAATGTCAATTCTGTCAATCTTGATATTGACTACGTAAGAATTATGAGGGATAATAAGATTATAGTGGGCAATCTATTGCCTAATTGGAAAGTTATCTTACGTAATTTCAATAATCAGATACTTAGTCAAACTACTGTACCCCAAGGCAAAAAAGTCACTTATCTGAATGTCAATACATTGTCAATTTACGGCACCGTTGAAATTTACGACAGTCTTGGTCAATTAATTGGCAAGACTGCGCTCGATCATCTTTGGGGTGGAGATGTCTTTTCGTATGATCTCGATTTGAGTTTTAGTATTGACGATATTGTATTAAGACAGGATATAAGTCTTGATCTTGGAGAAATGGTTCAAAACTTTATCGAAAAGAGAGTTATCGTTACGAACAATGAAGATTACATCTTAAATAACGTTCATATTGGAATTTACCAACTCTTAGCCCGCGAAGGTTATCAGTTGGCAGACGTTTCCCTTGATGATCTCGGTATGCCCTTCTCTTATGGGGATAATATCATTATTGAGAGTATTGGGCCAACTCAGGAGGTTACCTTCTGGTTAAAGATCAGTCGAGAAGATTATGTACCTTCAATGCAGGATTACGCCTTTAAAATCGTAGTTACACCAGGAGTGTGATGATATGTCGATCAAATTCTTGATTAATCAAGGTTCATCTACGGATGCTTTAATTCCAATAACCAATAAAGTTTATGAAAAGATAACGATTGATATTGAGGATCAAACTGATGTTTCTATCACAACGGGCGCTTACGATCTTGGATATAATCAGCTTGAAATCTACTTAAATGGTTTGTTACAGTATGTTATCTTAGACTATATTGAAATCAATGAGACGACCGTTCGTTTTATTTTACCCCTTAAGCTTGGTGACGAATTACTCTTTATTGTCCGTTCGTTTTCTTTGAATCTTGAAAATAGGTATTATCAAGAAATCATCGTAGATCAAGTAGACCAAGTGATTATCTCGCTGGACAAGCCTTATATAACAAACACCAATTCTTTGCAAGTGTATTTAAACGGACTTCTTCAGAGAAAGAACTACGACTATATAGAAACTGATAAAACAACTATTACTTTCACTTCACCTTTAGAAGTAGATTGGGTAGTTATTGTGCGTCAAGATTGAGGTGATTAAGTGCTACAACTTTATGATAATAATCCTACTTTAAAGAATAACCAACTTTATTCGATTAAAGTTAAACTTGGCAGTACAGATTATGCTTGGAGCTTTACATCACGTTATAGTCCTTATTACTCAACACCGAAGCTTGTGCGTAATTCAGCGTCTGGTCTTGCTGATGACTTTACGGATGAAGAGATCAATTTTATGATTTGGCAAGTTAGTCTGTTTGTTTTAACGTCTTGGCCAAGTACTAAGGTCTTTGAAGACTATACTTACAAAATTAGACGATATGTATCAAGTGCCGTGGCCTTAAATATGGCAACCGAGATACTCATTAGTAAATCCCTAAATGTTGGGTCAGAAGAAAAGGATTTAGGCGATCTTAAAGTTATCCGTGATTCTAAAGCTCCTCAAATGGCAAGGGTCTTGAAGGGGCTTCAAGATGATACGAATCGTTGGTACAGAGCACTCTTTGGAGCAAGAGCTCTTGCTCAAAGTGCTGTACGAGGCTATACGAAGCACAAACTCTTTGCGCCTAGCATTACAGAGACTACGTCGGCTATGGCGACAGATAATCTACTTGTAAAGCGTAGTTCGATCTAATGCGTAATAATATTGATTTACGTAAGGAGATTGATGACATTCTTAAGGATTACGGTTATTACGTTTTGCTTCAACGGACAAGCCGTAAAATCCATTGCTCCTGTTTTAAGGAAAAGTACCAAGAACCGGATTCTCACTGTCCTATCTGCTATGGATCAGGTTGGGTCAACCGGATTGAAAAACATAAAACTTACTCTCAGAATCAGAGCTTAGTTGTTAGTAAGCCAGGATTAAACACGATGGGGCCTTTGGGTTATATCTATACACCCGCAAATGTTTACCACTTTAAGCACGATGTTCATCCTCAAATAGGTGATTTGATTTATGAAGTAGGATGGAATAAGGATCGTCCTGTAAATCTGCATCGCTGTTTTAAGCTATCACACTCTGAAGCTAAACGCGGAGACAATGGGCGTATTGAGTTCTACTTTGCAGCGAGTAAGGCAGAAGCTATCGATTTTAAGTTTAAAGAGTGGACTATTCATTCGATCGGATCCAAGAAGAATTATGAAATTGTCGGAGGGAGTTGAGAATTCATTGATCTATTATGATCTCTACAGAGCAAGCGCTCCTCGTTCTCCGACCATTGGGAAGACCTTAATACTTCTTGGAACATCGAACGATGGCCCGATTAAAGAACCTATTATGGTGCTTAATCCAACGCAAGCTGCTTCTATCTTTGGTGACCCCGGCAATGGTACCTTACTTAAGGGATATCAACAAGTTTACGATACGGATAAAACCATTACGGTCTACCTTGTTCGTTTTACTGGCGATTACGCTACGCTGGATCTAACCGGATTAACAAGTAAGTATAAAGTCGATACGTTGCTTAGATTTCGCTCTAAATATGGTGGATCGCTCTATAATCAGGTCTGTATAATGCTTGATTATATGGTTGATCCGGTTGATGATATATCTAAAGCATGCTTGAGGCTTATCTTTCCTGATAGCTATAATATATCACCTAAGCTTTACTTCTTATCAGACTTTTCGACGCTCGGAAGACTATGTCAGTCGATTAATCAAGATACCGATAGTGGACAAAGTTTAGTATACGCATCGACACCTTATGGTTTAGAAAGTTCTCAGGCTATTGTTGGTCCTAATCTAAATCTCCGTGCTAATCTAATCGGAGGTAATGACGGAGTAACGCTCAGTAAGAACGACCTCTATGTCGAGTTAAATGAAACCTATGGCCTGCTTGAAGGTATCTATGCGGATATCATATTACCATTAGGTGTCTATTTTGACGATGTCCATCCGGTAACAATTTATGGCGAGAATTCCTGGGGTGACGGATACTATAGCGATGGTGACGATGTTTTAGATCTCGTTGATGTAAAGAATAATTATAAGGCCTGTACGTTCCATGGTCAGTTAATTGACTTTTGCATGCGTCAAATGAACTTTGGTTTTATGACACACGGTGTTTTAGGATTTAAGCCCATCACAAATGTTAGCGACGTGACGACCGAGTATTCATATATTGTTAAGCTTGCAAATGCTACGGCCTTTAAAACTCGCTTTGATCTAACAGTTTTTGACGGCGGAGAGTATATCGATCAGGGTTATTATGTTTCTTTAGTCGCAGCGGAAGCCGTCTTTAATGAAGGATTAGAAACCGAGTATACAGATAATTGCGCCGCGATCTATGCGGCGATGCTTACAAATCTCGGAGCGAGTGCCACCCCTACAAATCAGCCAATTCCAGGACTTAATACTCTACGTTATGAATTTACAACAAATGAGATTTATGAGCTGTCCAATATGGGTATCGTGACATTTCGTTATAGTGTCAATTCTGAGAGTCTTGTAATTTCAAGTGGAGTTACAGCCGCCCTTAGTTCGTCTGATTTACATAGTATGATCAATGTCAGACAGGTGCAAGCTGTTCTCTCTGAGATCAACTTATTAGTTAATAATGTTATTGGCGAGCCCTATACACCAATCATTAAGAAGAAAGAGATGGACAAGCAACTTAACGAAAAGCTTAATGCCCTAAAAACGGCGAAGGTTATTCAAGATTTTCGAGTGTCTATTTCATTCAATAATAATGGCCGCGGATACATAGCACTGGATTTATTGACACTCTATGCTATTGACTTTATATCAACTTCAGCAGGAGTTATGTTTACAAATCCATAAGGAGGTGTCAAATGACTGATAGACAATATGCTCATGCAAATACTGATATCAATGGTCTAACTGACCGACTTAAACCGATCCTTGAAGCGGCATGGGGAAAAGACTGGGGTAAGTTTACGGCAGAGATGCCTAAATATAATGATCATGAAGCACCAATGCCTCAAATTACCTACGTCCAAGTAAGTAGAAAACCCAGTAAGTCCATAAAGAACATCAAGCCGGTTTTATACAATACCTATCCAGATCCAGATAATCCTGGTTATACAATCTCTGAATATAGACAACGTTATGATTGTATCTTAGATTTTGTTTGTTGGGATAAGACATCAAGCGGTGCTATGAGCCGGGCTGAACAACTTGAAGAATTCATATTTACGTATACCGGTATCTTCAAGAATCTAGGTATTGCAGAAATAGTATTTATTGAAATGACTAAGCCAGAAGTTAATACTCGTTATCGTCAAGATATTCCGTATGTTGCAATTCGTTATGGCATTCAATTAGAACGCATTCATGAGAGACGTTCTTATGCTATTAGAATTCTCGAGCAGCAGATCGAAGTTCTAAATCCTAGTACCGGTGAATCAACAATTGCTTATCCCCCTTCTTTAAATGAAGAACGGGATATTATACTCAACAACATCTATTAAGGGGGAATATTAAAATGGCAGGAATTAAAGACTCGTATCCTAATCTTCCTGGTCATTTAGTTGAACTGAAAGACGGAGGTTTACAACTTAAAACAGATGTAGCTCCGCCTAGTACTGAGGCCGTCTTATTGCTCGGAACAGCAACGGACGGGCCAATACTTCAACCTGTATCGGTTGATCCAGCTTCTGCTGAATCTATTTTTGGTAAAGCTACTTATTCTAATGGAATTCCAAATGGTGCGACTCTAACTCAAGGGTTTGAAGAGGCCTATGGTATTGGGTGTCGAGACATTCGACTTATGAGAATCTCAGGTGAGCCAGCAACGGCTTCCATCGGAATCGATTCTGATAGCATTACATCCCAAGTGCTTACTTCTGTTCAGGATGAGCAATTAGGATTTGCTAACGGCAACGATGCTGCAACGTATCTCTTAAAGATCTTGTCTAATGATCCTGCAAATCAGCTCGACAATGATAGCTTGAAGATAACCATCAGCAATATTCCATTAATTCTCGGAGAAGCAGAGATTCCAGCAACTCTCGAAACTGCCAGTGAATTAAGCGAAATAACCTTGAGCGATGCCGGTACTCTTGCTACTATTGATGGTTACTTTACCGGAGCAGATAGCAAAGAATACGTTATCACGGTAACTGCCGTGGCTGAGTCTCTTGAAGCTTCTGAGATAACTCTCTTAGATGGAACGGTCATTACCGAGCTTGGTGGCGCTGGATCGCAAGCCTTTGACTTAGGTGATGGATTGGTCATTAATATTGGAGCTGGCGGCGGCGACTTAACTACGCTGACTTGCACATTTAGCTTTATGGCTTATGCTGCAATTCCTGCTACTGATATTATTCCGGAGAGTGGACAGTATCATCTATCGGAGACCGGAACCTCTTATGTCTTACATGCTAATGTTGCCAACGTAGGAAGTTATATTGGAGTGGCTTACAATTATACAAATGCCTCTAATGTACTTTGCAGCGTTACTGAAAATGGCAATAAGACGACTGGCGCTGCTCAAGTGTTCTCTCTCCAGCATGCTGTAAATGATCCTAAGGCTATTCAGCTTTACAAGAATTCAAGTATCGCCATTGATACTAAGGATTTCACATTGTCTGATGACGGCATGAGTGTTTCTCTCAATCTTGACAATGTCTCATCCCTTGATCTAATTAGTGCTAATTACAATTACTATGCAAGCGATAGTGCGAATCCTACGATTGACTTCCAGTCAGTCTATGGCGGAGAACTCTATAATGACCTGCAGATTGAAGTTGTTAATGTCACCACTGCCGGAGGCTCAGTCATCGGCAAGGAAGTACGCATTACCAAGCCGAACTCTAAGAAGTTCCAGGTTAATGAGACTCCTCTGATTTATAGTAGCCTTGATTATCCTACGTTCGATATTATGGTTCGAGTGATCAATGCCGATTCTAAAAACAATGTTGTTAAGGCATCGACTCTATTTCCGAAACAACAATCTTCAACGTTAAAGGATGTTCTTATCTTTAACTTTACGGATGGAAATGATGGACTTAACCTGAGTAAAGAAGAGATGTATGAATGCCTTGGCGGTAAACGAGATGAGCAGGGTAATCTCTTGGAGATTGGTGTCTATCAGCTCTTAGAAAACTATTCCTGTGATATCGTAATTCCAATTGGTGTTTTTGCAGACGATACGCTTGTCCGTAAAAACGACAACTTCGCATATCAATTGGCTCTTGCATGTGCTGTTATGAGTCATCGCAATCGCATGACAACCGGTGTTATCGCTACGAGTTCTCCAGTTGATACAACTCTGGCTTCAATTGAAGCGCATGTTAGAAAGTTAGAAGGCAAACCGCTTAACTTCTTTATGATCGACAGAGCCGGTAATCAACTCAAAGATTCAGACGATAACTTAATTGATCTTGGTCGCTTTATTGAGGTATTAGCAGGGCCAGACCTCGTGTTAAGACATAGTCGCTTGGGTATCTATGCTACAAACTCAGCACCGGTTCTTGGTGGATTCGTTTCCACTTTGCCTCCTCAAAGTGCTCCAACGAACAAGATCGTAACGTCTGCTAAGGGACTTCGTTATGAATTCTCGAATGGACAACTTGATCGTTTAGCGGCTGCCCGTTATACCACATTTAAGCTTAAGAATAACGGTGCTAATGTCGCTGTAACCGACGCCCCTACAGCCGCTCAAGTAGGATCTGATTATACTCGTCTTTCAACGGTTCGTGCCGTTAAAGAGTGCGTTGATCAAATCCGTGAGGTATCTGATCCCTTCATTGGAGAACCGAACGATGTATCGCAACGAAATGCCCTCTCTTCGGCTATTAGTAAACGTCTGGATAAACTTAAAGAACTTGGCGTTATCCAAGGTTCTGAGTTCCAAATTATCTCTACGTTACAGGATCAACTCATGGGCCAGGCGAAGATCGAGTTAACTATTGTTCCTCCGATGGAACTGCGTAAAATTACAACGATAGTGTCGTTAAAACCGTCACTCTAATTCTTGATTCTGACAGTGACAAATTTGTCACTGTCAGAAATCTAAACCCAATAAGGAGGGTTTTATAATGGCAAGTTCTTCTATTAAAACGATTACTTCATTTAGTGGTGCCGACCTGATTGTCAATTTTGGCCCCGTTGTTATCGGCGAACTTCAATCAATCAGCTACGGAATTCAACGTGAGAAGGCTCCTGTCTATACCCTGGGATCCCCAGATCCGAGAAGTTTTTCCAGAGGAAAACGTGGAATCGCTGGCCAACTCGCTTTCGCAATGTTCGATCGGGACGCTCTTATTGCCGAGTTAACTAAAGAAGCTAACTGGAATTCAATTGCGCCTCCGGCCATGTTTACGGCTGCAGGAAACATTGCAAGTCGAGGTTCTGAGGATTTCTCGAATCTTCTCAGTATGGCCGGCTGGAACGATACGGTTTCCACATTAGCTACGACTCCCGCCTCTGGTTCTACTGATGTGGTACCTACTACTAACATTGCAATTAATGGAACCGGCGTTGATATCAATGTGCCACCTGGATTCGCATTGATTCAAAGTGGAAATATCTTGTATGCTGATATGTTGCCTCCGTTTGATATTACGATGACGTTCGCCAATGAATACGGCCAAGCTGCTTTCCAGCGCATCTATGATATTGATATCTTGAATGACGGATCGGGCGTGTCAGTTGATAGTATTGTCATGGAGCGTCATATGACCTTTATTGCTCGAAGACTTTCTCCTTTAACCAGTGGCGTATTCACTCGTTCTGATACAGGGGTTACAAGCGGCACAGCAGTTTATTAATCTTTTGTAAATCATAGGCCGGTAGATATCTACCGGCCTATTGGGGAGTTGACAAGATGTTAAGTGAGGCAAGTCTTAATCCATACTATGGATCCTTTTCGGGAGTTGATATGGTCGTACAGTTCTTATTTCCAGGAAGCGCTCCAATAGCCGTTGGTAAGGCTTCGACGATATCTTATTCAACCTTTAGAGAAGTTGCGCCCGTTAGAACATTAGGACGTATTAGTGAAAAAGGCCTATCAAAAGGACCACGTACGATTGCAGGATCTATGATTATGACGTTAATCGAACGTAGTATGACAAACGATATACGACGTTCGGTTCCGGCTATTAAGAATATTAACAAGCCTATTAAGACCGATGAATTGCCACCCTTTGATATCTTGATTAGTTTTGGTAATGAATATGGAACGGGTGCAAAACTTGTTATCTATGGTGTTCATATTATTGATGATGGGATGATTCTTTCAAGTCAAGACCTCTACACTGAAAACACCTTTACATATAGGGCTCGTGATATTGAATTAGTTGACGGCCCATGGACTTCTGATATGAAGGTCGAAGGTAGTGTTAAACTCATGGACGCTACAGAGAAACTTGGTATCTTTAATTTTAATACACTATCGGCCGCTGTAGATGAAGCGGATCGATTAGCTGCAATTAAAGCTTATCAAGAAGCACAAATCCAAGCACAAGCAGAACTAGCTTCTAGAGCTGGATTAATAACGGCTACTACTAATTATCCACCAGCTCCAAGATATACCGGAGCAGATGGTGGAAGTTATAGTTACGATCCAACGAAGGATATAGCGCCCATTACACCTGGCGCTAATGAGGCTACTGTATTAGTTCAAATACGAAATGATGATGGCGATCCTGTACAATATGCTAACGTTACGATGATGATTGGCTCCAGCCAAACAAATAGAACTGCAGCTAATAGCGATGCCTTAGGACAAATAGCGTTTAATCATATACCAGATGGAACTACGGTGACAGTCAATTTATCCGGCGATTTATCAACAGCGAGAACTATTACAGTCAGTGGTGGCGAAACCTTTGATATGACCTTTACAATTACTAAGCCGAATCGATATAAATACTACCCTGAAGGATCTTATCTTGCCGAGCCGAATTATATCGATCCGTTTACGCACTTTGCAGAAGATGTCTTTAGTAAATGTGAGGCAACGATGAAATTGACCGAAGGAGTCTTTACTGAAGATATCAGCAGACTTGGTTATTCAATTCATTGGGACGTTATCGTTGTCCGGGAGAGTAGATCTCCTAAGTACAATATCTCTTATATCGGTACGGGAGATACACAGCTTGGACTCGCCGGTGATGGATCGGCTTATTCTATTCCCGGATCAATTGATATAGCAGGACTTCGTGATTGGATGAAGGTTAAGTTCTTTAATCCATTCTCAGATTATAACGTACCCGCCGAGGCGCAAATAACAGTCTGGGCTACATTAATGCAACCCAGCAGTACGACGCTAACGTGTATTGGTCCCGTTAAAACAGCTTGGCACTTCGTTGTAAATGCATCATAGGTGGTGAAATAGTTGACAGATTATTCGTTAGATTCTCCGCCTGCAGGAGTTATAAATACTAGGAAACAGACGGAATATCAATACTTTCCAGAGGACTACTTCTCGGGTTCTGATGTTACAGTTTATTTTGGTGACGTATGGGCTGATGATATCGTAAGCCTATCATTTACTTTAGAGGAAAAAGTCTTGCCAATCTATGGCTATGCCTCTTATACGTATGATGAGGTTGCTAGAGGAAATCGTTTAGTGTCGGGACAATTCACTGTAGCCTTTAAAGAAGTGGGATGGCTTTATACAATCCTTGATCACGTAGCGTCCGTTGGAGATTACGCAAGACCTGAACTTGCCTACTTAGCAACCGGCGAGACCGCGAATATGCCCGCATGGACTTCTCCGATCAAAGAGAGAATTGAGGACGCCTTAGATATCTTATTTAATGATCCGACCAAGAACAAGCCCGATACAACCGTACAAGATAGCCGTAGTCATAAGGGTGACTGGAAGGTTCCTATGAAGATGGGAATGAAAGATGCGGACGTCGGTCTTTCTAATTATGATATGCATAATTACAAGGCTACCGGTAAAGGTTGCATTAGTGAGATGCAAGATCATCTATTCAATAAGCTAAACCTTGTGGTTCAGCCTACGACATTTAACTGGGATATGTCGCAGATGGTTCAAAAATATGACGATAACAACCAACCGTACGGTGGCGTTGAACATATTTATGAATCCGTTGCTCAGATGAGACAGCGTCTAGCATCTCCTATCTGGAGGAGTTTCCAGGTTGATGACGATGTTGATGGATGGGATGCGGTGGGTGTCCGTGGTAAATTTGGTACTTATACAAAATCTACTCTAATGAAGTTCCAAGCGTTTGCTGGCTTAACGCCGACCGGGAGTATGAATGCCGATACTAAGAGATTTTTAGAGATGGGTACGGCAGTTGTTAATAATAGTTGGGTTACTGGTGACTTTGACTTCCCAACAAAGTTAGCGCTTGCAGCCTTTCAGAAAAGCAAAGGGTTAACACCGAACGGCATTATGGATGATGCTACGGCGGACTTAATGGTAGATAGCTATAGTCGCACGGTTCCAGGTGCGACGGCAATGGATCCTAGTAAGTTATCTGAGAATAAATATACAGAACAAGAAAACGAGATATGGGGTCGGCGCTTCTTAGATACTTCAGTTAGTGATTATCGTAATCGGACGTACTTCTATCAAAAAGGTGAAACTAAGAAACTTAGAGCAACCGGCTACGATATTTATATTACTTATGGACCTATCAACGAAGACGTTAAGATCTTACAAAATGCCAATAAAGGTTATCCGGACATGGTGAAATATAATACGACCGTTAAGGCGATTCGTGGTATTCAATTGACCGGTGTAACTCAGCAATTAAACCCTGATGGAAACCCCATTTATGAGACGTACAGTTTTATTTCAAGTGATATAGATTAAGGGAGGATAAACACATGCAAGTTGATCCAACAATTATGGATAGTCAATTAGGTATTGTTAGAGGAAGATTCGCTCATCCATCCGATGTAAGACCCGAAGAGCCAACTATTACAGACGATGAAATCCAACGTTTACTCGAAGAGGACGATGGGCCTATTTTTCCAGGAGGCCCTAATGAGTCTCTCGTATCTTCTTGGAAAAAGCAATTCGAAGACGTGTATCTAACAGAGATAACCGGTCAGGGTTTTATCTGGAGAACCTTAAAGCGTTTAGAGTATAAACAGATCGTCTCTATCCCTAATACGGATCCGCTAATTCGTGAAGAAATGATCTGTGAAACGTGCGTCTTATTCCCTTTTGAGTATGACGTTATTGATATGGGCGGCGATAAGGCGGGTATTCCTTCGATGCTATCGGAGCAAATCATGGAGAAGAGTGGTTTTACGAGGATGATACTCCCTCAGAAACTCTAAGGCGGTGTGATCTATGGAGTTGGATCAACTAGTCAAGGAGCTAAAACAGACGTATCCAGATATCTTTATTGTAACGATCAATGGTCAAACCTTTATCTTTCGCTTTTTAACAAGGCATGAATGGCGTGAGATCAATCTTTATTATAAGAATGATCGTTTTCGATTCGAAGAAGAAATCTGTAAGATGACGGTTGTTTGGCCTTCGATTAATAATTGGGATGAAATCGATGCTGGAATAATTCCAAATCTAGCAATGTCAATTGTTGAAGAGAGTGGTTACGGTCCTAATAAATTAAATCGTAATATGCTTATTCAATATCGTTTAGAGATGACTACGTTCGAAGCTCAAGCGGAAGCGATCATTAAAGCAGCGTTTCCTGATCAAAGCTTTGAGGAGATGATTCACTGGACGCCAGACAAACTCATGCGTTACTTAGCTAAAGCTGAGTGGGTTCTAAAAACCGTCTACGATAAGGATTTAGGATTCGATCTTGAAGAATATGATGACAAGGACGATGATGAAGATAAAGAGGAAATACCTATGAAATCTCGTAAAGAGATTTGCATAGAGATGCATCAAGTTGGCATTGATCCGATGATTGAATTACAAGGTCTAGTTAAGGTGAAAAATCCTTATATGGAATTACCCTTTATTGCCGGAACGAATGCTTGGAAGAATGAGGTGATCCTTGATGGCTTATCAAAATAAATATAGAGATTATCTAGAAGGTAAACGACCTTATCAAGCATATCTGGATAAACCTCAAGAGTCCTCCTCATTCTTAGATAAGGCGATAGGGTATGGAGCAGCCGCCACGGGTTTAGCCGTTGGCGGCCTTTTGGCTTTAAAGAGTGGAGCCCTTCGAAAGCCAATTTCTTCTTTGATTGAACAACTTGGTAAATACAAAGAGGGTTATTTGCCAAAGTCTATGAAAGGCATCGAAGAATGGGCAGGACAAGATCGATTCAAGTTTAGCGAAAACTTCAAGAAATATGGGCTTGAAAATTCCTTAAGCATGGTCTTTACAGGTATGTCTAAGCTACCCAAATATATTGGAGAAGCCCAAGCTAAAGAAGCCGACTTCATTTTCTCTTCATTAGAGAAAAGTATGGATGAGATTAGTCGACTTAAGAACTCTCTAACTGATAAGAATCATACAGCAGATGATATTCACGGCATAATGAGCGAAGCCAGGGAAGCTTTGTTTCGTGATCATGGCGTAACTTATAAAGAGCAGGCAGAGCGTCTTAAAACCATGGGATATCGTCAAATAACTGCACGGGAAGTTTTAGAAACAGGGCGACATGATCTCTTTAAAAATCCTAAAGCCGTTGAAAGCTTCGTGCAAAGCTTTGATACCTATAAGGAATCTATGGCTAAAAAGGGTATTAATTTAGACTATGATATTATGATTGACAAAGACATTATGACGAACGCTGAAATTGGCAAGGCCAAAGGTGCGGCTCATAATGTTTCTGACATGCGTAATGCTCATAATATCATGAACCGGTTCATTCATAGTGCTGCTACGGATTTTGGATTCCCGTTTGTTAATATCAATCCCTTAAGAATGGCTTATGTTGACAATATCTTTAATATCGACAAGGTTCCTTTTGCTCATTTCTTATCTGGAGATAATTACAATCCCTTATTATCTAACTCTATAGGCAAAGCCATGGATCGCAAAGTCGGAGAAGACTTTGTCTTTATCAATGGAAATGTCTATAAGGCGAAACTTAACGATGGTCAACTTGAGACCATCATGAAGAACACCTATTTATCGGCGAGTCAAGAGGGGCCCGTTGCTCGTAATATGAGGATCATGTCTAATATTACGACATCGAATTATACCGGTCCAAAGAAGTATGGCTCATTAGGTAAGATGGCTTACGCTTTCTCAGACACGTTAGGCATCGGATTTTCAGATGGCCCGAATACGAAGTTTAGTGCATTTGATCCTATGTCTTATATTCCTGGTTTTGCGAATTACGTGGATCGATTTAAGCCATGGGACAAGATTGCTGAACGTGATTTAAAATACGCCTTTAGCGAAAAACCTGATTATATTGTCATGAACAAGATGAAGCACCTGGGTAAAGACGATCCAGGTGTTGTTTTTAAACAGTGGTTCGCCGGACGTAACGATCCTAATAATATAACAACGGCAACGCTTCTACCGTATACATTCTTTCAACGGATCGATGCATCACTCAGTCAAGTTAAGTTAGGATTACCTATCTATAATCAAGGGTCTGCGGCTGACATCTTTGCCAATTTACTGGTACGTCGTGGTCTTCCAATCGTTGCCGGTATCGCCGCTTGGAATTATCTAAACTTTGAATCTGAAGATAATCTAGGAGTTAACTTTGAAAAAGGTATTGCTCAGACTTATAAGAATGCTTCTATAGGACTTGCAGGAGTTCGTGATAAATTAGGGGTTACCAAGTGGGCGAAACATAAAACTGATCTCTTCCAGGGTGGAGAACAGATCGCTGAACTTCCTATTGTAGGTCGACTATTTGATCTTAATGACTCACAAGAGGAAACTCAGACGTTTTGGGATACCGGTATGGTTCCAATTCGTAAAGGTCGCTGGTGGCCTATGGGAAACACTCCGTATACGGGAGCTAAGATTGATCACTGGGAGCCTAACTGGGTTAGAAAGATAGAGTCAGATTATAAGTACACAGATGTCTTATGGGGTTCTAAGGACGAATACTGGGAGAACTCAATCTTCCCAACGCCTCGTCATCCATTAGCACCTATTGAACACCTAATAACAGATCCTTATCATTACGAAGAAAAACATAAACTAGATAGACCTTATTTAATGACCGGCGGTATCCCGGAGATTGACGAGATACCAATCGTAGGCCCATTAGCTGGAGCAACAATTGGTCAGATCTTAAAACCTCAACACAAGATGCATTTAGAAGTTTGGGATAAGCTTCATAAGGGTACTTATAGTGATAGCAAAATAAGCCCTACGCCGTCTGACATAATCTATCAACGTAAGATGGTTGATATGATACCACAGGGCCCTGGAGGGGTTACTGGCAGTGGTAGTAGCTTTAGTGGACAAAGTGGAAAGCAACCTTATCGTGGAACCTTCAAGGGTATCACAGCGACCGCTCCAAGGACTGTACGAGATAACGTAGGTCCCAATAGAGATTCGTTCGGTGAGATTACGATTGATGACGATCAAGACTTGAATTCAACGTATGGTGAGAGTATAGAGGTTTCTCAACAGGGGTCTCAAGTTGGTGCTAGGGCTTGGCTTGGTGTTAAAGAAATGGGTGGTATGTATGGTTTCGCGGCAAATACGGCATCCGGAGAAATAACACCTAATCCTGTAATTGCAGATACAAGGGCCATTACAAGTATGCGAAGACAATTCTGGGATCTACAGATCGGTGGTTTTGGAGATGACGTCAATGAAATTGGACGACGTTTCACTGGTAATCGTGAGAAATGGGAAGACGCTTTTAATCCCGTACGTAACCAGATGCCGAGCTGGATGCCGGGGAGTTCTTATTTTACGGACTTTAAACATGGCGATCCTTATGTAAAGATACCTAACGGTGAAACACGGCTGCCAGGCTCAGGATACGAAGCTCTATGGGGTCTTGGTAATCCGATGGATATGAAGATTGGCGCCAGTTCGATCGGTGGAACGAAAGAAGAAATTGTCAATCATCTACTCCATATGGATGACTTTAATAACGATGACATGGAAGAGATCTTAAACTACGGGACTAAAATCCACGCACAAGCCGAGCGAGAACTTATTAATTCCGGTGTTGCCCTTGCGACAGAAGAACACTTGGAAGATAAGGAAATGCGCATTAGTGGTATCTATGATGCTATTGTCGATAATCAAAAGTTCTTGGAATATTATAGTCAGCATGGTATACTTAACTTGGGAAATCTTGCTCAAAATGTAGCAGATGGACGAGCCGTTATGGACTTTAAAACGATGTCTGATAAGAAATATAATCAAAATCAGATGTTTGAAAAGAACCAAGAGCAGATCAATTTCTACATGCATGCTTCCGGTATTCATAGGGCTTATCTAGTTCACTTAAATAGAGATAAACCGGAACTTCCTCCGAAGGTTTATGGATTTGATTTCGATCAAACGATGCTGGATCAGACAATCGCTAAAGTTAATGACGCCCGCGACTATGTCAAAGGTATGATTGATAAAGGTATCGTAGGCCCAGCCGATATGTATGACTGGGTTGACCGTTATAGAATCTTATCAGATGTCGCTCCTTATTCGGATGAACTCAAGACAATTAAGAAACTCACACGAATGACAGATCTAAAGCCTGATCAAGTCGAACAGATTAAAGAGATCAATCAACAAACAACGGCCAAGAAAAAGCCTAAGCGACTTTATCCGTATCGGTTCTCGAATTCTAAGATCGAGAAAGAGACCGTTACAGTTGATAGAGTCATTGATAATAATACCTTCTTCACGAAAGAGTATCCAGATAATCCAATACGACTTGCAGGGGTCTCTGTCTCTAATGCAAAAGATAATAAAGTAGCAGACGCTGCGCGAGACTATTTATCGAAGATTATTTATTCGGGCGCTAAGGTTCAAATTGGCTATAACGCGGATCTAATGAATAAGATCAAAGACAATACGTATCAGACAATTCAATCTGTCGTTTATAAAGGTATGACAAATGTTAATAAGACACTTATTAATCAGGGCCTTGGCAAAGAGAAAGTCGAGGACTTCTCTCCGGCAGCAGTACATGCTCGTTTTAGATCCGATGAGATTAGTGTCGGTAAGGCATGGGAGTTTCTTGCCCATCTAGATAGTCCGGCAAATACAAAGTTCTTACAAGTTCGTTCCGCTCGTGAGTCGTATGAACGACGCGATCTTTATGGTAAGGACTGGCAAACATGGCAACATCCTGTAGACGACTACTTAGTTCCTTGGTATGATAATCTAATTCGTCGTAATCCGATTGTAGCTACCGTTTCTGGTGCCCTAATCGGTTCTCTCTTTGGAGCAAGCGTATCTAGGGGTAAGGCTCCGTTTGGTAAATTGGTTGGAGCTATGTTTGGAGCTGCTACGGTAGGAGGCGGTGCGCTTTATCGATCAGCCCATGATGCTATTACTGGAGAGAAGTGGATTCCAGAACGCCGACACAAAGAATGGAACTTCAACGAATACTTAGATACATTAAAGTATGTTAAATATGAATCCTTATATCGACAAGCGGCCGATACGGCTTTGTCTAAAGAGGGATTTAATGTTGATGAGTATTTAAGTAAACAGAACACACGACTTGATTTTAACAAGAAACTCCAGCGGTATCTGCTTCAAGAGAAACGTAAGCTTTATAAGGCAAACGAGTCTGAAGCAAAAGAGATTCTGCGGGCCATGAATGCTGAGATAAAGAGACAAGGCAATGATGTTGTCATTTCTGGCAATAACAAAGCTGAGATTATGAGTTCCGTCAATAAGGTTATGGCTGATGTACAAGAGAAACGCAAGTATATTAAGACTCCACCAACAACACCTATTGCTCGTGAGGCGCTTAAATATCATCAGTTGTCTAAACAAACGATGTATGGCTATGAATCGGGCGACCCTTTAACGAATTTACTTGCTGGTCTTCCAAAAAAGGATCGAGATTATTTAATGCCGTTTGTAACGGCACCTGAGTCCGATCGTAAAGAACTCTTAAGAGAAACACCACTTTATCTCAGGCGCGTTCTTGAATCGATGTGGGGCGAAAAGACCGTTGAGGAAAAGCCCCAACTCGAAGAATACTTTAAGACTCATGAACTTCCGGGGAGCGAGTGGGGCGGGTGGCGGCCAGATGTTAATTTAGATGACGTTAAAGTAAAGATTGTCAAACACGAAGGCATGGATGAATCCGAATTTAATATCTGGGCGGACGATAAACACCGGGCGGCTTTACTTAACCCTAAGATCTCAACACCGAGTCCTAATAAACATACAACGCCTGGTAAGATTAAGCGCGTCTTAGAAGAACTCCTAGGAACTACGGGACTTCATGATATACAGGTTCAAGTAGATCCTGCCAGTGGATATAAGGTCGATGTCGACATTGCTCGCGATCGTCGTCAAGAGCTTGAAGAGTATGTTAATCAGAATGCATCACTTATTATGTAGGGAAGTCTAATAGACTTCCCTTAAGTGGGAGGATCTATTAGATGAACGACAATGATTGGTTTAAGAATTATATACCGACATATCCTGACGAACCTGAATTAAGCACACCTAAGCGGTTTACATATACGCCAATAAGAGAAACTAGGCTTCCGCAAAGTAGTATTTTTAATTATAAATTACCTAGGAAAACAAGAGTTAATCATCCTGAGCTTTGGGATATTCCTACGCAAATTCCGAGTAATGAACCAGTGATAGGACTACCTAATTATAATTATGAGAGAACAGCGACTCGTTACTTTAATCTAAAGGGCAATAGCTTAATCGATAATAAACCTAATTATATGAGTTATGATAATCATGATTTTAAATACTGGGCACGACGTAATAAGAGATTTGCTCGGTACATGACGTACTCAAGTTCAGCAGATGAGTTTTTTCCTAAGAGAGCAATGCAAGGGCCACATCTACCACCTAAAACATTTAATATAGCTATTGGCCCAGATCATAGACCCTCTATAGAGGGATTTAAGCCAGGTTCTAGTATAAGTTATGTTGACGAATTAGAGTCGTATAATAGACTCTATCAAACTAAAGCTATTTTAGAGGATTATCAAGGACTTGAATCATGGACGCAAATTGATCGAGGGGAGTCAATCTCAGAAGCAGAATATAGATTGGCACTTAGTAAGAATGCAGATGCTAAGAACTTTGGTCTTGAGATTGGGACTAACGGCGATAGACGTTATCACTTGTTAGATAAAGATCTAAAGTTATCTTATAGTGAAATTGAACCGGATCTTATTGATGGTAAAGTTAATGTCTTAACCAATAAATCAAGTCTTGAATTTGATCGAATTAATAAGTATTATGCTCAAACTCAAATAGCTGATCGTCCTAAGATCGATGCATTACAAAAGGCTATTAATCTTAGCTCTAAGAATGGCAAACTCAATAATATTGACTTAGAAGAAATCTATAAGATTTCTGGAGTTAAGGATCTTCTTAAGTTTGCTGAGACGGAAAAACCGACACAACTTGAGATTTTACAACGTATAGCTGGCGTACTTGAGAATGGACTCAAATATCGACATTATAGATTCAACTTAGAGGGGTCCTTATATGCTAAAGAAGCTAAAGAAGCAAATGTCTACTTTGATATTCAAAAGGCTTTCAAGACCTTCTGGACAACTCAGTCTAAAGTAAAGCAGACTCGATCAACTTTCTTTGAACAAATGATTGAACTTTCGAATGATCAATTTGATCACTTAAGAAATCTTAATGCCAATATTGATCGTATGGCTGAAACGGGTGATGTTTCTTTAATTACTAAGGAACAATTTATGAAAGCTCAAGAGCAATTACTTGGCGAGTCAAGTCTTGGTGTTGATGATAAATTAAATCGACTTCAAGAGTATCATGAACAAACGATTGCTGACTGGGAATCGACATTACTTAAAGCCTCTAAGGAGCGCGGAGAATTACGAGATGCCTCTCCATATAATGCTTATAGGCAGCATATTGGTGACGCTTTAACTAAGAAAACCATTATAGATGGAGTTAGTTATTTAGAGCCTGCGGAATTACAGTCCGCCAAGGGGCAAGCGCAAGTCTTAAGTAAATGGCAACAAGTTGCTAAAGACAAAGTAGGTGTCTATTTCGAAGGCAATATCCTGCCATGGGATATCGTTGAAAAAGATGGTAGAATTATTGCTACGGAACAAGGGATTCAAGCAACAGGAGATAACCTCGAATTCATTATTGAAAAACCCAAGAACCTGAAAAAGCTATTAAAGAGTCTTAACGAAACAAATCAATTAAGGACACTGGATGCTTTTAAAGATATCTCTCCTAATGCTTTGGCTCTCGATAAATCTAAAGGTAGTAAACTTGTTCAGCTAAATCTTATTGCTGATGAAGAATTAGAGAAATCATTAAGAGACGGTTTTGATGATACGATTAAACGTCTTCGTGACCGAAACCTAAGTGAATACAAGAAAAGCCTAGAGCTTAACAATATAAACATGGCAACCGTCGAAGAAAGCTTCATGAAAGGTTTTAGTAAAGTATCAGGGTCTAGGTCCAAGGCACCGACGAAGCTTCTTGATCTTCTTCATCTTAAGGCACCGTGGGCTCTTAATCATGAAGTCGAAGATACGTTGCAAACGGCATACCTTACTATGATAACTACGATTCGTAATAAGCCGGATCTTAACTTAACCGTTGGTACTAAAAACTTAAAGGATATAAATCAGCTAGGTAAGCTGACAGATAGCATCTTTGAAAAAGGCCTTGAAGATGACTTCGTAAGTAATCTATATAAAGAGATTTTTCACAACACTGGCAATGTACGAGACGCTGCTGAATTATCAATGGCACGTATGATTCATGAAACGATACAAAGCCATGGCACGCCTGTGCTCGAAAATGATGCGACGATTAAGTACATCTTTAACAAGATTACTGAGGGTGTTAAATCCAAAGGATATTCGTTTAACATGACAGCCAATCGCTATCATCATCTTCTAAAGCATGATAATGAGAAGTTTGATATGTCTGAAGTTGATATCGATACTGAGGATTATTTTGGAGATGATGAATTCTTAGAGAAAGGGACACCTAAAGATACTCATTATGAATCAGGTTACGACCGCGTTAATGAATCAGACAATATCATTAACAGTCTTTTAGACTCTAAAACGGATGAGGATCTATTTACTCTCTTTGCAAAGGACGGTAAGTTAACGTTAAAACCTGCTGATGCTCGCGAAGCCGTAGAGCTTGCTAAAATTATTTCAGCGCCTGGGTTTAGAGCACAGATGAAACTAATTGGTAAGGATAACGTATACACAACAGACACCTTTAAAGTTCGCGACAATCAACTTCACTTTGCTAACTCAAATGGACAGTGGCAATCGTATTATGATACATCAACGACTAAAGAGGTTTATACTCCAGGAAAGACTCAGGTCTTAGATATGCCAAGACAAATTAACAATGCTCCAATTGAAGAGTCGGTTAATACCTTTATACAAGATGAAGTCTATCGTGACTTAGGTGCTGGATTTGACGACTTAACTAAGATGACACCCATTGAACGGATGAAAGTAAACCCAAGTACGATCATTGGCAGTATGGATTTAGTCAATCAAGGTCATCAAATGGTCGGTGTCGATTTTGAGACAACTGGATTTGTCAAGCCTAAAGTTGCCATGGCAAATCAAGATGCCTGGATTCATCCAACGGAGATTGCCTTACAGTATCGACACTTAGAAAATGGCGTCCTGCAAAATGATGGTCAGTTGAGTATGATGATTAAACCTAGTGATGCGATGCAATCACACTTAAATGATCTCGATAAATTGGATCTTGCTAAGGATGAAGATCAATGGTTTATGCGCAACATTGCCAAGTATGCTCCGGACAAAAAGGCCGATTGGGCCAATAAAGATCTTAAGCTTAATAAGGATTTGTTGGATCAGTTAAAGACCGACGCTAAGGCCGGAATAAGTCACTTAACTGAAAATGCTAAATATACGTTACCCGAAGCGATGTATGAGTTGGACACGGCATTAAAAGACAACGTTTTAGTTGGTGCTAACTTTGCTAAAGCCGACTGGCCTTGGTATGAACTTTTTAAGCATAGAGTTAATACCGAAGGCAAGGCTATTATTGATATTGATGACTTAGTCAATACACGCCGACAACAATCTAATCAAGCAATGGATGCCTTTGTCACTAGTGCTTCCGTAGACATACCTGAGGCAGAAGCTCGCTTTATTGCTGAAAAGGTCTTTGCCAGAGGTAAGGTCTTTACGAATAAGAACACGAAGCTATTAAGTGATGATCTACGTAAATCTCTGACTGAAATTAGTACTATGGGACGCAGAAATAATTACTTGTCCCAGGTAGTTAATCAACTGGCCCAAGGTAATGTTGAAAAAGCTAAAGCATTAAAGGGACCTAATCGAGCGGGCCCTATCAAAAAGGAAATCGTCGATGCGATTAATGAACGAACAGGACTTACCAAGACGGCCGGATACTTGGATACTCAGATTATGTCTCGCTGGCTCAATCAAGACGAGAGACATCATGATCTAGCAAGTGTTATAAAACGCGAAACCGGCAGTGTACTAACTGGAGCTCATGAGGCCATGAACGATGTTCAAGGTATGATGGATGCTACGGATTCTCTAGTCAATAAATTCATGGCCAAATTTAAGCATGAAAAAGTTCAGCCGGGTGATTGGTTTGCTAAACTCTCGGTTCAATATGATAATGTCCCATTAGGTACGTATCAAGTGGGTGACGATGGCGTTTACGAAGTTAAACCCAAGATCAAAGGCCATAAGAGTACGTACGCTATGGATCTCTTAGCTCCTGAAGATCCTTTAAATAAGGAGGCTAAACGTCGCAAGTATACGATTCAGGGTAAGAGTAAATCAGAGATTCAAGCAAAGCTTAATAAGAACTATCTCTATGGTTCTAAAGAAGAAGCCGAACAATTTGCTGATTACTTAACGTGGGATCATGCTAGACGTCAATCCGAGAAGCTTAACAATTATGATGAAATCATGCGTACGAAACGCCATATAGCTATGGCTAAAAAGAGTCCTATTGATTCAACTGAGTTCGGCGGTATCTACGAGGACCTTGAAGTTAAAGCAGCCCAGGAGCGCTTTCAATCTAAGTATGATATAAAGACGGGTGATTTAACGAATCTCGGTCTTGTCGATCAGGTTGAACAGGATTTTAGGAATGGTAAACCTGTGACTCTTCAAGATAAGGCCTTAGCCGTTAATGCTCACCGCTTTGATCCAGAGTATGGAATCTATCAGTCTCAGACTCATCTATCTCACAATCAACTGCAGAACTTATCTAATATGGAAGAGTTAATGAATTCCGATGAGATGACGTTTCGCGAAACGACGCATCGTAAAGTTAGAGCCCTAGAAGAATCTAGGGTCATCAACAGGGATGAGGCTGCTGAGATCATTGCCAATATGAATGCCGAGATCAAGGCGAACGGGTCACGACCTAAGACAAAAGTTCATGGTGTTGTTGATCTTGGTCAAATTGGAAGAACAGAATCAAGTAAAACTATGATGGGTTCTTTACTCGATATCCAAGGTGAAGAATTCTCTATGGCCGCGGCAACCCCTAAACAGGCCTCTCAAGGGATCTGGTCTATAGCGGGTGATCTTTCTAAGCAGTATATTGATCGAGGAATTGACGAAGGAACAGCTTTACGTTATGCCCTAAGGCGGCAAGTTATGCCTGCCCTTCGTAAACGGTTTGATCTTAAGTCTAATAAGGTTGATACATTGGCTAAGCAAATCTCACAGATGGTTATGAATGGCGAAGTAAAGAACCTTAAAACTGGTGAGACTGTAGATCCTTTTGTTATGGCGGACGATTTAACAAAACCAGTGACTTTAAACAAAGACACCACATGGGATCAAATTAATGAGCGACTCTTTAAGGATATTAATGCTAACATCACAGATTTACAGAAGACCCGTGTTGAGCAATCTATGAGTATCTTAGATAGTAACCTACCGCTTTATACACGTTCCGTAACAGACTATGGTGATATTGACAGTCACTTACCTATGCAAGGCGATGGTACTGCAAGTAAATATCTTAAGGACTTAGACGATACTTTATCAACCGTTTTAGATAAAGATCTACATACTAGAAACTGGGAAAAAGCAAGGGACGCTGCTTATAATTTAAGGTCTACGATTTACAACGGAGCACCTATAGCGGATGCTCACGCTGAATCTCTCCGGATAGATGCTGCAGTTAAGAGTGGTCATTATAGTCCTGAATTTTCTACGGAAGTTGGAAACTTTGATAAGGCAAGTACCGAGATGCAAAGACAACTCTATGGGGACATGACATATTTAGGCCAGGGAGAATACTCAGGCTCTAAGTTGTCTGAACTACCTAGAACCTACATGCAAAAGGTTATTGAGGATCCTACGTATAAATATAGTAGTATCAAAAATGCCATTCAACGATATGTGAATCTTACGCCGGATGGTCCGGATAACAAAGGTGCGGTTCAACGCCGGTATGTACCAGAGCCTATTACCCGACGTTTACGTGAAGAAATAGGTATAAGTCAAGAAGAACTTGAGGCGGGCTTTAGAAATGGCAATAAACGAGATAGACAAATTGTTGCCGAGGCTATCGCTAAAGTCAATAGACCTCTTGTTGAGACCATGAAGGATGGGTTAAATCATCCCAAGGGTTTGATATCTAATACGATTAGTGATTTAACTCGTGGATCATTCCGTATGCCCGAATTTCATATGCCAGAAAGGACAGGTATTATAGGTCTTGGAATTGGAGCGGTCGCCCTGGCGGGCTTAGTCTTAAAAAATAGTATTCGACAAGATAAGAATACTCCAGGATCACGACCGAATGGAGAAGTCCCTACTGGTGATAGTAACTATATTCCTCCGCCACCGTCGCCTCCTCAACAACCGGTAGCTCATGTCGAAACAAAAGGAGAAGGTCTTGACGGTTATCATATTAAAGTTAGCGCCAAGAATAGCGTAGGCGTTTCGAATGACCATATTGGCAATACCATTTCTCGTGGAATGCAAGAGAGCACTGGCGTTGCTCAGGTCAATATAAATTCCAAAGACGATCATCAGGCTTTCTCAATGGACTTTGTACGTAACATGTTTACTAATCTAATCTAGGGAGTGTTGAAATTATGACTCCAACTGGAGCGGTACCTAAAGATGATGATATACCGGCACATCGAGTAACGGCCGATGAATATTTCCTTAGAATTGGTGATTGTCAATTTGTCATTCCTCCGACGAATATTCGAGTCATTAAATCGAGCTCTATTAATACGACTCCAGGACTTAGACAAATGGAACCGATTAAAACTAAGGACGGATACACAACAACTCAAATTAATATTGAGCTCTTCTTTAACGGTAGAGAACAAATTAACGGATTTGAGATGACGGCACCTGACGGCGGTAAATATTATATGGATGGTTTGAGATCCTTAGTCGCACAGTTCAGACGGCTTCCATTCTTACCTATTATTAATGAACACTTAAATAACATTCATGATATTCATAACGTAGCCTTAGCTAGTATGGTTACACAGAACGTTCCGGGATTTCCGTATGTCTTTAAAGTCGGTCTAACTCTTTATAAGATGACCGTGACACCGTATATCAATCTGCCGGATTGGTCTTATGATGAAATTATCATGTATCCACTCTTTCGCTGGTATTATCAGCAGATGCTTAAGCCAGCGAGTTCTTTAAGTAAAATGACTCTAGCTCCAGTTATGAACTTTGATATGGGACTTCATGCCTATGTCTTGAAGGAAGATCTACTAAGGGATGCTAACAATAAGACTAGTGGAACAGAGACGCCCGTCACATGGCAAGAGATGCCAATCCCTGAAGACTTGATTATTACAAACTTCACAGTCTCTATGGGAAATGTTTTAACACCTATGCAGCTTAGCTTCTCGGGGGATCCGACGTATCAATACTTTGGATCCCTAGATACCCGAGTTAGTTTAACGATGCATACACAAAATAAGGGTGCTATTATCGCCTTAGATGAATTACGCGCAACCTTAGAACGATATTCTAGAGAGTACCGAAATCGAATCGTGACCGGTTATGCCATGGTCTATAATGAAATCCTATCGCTCTTCGGAATAACTTACGCGATGATTGAGAACATGGCCGTTAATACAGTCGAAGGATATCCCGGTACGTTCGAGATTGTCCTTGATCTCATTAGTTATGATAAGACTCGTAGAGCAAGTGATGTTATTGATCCTCAAGCAAGTGGCGCTAAACTCATGAAGATTCCTTACTTAGAAGGCAAAGATAATAAAGGCGGTACATACGAGGATTTAATTACCAAGGAAAGTAACGCAAAGATGAATGCCATTAACGATATTAAACTAAAGAAGTTTATTAATCAGATTGAACTTTATCCCGATCTAGAGTTACCACCTCTAGAGGAACTTGCTAAGGCTGTTGATCAGATTAATACCTATCGTCAAAGTAAGGGTCAAGAAGTTCTTCCTGTAACAAGTGCTAATTTTAAAGGCTTTGAGATGTCGGTTTATGCTAATCCGGATTTCTATATAAGCTATCCTCCGATTACGAGCTTACCAGCAAACGCATCAGATCTTGATGCTGTTATCAATGCATCTAAAGCCGTTCAGCATAAACAAGGAACAACAACGCAAAGCGCAGCCAATGCAGCAGCCGCCGTTTCGACGGGTACTCAACCAAAACCATCAGCTATCCCTAAGGCGATGACAGTAACCGGTAACGATAATGGGTCTAAGATCTGGAATTTTCTTATTGATAAAGGAGTCGGTCCTCGTGCCGTTGCTGGTATGATGGGTAACTTCCAACAAGAATCACAGCTTAGTCCGACGGCAGAAAATCCATCAAGTCATGCTTATGGAATAGCCCAGTGGCTAGGATCTCGCAAAACAGCGCTCCAAATTCATGCATCGAGTTTAGGCTTACCAATCTCTTCGTTAGAAGCACAATTAAGTTATCTATGGAAAGAGTTAACTGGAAGTGAATCTGCAACCTTATCAAAAATTAACAGCGCAACAAGTATTAGAGATGCCGTTATAATATTTGAAAATGGATTCGAACGTGGATCACCGGCAGAAAAGGTTATCGAAAAACGTACAGAATTTGCCAATTCTATTTATGCTAAATACGCTAATGGTTCAGTACCAACTACTGGACAAGAACATAGCGTTGGAGCAACGATGGCTTCTGCAACAAAGGCTGCCGACGAAGTTCTAGCTAAACGCTTATTAGAGGGTAACAAATTACCTATGAAATCCGCGATCACTAAAGTTGTTCTTCCAAAAGATAAGGCCGGTCAAGATGAATGGCTAAAGGGTGACCATGATCCAGTAATAGATTGTAGAAATCCTAGTGATGAATCAGACCTAGGTGAACTAATCGAAGAGATGGGACTTGATATGCGTCTCTATAATCAACGAAGCACTATGAATCGAGCCTTTCCTACATTTTTAATGTTAATGGTTGATGAGGGAATGTGGGTTGACGGTAGACGTCTATGGGATAATTATTATGCTTATCACATGTTGACCTCTATTGAAATAACACATGAAAGGTCACAACCTGTTGGTACGGCTGTCATTACTATGAGCGATGTCTATGGGGCCTTAAACTATACTCCATGGCATACTTATAATATTCCTGATGTCTCTGTTACGGGTGTCTTAGGTTATGCCGATAAGGCTATGACAAGTATTGCTGACGGTCTTGATGGAATCTTTCATACTCACATGCTTGATGATTATAAACGTATGAAATTCGGCATGCTTCCAACAATCAATGACGATATAATTAAAGATCGCAATTCTAAATATGCTATGCTTAGGGTTAATCCAGGAACTCGTATTCATTTAAGAATGGGCTACGGATCGGTCGCATCGTTATTGCCGGTCAACTTTAATGGTTCAATTGTTGAAATTGACACAGGAGATATTATAACGGCAATATGTCAATCTGATGGTCTTGAATTAGCCAATATGCTCGGAGACTTTGCCGGCCAAGCTAATGCGACAAATAGTTATTATGATCTATGGGGCCTTCAATTGGGATCTCATCCACAGGGTATTTTCTTTAAGATCTTAAAGGATCGAGACCATAATCTGTTATGGTCCTTAACTAATTCGCAAACGTCTGATGATGGAATCCTGATGATTGCTGCAGCGTGTAAGCGTCATGGTATGAATAATGCCTATGGTATTGAACACTTCGGTTATCTTGATCATGCTGATAGAATTGATAGTCGAGATAATGAAAATGCTTTTGGAGTCCTATTTAATATGGACGGGTATGATTTAATTAAGAATATTTATTCAAGCTATTATGGCTATGAAGAACTTGATTGGTCTTACACTTCAGGCAATGGTAGTGCAAAAATAGGTAAAGACAACGCTGAACCAGATATCTTACTTAAGATGACCGATAAGAGCTTATGGGATATTGGTCAAGTTTTAGCGGATACCGTGCCGGAATATATTTGCGCTCCTCATTATCATGGATTTCATTCAACACTATTTTATGGAATGCCTCATTACTATGTTAAGTATGATTATGACCTACTTGACCCTAATGGTGATTACTCGCGTGAAAATCTTGCCGAACTCTATAAGCCCTTTCAACAGATTCATATCTTTAATTCGGCCGAAGACATATTATGCAATAATATCAAAGTAAGCTCAAGGGATTTAGCAACGGTTGTTGCGCCAAGTTATATGTTTGATGATGATATGACGTGTGACGATAAGATTTGGGCAGACCCAACGATAAAACCAGAACTCCTTAGGGTACAAGCAATTGATACACAGATTGTACAAGATTTCTTTATGAACGACTGGATTAGTAAGTACATATTCAGTGGTGGTGCGACAGTTGTCAATGGCCTTAAGGATGCTTGGAATTATCTCATGGAAGCTCAAGGTAAAATATCGGCAGAGGATGTTAAGAAAGCCAGTGCTAAACTAAGATTTAAAGCTATGAAAGATTGGAACCCAGGACGGTTTCAAGCGCGTAATGCTGGTACAAGCTATATGGTTCGTAATTTTAGAAATATGTATCGAGGTGAGTTAACTATTCTTGGTGATCCGTCCATTAAACCTCATGATTCTATGATGCTTACAGATTTCTACTCTAAGATGCATGGCATGACAGATGTAGGACGAGTAACGCATCACATGGGCGTTCAGACGGGATTTATGACATCGATTAAACCGGATCTAATTTCAACCGTTAAGGGATCAACTAGAGGGTTTCTTCATTCGACGGCAATAAAATTAGTTGGAAGCGTTGTGTCGTATACTATTGCACGAAAACTAGCAATGTCCTTTATCTCTCGAAGTTCTGATAAAATTCCTATGAGTGCATTAAAGGGTTTCTCTGGTTTAGTTGGTCGAGGTATGGGCGCAGTTACAAGAGCTAGTAGCGAAGCGGGTTCAGCATTAGGCATGGCAAGTCGTATTAGAGTTTTTGTTAGAGGGTTATTTGTCGCCTCGACTACGGCTGAAGTTGCTGCAGCTCCCGTAAGCATGGGTGGAACACTAGTCGCCGCGGCTATTGAGATAGCAGCTTGGACTTTAATTGATCAAGCCTTTAACTATATTGAACGAGAATTCTTTCCGGAATCTGCGATTAACATCTATCCACTTTGGTATAAAGAATGGCCATATGTCGCCGGTATTGATTGTGCCAAACAAATCATACCAGGATTTTCACTTGATAATAGCTCGCCAAGTTCTGATGGCGAAATAGGAAGTAGTTCTTCCGGAGGACTTAGTAATACTATCGGTGGCAATCTATCGTATTATCCTTTAAGTAAATCAGACTGTAATGGATCAAAGAATGAATTTGGACCGAATAAGAATTATTCGAGCGGCATCCACCATGGTCTTGATTTTGGTACCGGAGTCCAGGAAGACCGTCCGATCTATGCGCATTATGATGGGATTGTTGAATCCGTTGGACTCGATCCTAGTTATGTCTATGGTAAACATGTTATCTTAAAGCATGCGAAACACCCAAGGTCTAACCGTACAAATTATTATACGTTGTACGCTCATCTCAATTCTGCCAGTGTTGCAATTGGCAATTCAGTTAAGGCTGGTCAAAACATTGGCGCATCTGGTCAAACCGGAAATTGTCGAGGTGCTCACTTACATTTTGAATGTCGAGCTTCAAGCAATAACGATGGCGATTGCAGTGATGCCTTTAATCCCAGAGAACTATTACAAGAGAGTACGTATCCAGCTTAAGGAGTTGTGCTTATGAGTGAATTACACAAGGCTATCTATGAGAAAGTCTTAGCTCCGGAATTTAAGAAACGTAAGCACTCAACGAAAGGTCGTATTGTCTTTTACGATCATCTTAATAATCGAGCAATCGTTGAGTGGGAAGACAACAATATCAAGATGACAAAAGCCGGTGTTTCGGTTGCTTTGACCGGAGGATCAAGTACCTCCGGTCCATTCCCTGGAGATACTGTCTGGTTAGAATTTTCTAACGGTAATCCTATGATGCCTAAGGTCGTAGGATTAGTTGAAGAATCCTACGAATCAAACGTTCGGACTGCACGTATGAAACATGAACGTAAGGGAGCCTACGTTCCAGATATTATCGATGGAAAAACTTAAGAGGTGATAGTAAATGCTTGGTGGCGATAATGAAGCAAGTTTAGATCAACGATTAAAAGCCCTTAACCAGGACTTTGATAAGGCGGCCGTTCTATCATCGGCACCTAATTATGAACAGGCAGAATGTGGCTGGGTTCATCCGAACAATACGTCTATGATGAAGATTAGAGATAACGGCTGCATTGATATCTTTGGCGGTACGGATAATGGACTTCGAATTGATCCAAATAAGAAGAGTATTAACGTAATTGCTTCTCACATGAAGGAACACATTGGTGATCTCCATAGCTGGATTAGTGATTTCTCTATTACAGATGTTAAAGGGCCATGGACATTAAATGCAATTAATGTCTTTATCAACGCTAAGAAATCTATTAACCTAACGGCCGGAACGACCATAAACTTTAAAGCGGACAAGATTACAGGTAGAGCCAATCGATATGATTTTGATTAGGGGTGATATCTATGCCAGGTGCAATATGTGTTAGCGATAAGATGAGCGGTCATGTTCCTCATCATAATGGACACGGTCATTCATGAGGTGACTCTTGGTGCCCGTGTGGCGGCCATGATGTAACCGGTACTCAAACCAAAGGTAGTTCTAAATTCTTTATCTCAGGTAAAGCGGTAGCTCGCGTTACAGACGGTGGGCCATCGACAGATCCCTGTAGTGGATCAGATTATGTTAATACACATGGTAGTTCTAAGTTCTTTGTACAAGGACAAGCTATCGCTCGCATTGGCGACAAGGTCGATATTTATCCTGGAACTGGAATTATGATAACCGGTTCCAGTAAATTCTTTGTAGGAGGGTGAGATATGTCTCGCTACGATGTAACGGATTTAAAGTTAAGTCCTGATGGTGATCTAGTTTTAGTCAATGGCGATCTCGGTCTCGTCACGGAAACTGAGATGATCAAACAGAGCGCTTATAATAGAATTCGCTCTATTAATAAAGACTGGTTTTACGATAAAATTGGAGCTACGCTTGAACAGCTTCTAGGTTTATCTAATACTAAAGAGACTGGTGATAAGGGAATTGACCTCTTAACTAAAGCCATGACAACCGATGGATTTATTAATAAAGACGACCTCTATATCAAGGCAACTCCTATTAATGGTACGCGCATTGTCTACTTCGTCTTTATTAATTCACCCTTTAGTGATAATGGCCCTATTGGTTTTGAAGTAGCCGTGGATCTTGGTAACGGCATTAAGATTAAGGAGGTATAAGCATGATCATTACAAAGTCTTTAGATGAGCTAATGACTCAGACTATGGAACGTCTCAGTGGTACTTCAATTACTGAGATAGGGCCAGGCGGCGTTGCACGATTACTCCTTGCTATTATGAATGAAAACTTATCAGAGTTTTATAGTATCTTTAGTCTTAATTTAGCTCAGGCCTGTATCTCTCAAGCAACGGAAGGTAATATTGATCTGATTGGTTTCATGCTTAGTTGTCCTCGTATAACGGGTGAATCGGATGACAATTACAAATATAGAGTTTGCAATCAAGTTTTAACGATTGCCTCGGCAAACGAAACAGCGATACGACTTGCAGCTCTTTCAGTGGATCTTGTTAAGAATGTTATATTAAAACCCTATACATTCGGTACTGGGTCTTTCTCAATTTATATTATTACCGATACCCCTAATACAAGTCAGGAAACCATTAATGAAGTTCAATCTAAGATCAATGAAGTTAAAGGATACGGTATACGATTCGCCGTCTTTATTCCCAAGACGATTCCTATAGAGTTTAAGGCTATGATTATCTTTACTAAAGGAACCGATGATGCTACGAAAAAGATCATAACAATTCAGGCTAAGCAATTAATTCGAGATTATATTAACTCTCGAATGCCGGGCGAGTCGATTGTTATTAATGAGATCAACGAAATCATTATGAGTATCTCTGAGACAATCTATGATTACCAAATCACGAGCTTTGCCATTAATGGCAGACTAGCATTAGCTACAAACCAAGATAGTAAATGGAATGAACGCTTTATTGAATCCTCAAAACCTAATGCAATCGATGTACACTAAGTCACAAATCAGCCACTCTACGTGGTTTATATAATATGAGATCATTATCGTGGTTAACTGCCATGAACTATAATGAGTAGGTGATAGATATGACAACTCGCACTAAATTAAATCCAAGGCAGATTGCCTCTGTGGGCCCTAATCAGGAGTCTACAAATTTAGCTGATCAAATCTCAGGGTTTGACACATCGATCACTCAGCTAAATACTGATATATCAGATATTAATATAAACTTCACCGAGGCAAGTGAAACAATTAATAGTCTCAGTGAAGATGTTATTAATATTCAAGGCGTTCTTTCAGACTTAGGCGCGGGTCCTAAGAGCTATAAGGGCCCCGTTGACAACGTTAACTCTCTACCCGTTTCAAGCGATAATGATGGCGATGTTTACTTAATCATGGATTCTAGTTCCTTCGTACGATGGAGTGCTACACTTGCAGTTTATAAGCCTGTTGGAGGATCAGGATCGGGACAGTCAGACGGCTTAGGCGCTACAAATGCTATCTCTGAATCAAGTTCAGTTGCTTTAGTTGATGGTATTACAAACGTTGTTATCAATCAGTTTGATTACAATCCCTTAAATGATGTTTTACGAGTGTACTTTGAAAATCTACGACTTTACGAACCGGATAATTACACGCGCAGCGAGGATGGCAGATCTATTAACCTAATAGGCTTTAGCCTAAAGGCTGGTGAAAAACTACAATTCGAAGTGTTAAAAGACGTCTCTGATAATCTTGGTAACTTAAACTTACTAGATACAAACAGTAAGGCAAATATTGTATCAGCTATTAATGAGATTAAGAGTGCAGTTTCAACCTATGGTTCTGGCGTTGCCAATGGAACCTTTTCAGAGTCAACATATGTCGCAGATTCTGATGGCATTACAAACATTGTTATTAATGAAGGTCATTATAATCGTGTAACGGATATTTTAAAGGTCTATTTAGACAACTTACGACTTTATGAATTTGATAATTATATTCGAAATGACGATGGAGTTACGATTGATTTAATCGGCTTTAGTTTAGATATCGGAGATAAATTACAATTCGAAGTATGGAGCGATATGTCAAGTAACGTTGGTGATTTAACGGAATTAAATACTGATAATAAATTAACGATTGTTTCAGCAATTAACGAGCTTATACTGACAACGTCATCTTATACTGACAGTCAGATAACGCTTCTCTCTGAGGCAATTGAAGGTCAACTATCAGAGCTTATTAATACAATCGCTGACCAAGTACTGGCAAGATTAGCCCAGTAAGAGTTTAAAGGAGGTAGATTAATTATGAAACCAATAATATCTAGTCTAATTGAACAATTACAAATTAAGAATACCGATGAAGATTTAGCCTTAAGTCATTTAATTGGAGCTAAATTTTACAAGGGCCCAGTTGCTACTGTAGATAATCTACCACTTTCTAGCGAAAACGATGGCGATCTTTATTTAATAAAGAATACCAATCTCTTTATGAGATGGGATGGTATTCATGATGAATATGTTCCCGTAGGAGGAACTACATCAACACCCGATGATGAAGAGCCAACGGGCGGGTCCCCATTGGCATCGAATACTCAGCAAATTAATCTTATCAATGTTCCTGCTAATTATTCGTGTGATATTGCAATTACCGCAACAACGAATTATGATCGTCCTCCTATTGAAGTATTAAAGTTTGTTCCAGGAACGGACAACGTTACAACGGTTGAATGTGATTTTCTAGCAAGTGATGCTGAAGATTTTATTCACGATGATCAAGTGACATTTGATGGACAGCTTTATCTAATAAATAGCTATTCACTTCCAATTGTTGATGAAGGTGTTTTTGGCACGAGTCATTTATATAGTATTGCTATTGATCTTTCTGCGTATAAATCTATTGATAGATTGGTTGTGAACTAATATGGCAATTACGGGACGAGATTATTCAACAACTAAAGTTACATGGAGCACTGCTGATAAGGCCGGCGAAATTAATCTAAGCAATAATAACCTAACAATACAAACTACTGCAGAGAATATTGCTACGCGAGCAACTCAAGGCATCTCTGAAGGAAAATGGTATTGGGAAGTTTTACTCAGTACTGCTCTTAATCATGTGATCGGTATATCAGATGTTAACACTTCTATGACTTCTGCTCCACTGTCGAGTGCAACAATTCGTACATGTAATCCAGGAGCTGGAACCTTGATCCCCGGAGTCCTAGCCTACACTACGGCCTTTGTTGTAGGAAATGTTATCGGCGTTGCTCTCGATATGGATATTGGTACAATTACGTTTTATAAGAATGGCGTGTCTCAAGGTATCGCTTTTAGCGATCTTAAAACTTTAGGTATTGTTTATCCAATAGCAATAAGCTATTCCACAGTATCAACGGTTTCTACTGTTAATTTTGGAGCTAGTGCCTTTAGTTATTCTATTCCAAGTGGCTATAGACCACTATGGCCACAAGAGTTAACACAAGTTTCCCTTGGTAACATGGTAACAGATTTAAATAACACAAAACCTGGCGACATGATTCCTTGTCGTTATACAGCAATCTCAAACACGGCTGGTGTTTTTTCTGAACTTGGAGTTTGCGTTGCTAGTGAGATCCCCGTTACTGGAACGGCGACACCTAATGGACTATTTAACTTTGTTAAAGTAAGTAAAGGCACATGGATTGCTGATCGTGTCGTTCAAACCGGAATTAGCTGGGACGCCTTAAATATTGCAAAGTTTATTGAAGGTAACAATACGGTACCTCCATATGGAGGTAACATTTGTATTGCTGGTGTTCCTATTGAAAATAACCATAATACAGTCTATATCCCTTTGAATGCCTTTGACACTAACACTGGAACAACATGGAAATCCTTAGAGTATAATACTGATATTAATGGAGCATCATGGATCGGTTATGATTTTTTAATTCCAAGACATATACGACAAATTGTTCTCTCTCAAGCGATTGCTCCGAGTGCTATGTCAAGTATTATCGTCCAGAGTTCATCGGATAAAACCAACTGGATAACCATAGAAACGATTACTCCATCTACATCCGTAACGACCGCTCAAGCGTTTGCCTTACCTGTTTCTGGCTCAAATCAATACTGGAGACTCTTAGCAAATGCCAATTGCACGTTAAGTAATTGGATTGTGTCAGAGGTTCAAATGATGGAGTCTAATAACTTTACTAGTAATATTCATGTTAAATCATTATCTGGAGGTAACGGTTATATTGATACCTACGGTACATCAACTTCGGTGAATGCTAATTTAGGTGCCTATCCGCCAAATAACGAATGGGATACCTTTATTCGATTATCTGATCTTGATGGTAAAATTACAGCCGGCGATGATAATGTATGGCACTGGAAACTTAATGGAGCGTCATGGACCCAGGAAACACCAATTAATTCACTTAATACTTATGCTACTAGAGTTTATCGAAGCGGCCCATCGTTACTTACGGATCTCTATACGTTAGCATCAAATTCTACCTCGGGATTCCGTCCGGTTTTAAAATACTATGAGGCTTAAATTTAAGCTTAACTAATCAAGAAAGTAGTTGATATAATGGCTAATCGTTATTGGGTAGGCGGTATTGGAAACTGGGATGCGACGACCACTCACTGGTCTGCTACATCAGGCGGAGCTGGAGGCGCAAGTGTTCCAACATCTGCAGATAATGTTATTTTTGATTCCGCCTCGTTTACTGCTGAAGGCCAAATCGTTACAATAGGTGCTATAGCGAATTGCCTAGATATAACTTGGACGGGTGTTAAATTTACACCAACGCTAACTGGAGCATCTTATGTATTAAATATCTACGGATCTCTAACATTAATTCCTGAAATGATATGTTCATTTTCTGGAGGAATAAACCTTGTTAGTACGTCGTTTGGTAGAACAATAACAAGCGCGGGACAACCATTAAAAACCATAACATTTAATAGCACTACGGGCGGTTGGACATTGTTAGATGATCTAACAACAAGTAATACTGTATTCATGGTAAAGGCCGGAACCTTTAACTCCAATGATAAGGACATTACTTGTTCAGTATTTAATACTGATGGAACTTTAGTCAGAACACTTTCGTTAGGTGCTTCAGTTATTCGCTGCGGATCAGTAAGTATTAGTTCAATAACCGGTCTTTCATTTCTTGCGGATTCCGCTCAGTGGATCATGACAGGCGGCGGAACATTTAATAGCACCTATGCTTTATTTAATAATATTGAATTTGCATCAGGTGTCACGACAGTACATACTTCAAATACCTTTACTAACTTTGTTATCGATGCAGGCGTTACGGTTCAATTAGTGTATGGCACTACGATGACCGTCGTTAATATGACGACTAATTCAACGCCGACAACAAGGGCAACACTTAAATCTAATTCTGCAGGTACTCCAGCTTATCTTTACAAAGCTACTTCTGGTACGATTGATATCTCGAATTTAATTATTCAAGATATCAATGCTAATAATTCAAATGCTATGTTCTTATTTAGAAATTCTAAGAACGTTAGCGGTAACTCAGGTTATATGCAATTCTTTAAATATTGGGTCGGCGGTACCGGAAGCTGGACACAGACCGCTCACTGGTCTTTGACAAGTGGCGGGGTCGGCGGAGAACCTATTCCAACAGCAACTGGTTTAGATAATGTTTACTTCGATGAGAATTCATTTACTAGTGATGACCAGGTTGTCACGGTAAACTCCGTTGCTTATTGTCGGGATATTGATTGGACGGGTGCCTTATATAGTCCAGACTTAACGGGAACGTCTCAATTGAATATCTATGGATCAGCAACGTTTAATCCCAGTATGACGTGTAATGTCTTATACTTAAGTTTTAACAGCTTAAATAATCTTAATAAGACTATTACAAGTTCAGGAATAGTCTTAAATGGTAATTTAAGTTTTGATACTGTAAACGCTAATTGGTATCTACAAGATGATCTAAGTATCGGAAACTATACTTTGTATGTCAACACCGGAAGCTTTTATTCAAACAGCCATAATATTACCTGTGGAGCCTTTAACTCTAACAACGCTAATTCTAGATATATAGGATTAGGTTCTAGTGTTATTAATTGCGCTAATATAGATTTTACAGTTAACACAAACTTTAGTAACAGTATGACATCTGCAACATTTATTTTAACAGGTATCGGGGCTCTAGCTATCGGCACTAATAGTTTATCGTTTGGTACTATTGAGTTTAATGGACTAACAGTAGTTTCTACGGCCACTAGTACTTTAATTATGAATACGATGACTCTTGATCCGAATGCTATTATTAAATTACCTAGTGCAACTACATCAAATGTTTATGTTAAAGACGTTGTTTCGAATGCAACACTTGAATCTAGAGCGACGATTCAATCCGTCACACCTGGGTCTCCAGCTAACCTTGTATTATATAAGCCAAACACAACGATTGATACTTCGAACTTAATTGTTCAAGATATTAAGTTCTCTAGTGCTTTTGATGCTACAAGTATGTTCTTATTTAGGGACAGTAAAAATATCAGTGGTAATACTGGTATTGTACAGTTTTTTAAATACTGGGTAGGTGGGTCAGGGAATACTAATGATTCTGTTCATTGGTCATCTTATTCTGGAGGCCCCGGCGGAGAACCGTTACCGACTTTAATTGATAATATTCTCTTCGACGCTAATTCTTTCACGGCAACCGGTCAGACCGTTACGGTTAACTCTATTCTTACTTGTCGAGATATTAACTGGACTGGTGTTAGTTATAATCCAACATTTACAGGCGGCAATGCTATCAATATTAATGGTAATATTGTACTTGATCCAGGGTTCGTTAGTACTATTATTGGTTATCTAAGTATTGTTTCTCCAACGAATCCCTGTAAAATTACTGGCAATGGTTTTGTAGGAAATCTTTATATACAGACTGTTATTGCGGGTTGCTCTGTTATACTACAAGACGATTTGAATATCGGGACTGGTATTTTTAGTCATCAATACGGGACTTTAAATACCAATGATAAAACTCTTACTTGTGGAGGTCTTTATAGTAATGGTGCTACTATTAGAACATTAACTCTAGGATCATCAATTATTAATTGTAATACTGTATTATTTAGTGTAACGAGCTTTACGTATACGCCCAATACTGCAAAATTTGTTATGAATGGAAACGGCTCGTTTCAGGGACTTAGTGTAACTTATAACTCAATTGAATTTAATGGCATAACCGCGGTATACGGAAACAACACCTTTAATAATTTTATCTTAAATGCTGGAAGCGTTGTACAATTAAGTAGCGGCATAAGTACGACAGTTATAAATCTAGTTTCTAATGGTACGATAGAATCTAGAGCAACACTTAAATCAGTTAGTATCGGAGCTACTGCGTACTTCATTAAATCAACTAATACTGATATCTCGAATTTAATTATTCAAGATATCGCGTTTACTGGTAACTTTATCTTTCGGAGTTCTCGCAACGTCAGTGGTAACTCAGGTGCTATTCAATTCTTTAAATATTGGGTTGGTGGATCAGGTACTTGGAGCGATATTAATCATTGGTCCTTAACTTCGGGAGGATCAGGTGGAGAATCAGTTCCTACTACTCAATATGATAATATTCTCTTCGACGCTAATTCTTTCACGGCAACCGGTCAGACCGTTAATATGAATAATGCTATTACTTGTCGTGATATAAGTTATTTAGATGTCTTATATACGCCATCATTTAGTGGTGCTGGGTATCCGAACGTATATGGAGATATGGTATTTTCCCCAGACATGACATATAGTAGTACTAACTATACGATGATTAAAGGAGCTTCTTCTAAGATTACAAGTAATGGTCTAGTTATGGTAAATAGTATCCAAACCAATGCGGGTTGTTCTTTAATACTACAAGATGATCTAAACCTTGGTACTGGTACTTTTAACCATCAATATGGGGTCTTAAATACTAACAATAAGACTCTTACTTGTGCTGGCTTTTATAGCAACAGTACCAATTCTAGAACATTAACCTTAGGTTCATCGATTGTTAAATGTGCTTCAGTTTATTTTAACGGATCTGGATTGACTTATACTGCTAATACAGCCCAGTGGGTCATGGAAGGTACCGGTGTTTTTGACGGAGTTAGTCTATCTCATGCTTCTATTGAGTTTAATGGAATAACAACATTACCTAAGGCCTGCTCATTTACTAATATTATTTTAGATGTAGGGTGCGTTGTTAATTTACCCGTCAGCACGACAATAACGACTACGAATATGGTATCAAATGCTACGGCTGCCGCTAAGGCAACACTTCAGTCTGCAACTACAGGGACAATAGCTTATCTTACTAAGTCTAGTGGTTCCTTTGATGTTAATCATATTATTGCAAGGGATATTGCTGCAACGTCAGGATCATTCTTTAGAAAGAGTCAAAACCTTGGTAATAATACAGGGATTACATTTGATTCACATTATTGGGTCGAAGGAACGGGTAACTGGTCGGACGTCTCTCATTGGGCTTATACGTCAGGAGCCGTAGGTGGATCGGAAGGCGCTCAAGTTCCTAATAAGTTTGAGAATGTTGTTTTCGACGTCAACTCATTTACAAACGATGGACAAGTTGTCACGGCTGATATCGATACGATTTTTCAAGATATGAAATGGACCGATGCTACACACAATCCAACCTTTAACTCAAGCAAAGTTTTAACCATCAATGGTTCAATAACTCTGATCCCTAATATGATGTGGATTCAAACAGGAGCTATTGTATTTAGTAGTCTTGGTACTTATAATATTACAAGCGCTGGGAATGTATTAACAACGTCTGATCTTAATATACAAACCAGTGGATGTAATATTGTATTATTAGATGATCTAATAATTGGTAATTATATCAATCATCAATATGGTACGCTGAATCTTAATGGATTTACTATAACTTGTAATTATTATTACGCTCCTTGGGGCAATACTCATGGATTGATCTTTGGGACAACGGGTAAATTTATATGTGTTAGTGCCTATATTGTTTCTACTGGTTTAACGTATGCATCAAACACTGGCTCGTTCGTAATGGTTGGTAATGGTACATTTACTGGATCGAGTCTAGCGTATCTTAGTATTGAAATCCAAGGCACGACTATAATATCTGGATCCACTACCTTTGCAAACTTTATCGTAGGGCCTAATTCTGTTACGAAGTTGACTAATGGGAGTATCCAATATATTACGAATTTAGTTTCTAATGCCACGCCACTAAATCGGGCTACGATTCAATCAGCGAATCCAGGAACAAGTGCTACGATTCAAAAGAGTATTGCTGGATCAGTTTCTAATCTTACGGTTAAAGATATTTATAGCAATAGTAGTATGATAACTTGCAAAAACTCTCAAAATGTCAGCGGTAATACTGGCAGCATTTCATTCCCTGATCGTATATGGGTTAATGGAACAGGTTTCTGGAATGATACGAACCACTGGTCAACTTATGACGGCGGCCCTGGTGGAGCGTCTGTGCCGACTGCGACCGACCCTGTCTATTTTACAGCTTATTCGTTCACTGCATTTAATCAAGTTATTACTATAAATGCTACTGCAAATTGCTTAGATATGGATTGGACAGGTGTCCTCAATATACCAACGCTAGACGGCACCTATGCTTTAAATGTCTATGGAAACTTAATCTTAAATCCTTATATGAATATACCCTACTCTGGACTCTTTAGTCTTAAGTCAACTTCGCCTCAATCGATCACGACAAATGGTCTTGTATTAAATAACCTTAATTTCAATAGTACAGCAGCGTGTACATTACAAGATGATTTATCTGTCGCGACGACCTTGTCTTTAGTGACTGGAACTTTAAACACTAATAACAAGACTATTAGCTGCAATACCTTCGATTCTAATTATTCTTCAACACGAGCTCTTACATTAGGTTCATCCGTCATTAATGTTTCTAGTAACTTTAATATCCAAACTAGTACGGGATTGTCGTTAACTTGTGGAACCTCTATAATTAACATGGCAGGTAGCAATGTGCAATTTAATGGCGGCTCATTAACCTACTCTACGCTGAATAGTAATGGATCGGTGGTCTTAATTACAGGATCGAATACCTTTAACACATTAATTATTAATGCCGATATGGCAACTAAATTAACTTCCGGCACAACGCAAACCGTTACGAGCTTTATTAGTACTGGGATTGCAGGTCACTTATCAATACTTCAATCAAGCGTTGCTGGAACACCTGCTACGATTCGAAAGATCTCAGGATCAGTTGATACGAGTTTTGTTTCAGTACAAGATATTAAAATCACCGGTACTCTAAATTACTTCTTAGTTAGAAACAGCGTTGATGTTTCTGGTAATACTGGAGTACAGTTTGACTTTAATTCTCCGATCTTAAATATCGCCATCTCTAATATAGGGCCCGGCGATGGAACGTTGACTTGGAGCCAATATGGAGAAGCCACTGGATATAATGTCTATGACTCAGATGATAAGTTAATAGCTATTATGTACGGAATTGATTCAACGACTTCAAGAATTGCTAACTTACTTGCTAATGGATCGTATACCTTTAAACTTTCAGCCTTTAACGAAACACAGGAAAGTAGCAAGAACTTAGTATCCCTTAATACGCCAGCGATCGTAATACCCAATACCTGGAGTCCCGTCGACAAGGGAACTCAAGTTGTTCTAAGTAATAATAATTTAACCATGACAGCTACTGGTGGATGGGTTAATGGTGGCATTAGAGGACTCTATGGAGTCTCATCTGGTAAGTTTTATTGGGAAGTCAAAAATATTAGTGGAGTACCGACGGCTGGTGCGGCGATTGGTATCGGAAATTCCTTAGCTTTATTAACATCGTTTGATACGACGACTAACTCACGTACGTATTTAGCTAACGGTAAGAAATATCCAGAAAATATAGCTTATGGAGTTTCTTATGCGGCGAATAGTATTATCGGAATTGCCTTAGATATGGATGCTGGGACACTAATATTTTATAAAGACGGCGTATCTCAAGGCGTGTCACATACTAACGTAAAGACTATGGGTGTAGTTTATCCATATATTACTTCAAGTACTAGTACTGGCGTTAACTCGGCAACCATTAATTTTGGAGCGACAGCGTTTACCTATCCTATTCCAGAGGGTTATTCTGCTTATATTCAAGCTACAACTTCGACGGCTAACGTAAGATCGAATCCCTTAACGATGGACGTTGGAGATTATCTATCATGTCGTTATACAGCGACATCAAATACTGTCGGTCAATTCACAGAATTAGGTATGGCTCAAGGAACCTTAATTCCTCCAAGCTCCGCCGTAGCACCGGATGGATACTTCAACTTTATCTATGTTGGCGATGACGAACAAGGACACAGGGTTTTAGTCGCTGATCGATGTGTTCAAAATACGATCGCATGGGATACGTTAAATCTATCCAGCATCACAACCGGCAACGGCATGCCTTATGTAACATATGGCAATAATCTATGCGCTAGTGGAACGGCTATTGAAAATAACCATTATTCAGGACAAGTCGCTGCCTTAGCCTTTGATGGATCCATTAGTAGTGCATGGTATTCATTAGAAACATCTAATCAATCAGGCGTATCATGGATTGGTTATGATTTTGGGATGGGTAATCCTAAGGCGATTCGACAAATGAGATTATACACTTATAGTAGTACTAGCTGTAACCTTAGTAGTGTAAAGATTCAGAGTTCCAATGATAACGTTATTTGGGATACTGTATCGGTTAATACAATTTCTACAACAGTTAATACATGGGTAACGATGAATTTACAAGATTCACCTTCTGCTCGTTATTGGAGAATCTTAGCCAATGCAAATTCTGCAGATCGTTGGACAGTCAGAGAAGTTCAAATGTTTGCTTCGAGCTTACTTCCTAATACGAATTACTCGATTCGGTTATTAACCGGCCCTACGACAGCGCTCGATACGGACAATGAATATGACAAATACATTGTCAATTCAGATCTAAATGGAACAATCACAGCCGGAGATAACAACATCTGGAACTGGGCTAAACTTTATACGAAAACTAGTACAACAGATTCTCCGAATGGTTCGAGCTATAGGGTTCTTATGGGATGGGATACGATACGACAAAGATCTTATGTCACTAGTCCTAGTGCCGTAGCGACAGACGGTTTTAGACCAGTCTTAGTAGTAGACATCCCGCAAAACAAGTATCTATTCCAAGACGGAGCTTTTATTAAATCCTTTATTAATTCTAGTTGGCAAACTGTTGGTAATGTACCGGTTACTCCATACATGTTTTTAACTTATGGAATAACAAGTTTACAGGCCATTACTGATCCAATCCTTAGACAGCTTGCAGCACCTAAATTATTGATTCAATCAGACTCTGCTTCAACTAGGTTAGATATAATGGCGGCACCGGTTCCAAAGGTAGTTTTAAGTAACATTGATATTAGTTTGTCGGATGTCAATAATATTTATAACTTTGCTTTAGCTACAACTCTAATCGGGAATGGAACCATTAGACTTCTCGTTAGTGGAAGCTCCGGAATTACCTGGAAAGGTTATGTTGATAATGCATGGATACCTATTGATACATCAAATTTAGCCGATGTCAAATCAAAGGGTATTAGCTTAATAACCTTGGCGTCGATTCCAAGCGCTGACTGGAATGATCTTACTTCGTTAAGTCATAAGATTCGATTCGGTTACTATCTAGAACAGTTATCATCGTATGATGTTGTCAAAATCAATGCTATCACGGGTTTACTAGATATAGTCGGATTATGGAGTAACGCCGTTGTTGGTATTGATTACAATTACAACTATCCACAAAATGATATTCTTCGGATGGTATTATCAACGAGTGGAACGTATAAGATCACAATGTCTGATGTCTATGGTGGTAACTCAGTTACGGCTGATGCTATTAACGTCTATCTAGCGACGATTGCCAATGTTCAAGGAATTAATGACATGATGGCTCAAGAACTTGCGATGACAAACTTCAAGCTTGATAGCTATACCAATGCTTCGAAGAACTCGATGAAAAACTTGATTATTGATTGCTTCAATGATACGACGGGACTTGACCTGATTAACACAACTGCAACCTTCGATAGTAGTGCTAAATCTATGAAGTTGGGAATCGTACAATCGAATAATGATATGACATCAAGCATACCAACTGCGATCCTGCTTACGGTTGATGAGACTTTAGACGCTGGATCAATAACGTATCAAGTTTCTCGCGATGGTGGGCTTAGTTGGGTAGTGATCTTACCTCAAGTTAAAACAGCAATTACCAGTGGATCTGGTCTATCAATTATAGTGAAAGCTAATATTACCGGTGATGCTCAGCTAAATGCTTGGGCCTATTCTTGGAGTTAGGGAAGATAATTCTTCCCTTTCCCTTTGGGAGTGATATAAATGGCAAACAAATATTGGGTTGGAGGATCTGGTAACTGGAATGAAACTATCCACTGGTCTACTACGTCGGGAGGAGTGGGTGGAGTTGCTATTCCCACATCATCTGACAATGTCTACTTTAATGTAAACTCATTTACTTCTACTGGTCAAATAGTTACGATTAATATAAATGCTAATTGTTTAAGTATGGACTGGACAGGCGCAGCGAATAATCCCACATTGGAAGGCAATGGAGGATACTTAGCAATATATGGATCATTAGTATTTATAAATGCTATGATATGTACATTTTCAAACAATATTTATATGCAAGCAACAACTAGTATATCTATTACTACTAATGGATTAAATCTTAGTAGTATAGCTTTATTTAGCTGTAATAGTACGGGTACGTATATATTACAAGATAATTTAAATATTGGTTTAGTTCAATTATCGTGCGGTATTGGTACGTTTAATTCTAATAGTAAAACTATAACTTGCGGTATCTTTAATAGTGGATCAGCTAATAGTAGAACACTGACTCTAGGATCGTCTACTATTAATTGTACAAATGTTGCTATTAATGCAAGTTTACCAACAATGACGGCTAATACGGCAGTATGGAACATTACTGGAAATAATATAAACTTTAACGGCATGGGTATTTATTACTACGATCTCCGATTTAATGGAGGAATTATTACCGTTATCAATAGTAATTCTTTCACAAATATGTCTATTATGGCTGGCTGTACTGTAAAGTTAACTGCAGGAACAACGCAGACTGGTAGTCATTTTTATTCTTATGGAAGAGTCGACAACATGGCAGTACTTCAATCAACAACCGCTGGAACTCGTGCTAATATAGTAACGACATATAATGGTAGTTTAAATTGTATTAACATGAGAGATATATCATTTAACGTAACTTATTATGCGTATTATAGTTTCAATAGTGGAAACAACAACAACGTTACATTTTTCAACGATGGTAAGTATCTCTTTCAAGATGGTGAAACCATTAAAACTTATATAGATTCAACTTGGCAAACCGTTGGAACAACGCTTGTTACTCAAACAATGTTTAGTCTGGGAGGACTTACAAGTCTATCAACAATTACTAAAACTGTTATTAGTCAGCTTACAAATCCTAAGCTTTTAATTTCTCAAGCCTCTTTACCGGTGTCCGTTGTTATTACTGCAACTCCCAGTCCTAAACTTATACTTAGTACCATAGATACGGACTTAAATAATCCTGTAATGATTAACAATATTAATTCAATCACTTTAGTCAATACATTATCAGGCGCTGGAGTTATCCGAGTTATCGTCAGCCCTGATTCCGGAGTTACTTGGAAGACGTATTTCAATGGAGAATGGATTATGGTAGATATCACAGATCTGCCAGCTATTAAGGCAAATGGTATTATGCCAGGTAATCTAGCTTTAATTAATAACAATGTCTGGAATGCTTTAATAAGCTCTACAATGAAGCTACGCTTTGGTTATTATTTAGAGCAAGGTATCAATACTGACATTGCTAAGATTGAACGCATTGTAGCTATTCTTGATATGAACGGCTACTGGATTAAGATTCCTACCACGGACTATTTTTATCAATATAATCACGCCAATAATCTTCAAGTTAATCTTAAATCCGAGGGTACTTATAAGATTACGACAGCCGATAATTTTAGCGGCCCGGACTCGGAGTATCTCGAAAAGCTTGAGAAGAAAGACGATGGGCTAATTAATCTCGTTTTAACCAATAATGACAATCAGATTAATCTAGCTAAAACAAACTTCAAGCTTGATAGTTATACGGGAGCTACGAAAAATGCCATGAAGAACTTAGTCATTGATTGCTTTAACGATGTCACTGGAATCAATCCTGAGAGTACATCAATTTATGATTCAGTTAATAAATCAATGGGTGCTGGAATTCTAATTTCTAATCAAGATCTTCTAAGTTCGCCACCAGAATCATTCATGCTGTTTACTGATGAGATTCTAAGTGCCGGACTCATATACTATCAGGTCTCTTTAGACAATGGACTTAGTTGGATTGATATAATCCCTAATATTAAGACGGCGATTCCAAGTGCTTTTACGGGAACCGAGCTTATTTTAAAGGCCACGATTAATAATGCCCAACTTAATGCCTGGGCTTACTCCTGGGCTTAAACTAAAACTACGAGGTGATAATATGCCACGTATTCGATTAAGTCAGATCATTGGCTCCATGGGAGATGGTCTTAATGTTCAGATTAATGAACTCAATGCTCGAATGGCCGCTCAAGGTACGCAGATAAGTATTCACGAAACTGAGATCGAAGAATTAAAACTAGGTATCGGTACAGGCGGCGGAGACGATACGCCCGTTGTCGTAACTCAAGTTAATAAGATTAATATCACAGGAAGTCTTGCTAGTCCTTATATTATTGAAATTCCAATCACTAAGACGACGGATTATGCGAGACCTCCTGCTGGTGTTTTAAAGTTCACTCCAGGTACTGAAGGATTGGTGGTTACTGAATGTAGCTTTAATAATGGTGACGCTTCGAGCTTTACGGCTGATCCTAGTGTTATCTTCGATGGACTTATGCATTTAGGTAATAGCGATACTATTACTTTAGTTAATCAAGGAGCACTTGGATCTAGTACACTCTATACGGCTGATATAGATCTAGCAGCCTATAGAGCAATTGATAAATTGGAGGTGAGTTAATATGGCGAATCCCGCAACAACTGGAAATTTAGTTTCAATTATAACTGGCGCTCAAATCGGTGACTTTATACCCTGTCGTTATACAGCAGCTTCTAACACGGCGGGTATATTTTCTGAACTTGGAACCTGCGTATCCAGTGAGATTCCCGTGACTGGGACAGCAACACCTGACGGGCTATTTAACTTTATTAAAGTTGATAAAGGCTTATGGATTGCTGACCGCGTTGTACAAGCCGGAATTAGTTGGGATACTTTAAATGCTGCAAAGCTTATCGAAGGCAAACATGTAGCAACCACAAATGTTGCCTATAACGGAACAGCCGTAGCAAGCAGCTTCTTTTCTAGCTCAGCAACGTATGCTCCAGATAAGGCCTTTGATAATAACAAGTCGACCTTCTGGAATTCCGAAGTCGGATCTCCACAGTGGTTAAGTTATCAATGGGTTACTCCAAGGATTATTATTGGTTATGGTATTACGGCTTACAATAATGCTTCTAGGATTTATGATCCTAAGAACTGGACTTTTGAAGGATCAAATGACGGAATTACCTGGATAGTCCTTGATAAAAAGACTACTCAGACTCTTATTCAAAACACAAATAAGCCTTACTTCTTTGCTAATACTACGGCGTACACTCGGTATCGAATTAATATAACGGGGGATAACGGAGGCGGACAAGCTGTTATCTCAGAGTTAGAACTCTATGACACCGAGATGCTTTATCGCTCACTCTCAGGTGGTAACTCTTATCTCGATGCTAATGGCAATAGTTCTATGGTTAGTGCTAATTTAGGAGCATGGCCTAGTATTAATGAATGGGATACTTATCTAGTTAACTCGAATCTTGATGGTAAAATTACAGCAGATGATAATAATGTTTGGCACTGGAGTGGTATATATAACTGGGTAATAGACACTCCTATATTGAATTTATGGGGTGTAACTACGTCAGGATTCAGAGTAAATAGAGGCAACCAATCAGTATCATATTTTAATGCAAGTATTTCGTCAACTGTATGGAGTTCCATGGGTTTTAGACCTGTACTAGAATGTAAGGAATAACGTTCCTTAACTTACTTAGATTGGAAGTGATTACATGGCGAGAACACAACGTACTGATCCTGCTTTAATGCAAATTGGTGATTATATTCCTTGTCGTTATACGGCTCCTACTTCTGGAGTCGTTGGTTCGTTCTCGGAACTTGGAACAACAACTGCTCCTCTAATTCCAGTAGCCTCTTCTGCTACACCTGACGGTAGTTTTAACTTTATCTATGTCGGTGACGACTTTAAGCGACGTAAGATCTTAATTGCTGACCGCAATATTCAACACAGTATTAGCTGGGACACTTTAAATACTGCCGGGATTGCTAGTGGCTCGGGATTGTTAATCAATGAACAAATTAGAAATATAACTCCTGTTATGACGGGTAATGCGCTTCCGTCTCCCTATGTTGTTTCCGCATCCTCTGAGTATTCAGCCTTGTATGGTGCTTGGAAAGCATTTAATCATATTAACTCCATCGATGCAGATCGGTGGGGTACAGCTTTAACTACTAGTGGATGGTTAAAAATCGATTTATCTATTAATAAATTACTATCAGGTTACGGAATCAGAACGCCTTCACCAGTTGGAACCGATGAGCAAATGCCAAAAAGCTGGACTTTTGAGGGAAGTAATAATAATTCCGATTGGACAATATTAGATACAAGAGTCTCGGAGACTGGATGGACCCTTTCACAATTAAGAGTATACTCATTATCTACAAATGTGGCTTATCGCTATTATCGTCTTAATATTGCCAGCAATAATGGAGCTGTATTAGTTGGAATTGGTGAATTAGAAGTATATGAACCTATAAATTTTAATACAACAGTGCGTCTCTTAACTGGTGGTATTAACTCTACTGATACTGATAACGAATGGAATAAATATATCGCTAACTCTACTTTGAATAACACTATTACTCCTGGCGATAATGCTATATGGAATTGGAGTGGATTTTATGGTACTTGTAGTACTACGACTACCGCTTCAACATCTAGAAGTGAAATGGGTAATACCAGTGTAAATACTTGGACATTTAATGGCGGAGGATCTAGCTATAAAGGTACAGATACGGGATTCCGCCCTGTCTTAATTGTTGAATCCAATGAGACTATTAAGTTCTTATTTCAAGATAGCGGCGATATTAAAGCTTATACAACGTCTTGGCAAGTTATTGGCATAGCTCCAGTAACAGATGCTATGTTTATTAACTCCGGTATGCTTAATCTTGACGCGATCACTAATTCGATTCTTCAAGAGTTAACAAGTCCTAGGTTATTAATTCAATCACCGAGTGCTATAACTAACTTAGCCTTAAGTGTTGCTAAGAAGCCTCAATTGATCTTAGCCAATGCAGATATCGATTTAATGTATATTCAAAACGTAAGTTTTAATATTACGGCAAGTCAATTAGGCACAGGCATTGTTCGAATCATCGCAAGCCCTGATTCCGGTATCACTTGGTATACTTATCAAAACGATACCTGGAATGTTATTGACATCTCGAACTTAGATCTTATTTCATCAAATGGAATAGACCCGAATCAATTCAATGCTATCTCTATATCAGCTTGGAGTTCACTTGCTCTTGTCAATTCTGACAATCATAATACGATTCGATTTGGCTATTACTTAGAGATGAACGCAAGTAATGACATAGCAAGCACAGACGTTTTAGTGGGTACCTTTGATCTGCGAGGATCTTGGGATATGGCTTTACCTGGAACGGACTATACTTACGGTTATCCATTAGATAACCTGATGCGAGTCAAGCTCTATAACAATGGAACGTATAAAATTACGGTAGCCGATAGCTATTAAAGGAGTGAATCACATGGCAAAAGAAACCTTCTCTTTAATCTCTGATGAACAACAAGTTCTTGATTCGTTGACTTATAAACTTAAGAATAACTTGATCACGAAAGCGGACTATAATGCGATGACCGTGATCGAACGAGAGCAAGTTAAGTCTATACTCTTTGATATCTATTCAAAGAATATTAACCCCTATCCAGCCTTATCAGCTCTGGAGTTTGGTCTCTTCTTCCTAGCTAAGATCTTCTTTAAGAAGGACAGTGGCGAAGAATTAACCATGGATGAGCAGGCATTCTATGATCACTTCAAAGAGACTGTCATGAATCATGAAGTGACCCTAAGCCTTAATGACTGGTACTCTTCTTACTTTGATCAATTGAATCAATCGGTCGAAGCGAATCGTACGGAGTATAAAGTCAAGAAGGCTGAAATTACAGGCTCTTTCTAAGGAGGTAACGCCAATGCGAGCAGGAGATATTTTACTCGTACGTGGTAATGGTCTGGCCTCTAAATTAATAAAGGCCATTACTCATTCTGAATATAGTCATGTTGCGCTTGCAATTTCTGATACTGACATAATAGAGATTGATGTCTTTAAGAAAGTCTCAATTCATCCAAATTCTTATTTAGATTATGACTTAGTTCATGTCTATAATTTGACAGATACACAGCGCGATAGTGTCATAGCATATGCTTTAGCACAGTTAGACTTGCAGTATGATTATATTCAACTTATGGGACTCCTTATTGAAATTCTGTTTCACGCTCGTTCTTATCTGAATTCTAAGAACCGATTGATCTGTTCAGAATTAATCGATTTAGCCTTTTTATCTCAAGGCGTTGACTTAGTTCCATGGAAAGATCCAGGAAACGTAACGCCTGAGGATATTGCGGAGTCACCGATCGTGATTCGGTCAACCCGATCACACCGTTCTTATTGGAGATGATCTAATGGGTATTCAAAGAATTCCCGTTCGCCAAGTTGCCGCAACGAGTGATGACTATGTAGACTTTGGTCATCAAATGATTGGCATGATGGAGCCCTATAGTAAAGAGTTCATTGCTCAGGGCGGCGAAATAACCGTTGATACGGGTCATTTATACGTTCCGAATACAGATCAACTTAAAGTCTTTGTCAACGGTATCTTGCAGCAACCTGCCGAAGGCTACATCGAAGTGAATACGTCAACCATTCAGTTTACTGAAGAGTTAATGTTTAGTGACTTTGTCGTGATTCGCATTGAAGGAGCCGGAGCAGGAACTACGTTTATACCGGGCGATCACATTCACATCGACATGGAGATACCCGTTGGTGCGATTAATGATGTCAACACACTGTTTTATACTTCTAATATACCACTGCTTCGTAGCACAATGCTTTTTATTAATGGGATCTTACAATCACTTAATGATGACTATACCGTAGATGGCCGCTTTATTACATTTATCGAAGCACCATGGATTGGTGACAAAATCTTAATCAGTTATCGTGCTTTACCGCCTCATTAATCCATGATATAATGGAGTTACAAATTGTAATTCAAAAGTAACAAGCCAGTGCGAGCAATATCGCACTGGCTAAACTTGCGAGGGGAGTCTATGCTTTATGAATAAGTTCGCTGAAATTACTAAGAAGATGATGAAAGAACTTCCAAGTTGGTTTAAGATGCGTAAAGATCCGGAGTCAACCGGAGCACAATTCTTAAACGTTATTGGACTTGAATATGATGATATAGTTTATCTCCTCGATTATGCTTACAAGAACCAATACTTAAAAACCGCTGACTTAAGTCAAGTGGATATTATCTATAAGGCCTTCTTACCTGCAGCTATTTCACAGGATACTTTAATTACTTATAGCGCACCTCCTTATCCATTAGAAGAGGCGCCAAGTTTACAAGTTTTGCTCACAGGATTTAATGAAGATAAATTAAACTATCGACAAGTCTTCTATAATAATCCTTATTACATTGACTACTTACATAACATTATTTATGTTAGAGATAAATATAGTGGCATTCTACGCATGTCAATTAAAGATGCTTCAGACACTATTGTTTTAGAACAAGACTTAGAGTTAAAACTACACCACATCTGGAACTTCTTTGATGAGTTTGGCATGCTGCTTCGAACACCTCGAATTTTTGGTGAACGAAATATTGATTATAAGAAGCGTATCCTTGATGTCTTTAGGCATCCGGCAAATGCTTCAAGAATTGGACTTTGTAATGGTATCGCCCGAGAACTGGGTCTCACGAGTGAAGTAATCTGGCCGGATGGCGGCCTTAGTATCACCTTAAAGGAACCTAGGGTTTCGATTGATACAATCGAAGTTGACGGCATACCAATCACACAAAGCGAACTAATAACTGATACCAGTGGTCGAATCGTCTTACGGGGAAATATCGACTACCGTAAACAAAGCAGAACCATTACATACGTTGCACGACTCGGAATTCATGAGCTCTACAATAAAACGGATACCGTATTACAGTCAGAACTCTTCGATCAAAATGGATTAGCTACAGCTAAATTACAATACTTCGTTGATATTATTACTAATAGTGTTCCAGTTATGTGGGACAAGTTCGTATGGGGTGATGGATTCTGGGATATTGCTTCACCTGAGATGTCGGGTTATGGTGTTATTCCTAGCTTCACTGATGCTGATATTCGTCCTTGGTTAAAATACTCGGAGGTGTAGATTCATGGACTTCCAATATAAATTAAAGAGTACTTGTAAGTTGTTTGTGACAACGACTACAAGTGGTACAACGGTCTTTAATGGCTGGACTAAATTTGATCGTAGTAAGTCCCGCCCCGGTAAATGGAAACTTAATGACAATGGAGCGGTCGAATGTACAAGCGATGATCACTTAATGAGTGGTTATATCAACAGTGCAAATACTAAGACAGATTATCGTTTTGGTATTACCTTTACGCTGCCTACGGTGATTGGGGAGTTTGTTGGTCTTGTCTTTAGATATACCGATATATCGAGTCCCTATTATTATCTAGCCTGGGACGGCGGAGGTAATAACTTTCCTAGAAGCTTAAAGCTCTATAAATATTATGGAGGTAAACTTCTATCTCTAGTTGAAGTTGATCCTTCAGCGCCTTGGCCCGTTCATACGACTCATAGGCTCGATGCACAAATCTTAGGTAATCGGATTATGATTATCAAAGATGGTATCTTGATCTTAGACTTTACTGATAAGTCGAATCCTATAACAACAGGTACATATGGTTTTACTTGTGAAGGAACATCCGTTGTTATATCTTCAGTTAACGAAGGAAATTTACTGGATGTTAATTTAGAGATTACGCTCGACAGTGACATTGATTATACGAATAAGAACTTAAACACCGCCAAGTTATTAAACTCAAGTAAAGTTTCAGCCTTGATGTCGGCGAGTATTACGGAGTATACGACAAGAAACCGAGCAGCCAAATCTGATATGACTATCTTATATTATGAAGTGGTTTCGTTGAATCCTAATATCTATGTCTTCATGAATAAGAACACGCCGGTTATAAAGTCTGAATCAAGCGAAGACCTTATCTATGGATACTTAACGAATGTTCCGGACGCACCCAAGGATCCAACGGAGTTAACGGTTTCATTACTTAATGGACAAATCATATGGCTATGGAAAGATAATGCAACGAATGAAGATGGATACCAGATGTTTAATTCAGACACTGGTGCTATGGTTCAAACCTTTCCTGCTGGTACGCGAGAGTTTAGAGAAGACGTTGTTGCTCAAGGAACGATAACCCGCAACGTCGCCGCTTATAACATCGGAGGAATGAGTGCACATTCTAATGATGCTTCGATTACACTGGTTCTAATTCCTAAAGGGCCAACTAAATTAACCGTTGAATTAGTTGACAATCATATTGTTTGGACTTGGGTTGATAATGCTGACGATGAAACAGGCTATACATTGTTTGATGAAAATGGAGTAGAGATTGCCACAATGACATCGAACATGACGGAGTATCGAGAGATTGCCGTAGAGGGTGTATTTACTCGTAATGTTGCAGCCTTTAATAAATATGGATTTAGCTCACATTCAAATAACGCCACGATCACAGTTAAGTTTGATCCTCCACCGCCGCCTCCAGAGCCACCAAAACCTGAATTCAATGTTCACGTCCCATTAGAGATTGTTGATTTTAATGTTGTCATAAATCCCAAGAACCGATCACTACTGATCTACTGGAAACCCAATAAGGATATCGCTGATACTACATCCGATAAATGGTCTCCCGATACGTATCGTATTTATGATGCTGGTGATAAGTTATTAACTGAAACAACGAACACTTATTATAAGTCTTCTGTCTATGTTCCAGGCAACATTATCGACTGGACATTACATGGCTATAATATAGCAGGTGAATCAGATCCTACAGAGCTCATGATTTCATTCCCAGAAGATGATGAAATTATTGATTTCCCGAGAACGCCTAGTAATCTAGCCGGAAGCATTAGTGGATTTGATATTACGCTACGATGGGATTATCCTTCAGATGAAGACATTAACGCCTTTAATATTTACAATGATACAGGTGACATTATTGATATCGCCAAGGCAGGCGATCGAGTTATTGATCTTAAGGTAACCGATTATGACCGTCTCTACACGTTTTATATAACTGCTGTACGAGGTGTTTATGAAAGCAACTGGAGCAACACAGTAGACTTAAAAACAGATCCTCGGCCGGTCATTATTATTACACCTCCCGTGGAACCGGATAACTATCCAGCCAAGATCGAACCTTTTGAACTTGAAGGAACCGATACGTATAAGGCTTTTAAATCTGGAATTGGAGATGGTCTTGATTTACTCGTCAATGTCGATGCGGCCGCCGATCCAAATGAGCTCTTTACGTATGATGTTCAACTTAAGGGATATCGCAAATCAATTATTCAAGCTTATCCTAAGCGTACCTTTAATTTCAAGTTCACAGCAGTCGGCAACGAACATCGTCTGATTTATACAGGGGATCTCACTGGAATCTTAAGGATGTATCCTAAAGAGAATTTGGACTTTGATATTAATGCGAAGGCATTCTATCCCTTGCAAGTTAATGCAACATTGACGGCAACCTTTAAACCATATACTCAAACACCTATAGACTTTAATTATACGATCACGGCGAATTGTCAAGGAAATGTTAAAACCGGCTTTACGAATGACAAATTCGATAAGACACTCGGACCAGGTGGTCCGGCAATCTTTGGTCAAACGGGTGGTGCAGGATTTGTCTTTGACAATGTTAATAACTATATCAAGACGACACGAAATGGTAGTTCGGATTTATACTGGCCTTCAATATGTGAAGCCTATACAAACCTAGATTTAAAGTGTAACTTCATGGTAGATAAGGCCGCCGACTCTGATGACGATCTAATTGGTATCGCTTTTCGAATTAAAGACAAGTTTAACTACTATGCCTTACAGTGGAACAATAAAGGCTATACTGAGTTTGATTTTAACAAGCATCATCTACAACTTTGGAAAGTCGTCAATAATGTTCCAAGTCTTGTTTATGCCTTTCCTAATTCTGTCGGATGGACATGGAATGTATGGTATCCCTTCAGGCTACAGCTTAATGGAAATAACTTTACGATCACTCTGAATAATATTACTTATACGTGTTCTGATCCAAACTCAACTTTTATGGAGGGATCGTTCGGACCATGGGCTATGTCTCAAGGTGGAGCTATATGGAAGGACTGGACGGTTGATAACGTTAAATACTTTACCACATCAAAGACCTTAACAAATTCTATTACCGATGTGAATAACAGTGTTCCTACGAATAAGCAATTAACCTCTGACCCGCTAAATAGTATTATGAATTCAGACATTGAAAGTAAACGAATTGCAGAGGGGTTTGCAGTTACGGACTGGATCGTATTAAATTATGGAATCCAGAGTAACACATCGGGCGTTACCGTTTATTCAAATAACAATACGACCGGTGGTGACGTCGCCCGAGGATATACATCTCTATCAACTCTTACGCTTGGCACAGTAGACGATACGGTATCAAAGGGCCCTGATCCCTATATAATCTCAGATGATAACTCGATGCTTCTAACAAATACACCCGTCAGTACAATTATGCAGTCGACCATTGAAGCTTATCGTGTATCAAAGGGTTATACTTCGATTGGATCTATCACATATACGGCTTCAACAACGAGTCCCGACACAAGTGTAAATATTATAAATAACACATCCCTTTATGGTCAAAACAGTACGGTAAGTTATTCTGGTTCTAAGAACTATAAAAACAGTATCTTCAGTGACCATGAAGAGATTTCGATTGATACGATTAATGGCATAACTTTGACCAACAGTCTTGGAGAAGTTTATTTAGGTACAGAGGCAAGTATTTCTTATTCGATTCAGCGTAATGATGCCTCAAGATCTTTAATTAGACTTAATGGACTTAATATCTTAGCTAAGGGATCGAATACCTACACGGATATTTCGCTTAGCGATTCCGTTGATGGAAAGAATCCAGTGTATCGTTACATTCAAGAAGTTGGAGCACCCGCAGGGATTGAAGCTCACTGCGTCTTAATTAAGACGGGCGGTGATAGTAACACCTATTATTACTGGGACGATGGAAGCGATGTTCATGCTGACGGTGCTTATACACCGATGACTCTTTTCTCAACCGTTCAATTTGCTACAGGAGCTAATCCTAAGGAAATTATCCTTCCTTGGAGTGGAGAGACCGATTGGCTTGAAGGAACCCTAAATGGAAAGTTACCGCTCCTTAAAAATGGAGACGGACTTAGGAACTTTATTATTCCAATTCTTATGGATATCATTGATAATGTCACAGAGATCGTTTATACAGTTGAGAAAAATGATCCGGATGTTAAGCTGACGATCTTTGAAGAGATTGGGAATACCACTAGTATTCCTGGTAATATTGCAACCTTCTCATACAACACTATGTCACCGGTAACGATTATGATCCCATGGTATGGTGTTAAAAATACGAGTGCTATTTATAAGGTCAACTCACTAGAACCCAAACGTATATCAGATAAATACGTCTCTCCTAAAGGGGAAGGTTCCATAAAGAATGACATCACTTGGGATAGTGGAATTACTGATTACTGTTTAGTTATTACGAGCAATAACCCTAACGTCTCGGTCAAGCTCATTCGTATTCCGGATGATTACGTTACGTCGGAGGACTTTATTGATATCGAGTTAATAGCCGAGATTGTTAATCCAACTCAAACGGGATGGTCTCCTATGATTCATAATGGTTATTACTATTTGAATCAAGCGGAAAACTTCCTTTACAGTGAACCTATTGTCCGTGGTAGACCTGAGTCTGAAAATGTCATCCGTACAATTGACTTCAGCTATACTTTAATTGGTATTGCTGAGCGTGTCTATCCCGCGATGGATGTAGGTATCTTCGATAATATTCTTAATGACTTTGTCTTAGGAACTCAAACAAACCTTATTATTGGTAACGATCTACGACTAGCTGGTAATACTCCAGGAAGTTATACCAGTTCTGAACATATCCTTAATCATCAGCCAGACGTTGTCGATCCTATCGTTATCGATTCTATCTGTAATGATGGATCATCCGTTGATATTTATTACATGAATAAATTTGGCGAATGGTGTTCGATTAATAGTACTGAAGTACCCGGAGACGTAGGTATCAATATCCGTTATAAGATCAATTTGAATCCCGGCTCAAGGCAAGAAACTTATGATTCTGAATACCTGGTTAGTGCATCAAATATGACTGGAGGTATCAATACCTCTAATGCAAGTGGATCTCTAGAGATCCTAAACACTGACTTATTAGAGGGAACGTATACATCTCAGCCGATTAATCTAGGCACCCAGATAACAAGTCTTGGCGGCCTGACGTTAAACTATAATAACAACGGCGGCATTGTTGATGTCTATACAGTGACTAGTAATAGTCCGGACGGCCCGTGGGATGGTACAAGTGAACCACTGGTTCCTTGTACTGGAATAATCATGTCAGTAATTAAGCAATATCTCTGTTTTGTCTTGAAGCTCAAAAGTTCTAAGAAAGACGGCGTAATAACACCCAGTGTAACGATTAATAGCCAGACACCTTATATTACTAGTCCTGTAATTAATGCCGGTCATGTTGTACAATGGAATACCTTTACGGTCGATGCTATTATGCCCTTTGCAGGAGGAGATATTAACGTAAGTACTCGTTCGGCCCATACGGAGTCTGAGTTAAGCTTAGCTTCCTCATTGGGATCAAGTAATAATACCATCATGAGCGAGCCAAACCCTTTCTTAGTTTTTGATCTTTCACTTATTCCAGGGCGATCGGCAGACTACGATAAATATATTTCCCAACCTGTCGATACAGATTTCCAAAGTAGTCCACTAGGTACAAACGTAACGTCTAACGTTGTAAGTAAAACTATTACTCTTACCAATCCAAAACTTGACGGTGAATATCAAAGTAAGGTCATCGACTTTACTCGTGACATTGTATCGTTTTATCCCATAGAACTTAATCAGGGGCAGGATGATAACATCCAGATTGAAACTCAGAGCTCATCAGATGGTGTTATTTGGTCGCCAAGAATCCCGCTTACGTCTACTTATGATATACAATCTCCAGAATATCGTTACCTGCGGTATTTCGCTAAGATGAGTCATATCGAAACAGATGCTTCGACAACTTATAGTGAAACAAACTTAAGTTACGGAGCCCTAATGGACAATGTATCAACAGATGATATATCCATTAGTTTAATTGATGTCTCTAGGGTGGGTTACTTAATCAGTGGCGTTAAAGATTTAGGAGTTGACGTTCATAGCTTTGACGAAATCACTTATAGTAAGACCTTAACAATTGATGAGCCCTTTATATCTCTGCAAAGTCCCATGGGAACTATGGAAAATCCCGAAGTATTGACTGATCCCTTAGATCACATCCTTCATTTCTCATATAAATATTCTGGCCGCGATATTATAAAGCTCTATACTACAACGTCTGATGATATCGGCGGTCCTTGGCCTGAGTGGGATCTTGTTACTAACAATACGATTGTTTCAAGTCCTAAGCGTTACATTAAGTTTCTCATAGAGATGGAATCGCCCAGTGAATTGCAAGGTCTTGTTGTTGGTAATATCAATATAAATTATAAAGTCATAAATTTCTCGAGTCCTACTTTAAGTTCTATCAAGATGGGCGCTGTCGTCCATGATGAAGTTTATCCTTATGTTAAGTCAATCAAACTCAATGGCGTGGATTCTTACACGAATATATCTCCTTTGGTTCAGTCCGTTAAATTAGTTCCTAAACTTTATAATATTCTTAGCGTAACACCAATTGTTAATAGTATCCAATGGGGTGTCTATATTAATACCTACTCTTTAGAAGAGCGGTTTAATGTAAAGGAGATGGCACATCTTGCAGCCGATACGAATTACTATAGAATTAATGATCTTACGGCAGCAGAGATTATCCAAAACTATATTTCCTTAAACCAGATTGATACGACGAATTTAAACATCACAGGCTACTCTTACAACTGCGGCGTTTACGGGGTGAACATTGTCATCGATCCTGTGACTTATGTGATTACCGCTCAAACGACGGATACCTCAATTGATGAGGTCATGCAGCAAGTAAGAATACGAGTTGAGGATTGGCTTGCCCAGATCACGCCAATTCCTCAACAAGGCTGCCCGATTGTAGTGACGAACGTCCTAGGTGATCCAATGACTCACGTTAACTTCTTAGATGAGTTTAACAACGTCACATTGACAAACACTGAGATCTTGATCTATTCAAACTCTCAAGTTATTCCATTAGGTCATCGAGACATTGATCCGGATTCTATTTTACTCACTATTGATGATGCGCCTATTGATGGTTACGTTCTAGACTCAACTCTTTATCTAGGTCATGAGTATGATCCAGGGACACGGATTACCCTTAAGTATAATGTCTTAAATAGTTTCATCGTGGATTACAATTATGATCTTGAAGATGACTACGCCCTGATCTCGTTTTATAGTCCGATACTTGATGACACTGGGGAGATCAAGGTTCGAGCTGAAGTTAGTAAAGACAGTGCTTACTATGTAGCAACGGAGCTTAATCTCAATCCTCTCAAGAATCCTATGAATACAGGGTTTATCTATCTGGTCGACGATATCTTACCTTCGGTTAAATTAGATGTAACCTTTAATCCCAATATGATTAACGCCAATGGTTATGACAAATTAACGATCAACGTCGTCTCGCTTGACAAGTTTGGAAATCCCGTAGTTGACGATGAGATCAAGTTTAGCTTAAAGCAAAATGGCTCACCGGTCAATTTACTAGCTTCGAATTATGCAACGACAAATCAATATGGATGCGCGACAACGATCTTAATGTCTAACACAACGCCTAGTGATTTAGCGCTTGAAGTAACTAATCTCTCAAGCGGCGTTATCGGTAACTATATCATTCATCAGCGCTTAGACGTTGGTAAGCACAAACTAAGCCTTAATCAAGTTGGCAATAAGATTACTGCAACATTGATTTTAGAGACCCAGGAGCCAGGGTCTGCAATTCCTATAATCTTTTCGTCTGAGCCGGTTACCGGAACGGAATTCTCTTTAAGTAAAACACTTGGAATGATTAATGCCGTCGGTGAAGACAGTACGATCTTATCGGGGGATGGTATTGCGAAAGTTACGGCCACGATAGAAAGTCTAGGGTTAGTTGAAAGTATCTTAAGCGAGGTGAAACCTGTTGTTTAACCCTACTAAGTCTCACATAAGTAATATTGATAATCAAAGCAATCAATATAAGCTTCGTATCGGTAGCCGCGTTCCTGAAGACGCGGCTAACCTCGCCTACAGTTTTTGTAACCCCTTAAATTCCCTGGAGTGTGTACGAATCGCTGACACTTCGAGTCTCATTCCTGAGAATATTATCAGCGACTCCCTACATAATATCGAGCTATGGCCGGATAACACTCATATGCTTAATGACCTTAACGGACTACCAGATATTAATTCACAGACCTTTCTAATTACGGATGTCTTTCAAGATGGAAATCCACTTTATTATGGACACATTTTAAAGTATCCTATCGTTGATAAGGTAGGGCCTGATACATACGGGTTTTATCTAGGCAAAGGGATTACAATTATCGACAAGAACAATCAGAGGCCAAACGCTAAATACAAGATTGCACTTATAAAGTTCAAATCTGATATTGATAATATCTATAAGGTTATGATTTATACAGATTTTCAAACGGATGCTTCAGATAATATTAAGGTGATCTACAATGGCGTTACCGTTGATAGTAATAACTTTATTATTCCCTATGCTGGGTATGTCGAAAACTTAAACCCTCAGCCAGCTTTCGAATGTGTATCTGACATTGATCAATTGACAGATCCCGAAAATACAAATGCACCAATTTATGTAAAGACTAATTCTAAACAAGCCGGATCGACGAGAGCTTATGTTACTAAGACAGCGGTTTCCGACACGAGAAACCCTGTATATTTTAAGTACAGGGTTTTTGTCAAAGTAACCAGCGCAGGTCTTGATTATTATTTTTCCACTCCTTGGAGTAGTGATTCAGTTCTTAATGAAGCATCTCTGATTGAGGAGGATTATGCATCCTACCATGACGGTCGTAAATTCTTATCCAATAAGACAGCCTTTGACTTAGTTAATCCTTATATCACGATCCCTGCAAATCAAATCACAAGTCGGATCTATTCGGTCGAATATGTTAAAACCGATGATAGAGATATCGAACTGACGATTAGTGCTGATGGTAACAACCCTGTTTTAGCTAAGACGGATTCTGATACAGGCATACTAAATCTACCAGCAGATTTTATTACAAAGACCCTTAACATTGATCAGCCGGTTGACATCCAGATTGTTGCCGTTAAAGATGCAACACAAATTGTTGTTCAGACTATCACAAGTTATGTAAATAACAGCGAGGGGTCTAAGGTCGTAACAACCTTATCAGTGAGCAACTTTACTCAGTCAGTAGATTCAAGCTATGAACTACGAGTGGTTAGCCTTAATAACTTAGTTGATGTTCGTCTGGTCAAGAATATCAATATTGTTAACGGTAATGGTGAGAATCAGACAAGCTATAATAACATTCTTATTGGTGGCTATAAAGTAGTCATCTTGACTAATTATGTAGAGCATGTCTTCCTGCCAACTTACTCTCTAAGCCTTAATGATAAACGACAAATCAAAGTCTTAAACTCTGTTGAAAACAGTAGTATAGAGAGTTGGTATCCTAGGATACGCTCAGGACGGTTCGAGAGAACGGTCATCGAAAATGGGATTTATACAATCTATATGTATTCGATTCCGGAATACTTCAGACAATCATTCAGTGAGACTTATGGTATGCCGTATCGAGAGGTAGTTAGTGAAGTACCAGTGATTACCGGCGACCGAACAATTAAGTTACGATATGCTCCACTTTACGTCAAGGTTGATGAAAATCATATCCCTATTAACCTAGAGGTTAAAGTGAATAGCGCACTGATGCCAATAAGTAACTGGAACTTAGCGAATGGATCAATTGAGCTTATGGCTTCAGTAAGATCCAGTGATCGTATCACTGTAAATTATGTCTATGAAGAGAACAATTATACGTATCGAGGCTTTTGGGATGAAATTAATCAACACTTCTGGAGTCTTGATTTAAATCCTGGGCATGGCCACTATATCACAACGTACGATAGCGAGACCCGTGAATTTAGAACACAGTCTAGCTTTCTTCTTATTAATCAAATTATTTACATCTATCTAAGACCGTCTGCACGGCTCCTTGAAAATACAACTAAGGGTCTTGATATCATCTATGGTTCCTTTAATAAGAATCCACTCTTCCACAGTTTTGTAGAACTCGATGAGCCTAATCTATTACTTATAGGTAAGATTCATGTTCGTCCAAATTCTATTTATGATAGTATCAAGGTCACCGATACGCGAAGTCGCGGCGGCGGACTTAAAGAAGAGATTGGAGACGTTCTCATTAAGAAGTTCAATGTCCAAGCAAACTTCTATTGGGATATATCTTTCTGGGACGGAGAGCCTTACCCTGAGAATGCCGTCTTAATTATTAAGCTACCCAGATCTATCTTAATTGACTTTGGTGGGCGCTTTGCAAAGCAAGAAATTGAGGCAGCCGTTGAGAAATACATCGCCTATGGTACATTCTATATTATTGAATACTTAAATGAACCCGATGAACTTATTGGAATACCTAAGAATCTATACGCTACAGCCGTTGAAGTGGATGAAATAATCAATAAAGATGTACCGATACCAGATTTTAAATTAGAAGTTGAGGTGATATAATAGTGGCAAACCGTAATAAGGTTTTAGTAGATTACAATGACTATTTTGAATCCTTGGTTTACGCTATTTATCGCCAAGATGATAACGATGAGATGATACTTATCGCTGAGATGGATGAGTCTCTCGTAGAGAAAGTGGTATCTCAGACTAAGAATGACATCTTAGTTCAAGACTTTCAGGTTTCTATGTTATTTACAGTAGATAGAATCTACTTACTCGATCCGCCTCCTAAAGTCTATGTTGACGATGTCTTAATTGATAACTTAAACATCAGCTTTATGCCTCTGGAAAAGAGTATCATGTTTTCCGGCATTCCTATTTACGTTAATACGACTCAGGTTATTAAGATGGATTACAGCCATACAAGCTATAAGTTTATTGATGATGCTTTATATCAAGAGGGTATTACATACTTAGGACCTACGGTCACCGCAGCACCTAAACCAGTAATTAATCGTGTTGACATACGAGAGGACTTAAGTGCTAAGATTATTGATGATACGGATTTATTCTCGGTAGGCTATACGTATCAGATAAAGGCTATCAATACTCTAAATGATCAAGCCTTTAGTCATAAACATGAAATCCATTTAACCTTTGATCCAGTCAAATGGATCTTAGAAGGAACCATGGATGACATCGTCTGGACGACTCGGCTAATCGTTACGGATCCTGAGTTATTAATCGATCCAATACCGACTGGAGATAAACCCTGTTTCACTGAAGAGATCCAGGTTATACCCACGACATCGACAACGGCTGATCTTGTAATACCAAACCCTTGGTACGCAGCAACACCAAACCGTAGAGTTTACAGTTACCGATTAATTCTAGAGGACTCGGCGGGTGCCGTCTCTGTTCCATCAGATCCTACAAACCGTCTGATCAATACGATTTATATCGAAAACAAAAGCTTAAAGGTTAGACGCTATGTTAACGTTAGTGAGGCTTCTAGTTATGATGGTCTTGATGCAGTCGATGTTCATACGATCACGATAGATGATGTCGACGTCTTAGCTCCTCATATAACCTTAGTTGATGATCACTTAAGCCCTAACACTGATTTTGGCTGGACTTTCTTTTTGACAGATATTAAAGACGTCATATCGGACGGAGTCTTTGTTCAGGCTGCTACCGGAGGTGATACGGCGTGAAACTACATCGCATACGACTAACCTTCAATCGCAACTTAGATAGTCAAACGACACGTTATAGAATCTATCGAGCAGATCATACCGACGTACAACGTACGGATGTTATGATTATGGAGGTCGCTCAAATTCGTGAGATCAATCCTATTGAAGTCATTAATGAGAAGTTGACTATGATCACACAGTCAATCTACGCTTTTAAATACGAGCAGATTTATATGGATGAATCACATCCTGTGATTATCTATTTCGACGGTCGAGATGCTATGTATGAGACCGGCTACATGATTGACTTTGAATTAGGCCAGATCCAATTTGATGAACCCACGAACAAACTTGTTACAGCAGATTATTACTTTGACGGTATCGAAGTCTTAGATGATGATCGCGATCAGGCTGGTGTTAAATATATAGGACCCATTGCTAAGGATTATTCCATACCAGATCCCCCTTGGGATGTGGCCTTAACGGTTGAAGATAGTATTGTCCTTACGTATAAGCCTGGAGCGCTCTTTGGCAGGAACTATTATTATAAAGCAGTAGCACTTGACGACGTTGGGCACTTTAGTAATCTAAGCACCGAGGCATCCGTTTATATCATGACAGGACTTCCTAAGTATCCTTATATTATTGAGAGTAGTAAAGATCATGGTACTTCATGGATAATGTCTGGGAGAACTAGTGAATTGAAATATACAGAGTATGGACTAGACCGTGTGCCTCCAGACAATATTGCAAACTTTAATTCCGTCGTTGAATTAAAGCATAACCTTTCAACAGCGAATGTTAAATTAACCTGGGATCAAGTAACGGATTCTCATCCAGGCGTTGAAAGTCCAATGTATCGAGTACGCATGGCGACAGAGTCAGGCGCTATATCCTTGCCTAGCGTTATGGTAGGTCCAGTCTTTGTTAAAACTGAGATTGACAAAATTGTTGTGCGCCGTAGATTCTATGATGGATCAATACCAAGCTTTGATGGTACGGACTCAGAAACGATCATAGTTCTTAACTCATTATCTACAACCTATACCGATATCGTTACTGACAATTCTGAGTATATCTATTCTATCTTCGCAGTAGACAGAGCAGGCAATATCAGTACAGGAACAACCCTACGCGTTGACGTTGGAGACGCTACAGCTCCTTACACTCCGGACATAATCCTTAGTCCGGTCGACTTAATCTTTTAAGAGGTGTTTAATATGGCGCTAGATAACGAACGCTTTAAGCGATTCGAACGACACATCGATAATGTCAACGAGGTCATCTCGGCGGAAGATGTTAATGCCTTGGGCGAGATGCTTGAACAAGAGGAGAAGCAGCGATTTGCACTACAAGATAGTGACTTCTCTAGTAAGGCGCTCTTCACAATGCAAAATCACGTTGAGGCCAATTCACTATGGTTGGATGAATTCGCTGACAACTCAAAACTTGATACGGTTAAAACGGAACTCTATCTTAGTCCTGAGGATTCTTCAATAACCTTTAATCTGACGGACATAGAAGTAACTGCCTGGGTTTATTCTAAGCCCTATAATATTAGAGACGGCGCTAACGTACAGAAGTTTATGTTAATGGTTAATGAATACAAGCCCACTGGATCTCAGATTGTTTACGACATTAGTAATAACAATGTCAATTGGTATCCAATCAATGCGAACGAAGGAACCTTAATGACGGTTCCCGTAGGCGGCACTAAGATTTGTATTCGTGCTCGAATGACACGACAGAAAAGCACAATCTTCCCAAGGATCGATGCGTGGGGTGTAATCTTTGTTAACCCTAGGGCTAATCAAATTGACATTGATCCAGGCGACGATCCTGTTGATCCTGGCGTAACACCTACGGTTACCGTACATCATCAAGATCTCTTAGATATTAAGCCGGATGACCATCACTCTATGGCTCATAAGCATAATGGTAACGACGGCTCTGGTACAGTGTCTCATAAGTCCTTGACCGATATAGGACAAGATGATCACCATAGTATGATCCATCATCACGGTGGACTTGAGGGCTACAATGAAAAGATTGATTTGGCCACGGAGGTTAAGGGTAATTTAGGTATCGAGAATATGCCCTTAAGTCTTATCTTTGGTATTCCCGGCTTAAATGAACTTGATTATAATAATGCTGGTAGAGTCATTGGCGTTAGAGGGCCCGAGGAAGATATCTATTTAGTTTACGATATCGCTGGCAATCTAGATCAAGCCGTTACGATTAAACTAGGGATCGCTTCGATTGAAACCTTAATCAGAACAGAAGGCAGATTGACCGGCATTGATAAGAGAATTAAAGATGCCGTTGAAGCTGAAGTTCAAGAAATTATATCAAGATCAAGGAGCTGATCATAATGAGTGTCGTTTCACAAAAGGAAGATGGAACCTTTGTTAA